GTTGGCTAGTTTTTCCTACTGCTTTAGCTAATTCCATTTGAGATATACCTTCTTCACCTGCTTTTTCAACTACATCTAACATATCACCTTTCCACGTTCCACTATATAATTTTTTGCTTCTAGATTCATTTCAGAATATGATTGGATATTTTATGTTACACCTTCAGGAGTAGATATAGAAGATAATTCAGTTCGTACTACTGATTCATCTTATAGAAATCAAATCGATCAAACCATTAAATATTTATGTTCTACTAACTTAGATAAAATTAAAAATTTTGGTATAATTAGTGGTTCTAATGAAGATAGAATAAAACAAATAAAATCTTATTTGAATCTATAATATTTATAATAAAAACTTGCTTAAATGAAACGTAACGAACTCCATAATTTTATTAAAGAAGAAATTATTAATATATTATCTGAAGATGCATCAGCAGATAAAGCAGCTCAAGATGCTAAAAAAGTAGCTATAGATAAAGAAATAGTAGCTTTACAAAAGAAAAAATCAGAAGTAGCTAAATCCCCATCTTCATTAGAAGAAGATAATGTAAATGAAATGGCTCGTACTCCCAATAATGTAAAAGTAGGAGATCCAGCTAAAATGGCTATTGCTAAAAAATTATATAGTGGAACGTGGAAAGGTGATATGTTAGATGTAGTTGAAAAAGCAGGTGAAGAAGGTATATCTCAAATGGAATTAGCTAAAGCAGTAGGAAAAACTAGCCAACCAGCAATTAACCCATCTGTTAATGAATTTTTAAAAATTGGAGCATTTGCTTTATCTAAAACAACTACTCCTAAAGTAGCCGATAAAGAAGAAACTCCAATAGAAGAACCAGAAAATGATATTGAAGAACCAACATTAGATACTTCTAAAGAAGATGATGAAGATGTTGAAGTAAAAGATGACTGGGAAAAATCAGAAGATGAAGATGAAACACCTGAAGAACCAAAAGCATCAGATATTAAAGCTGTAGAAAAATCAACTGGTGGAAAAGAATATGCTCAAAAATTATCTCCTGAAGACGAAGAAAAATATTCTAAATTAAGAAAAGGAATTGAATCAAAAGTAAATAAATTAAGAGATATAAGTAAAGCAAAACGTATAGAATCTGATGATTTTAAAGTATTGAAACAAATAATAAACAGAGACGATGTAAAAAAATTATTCAAAGCTAAAGGAATTGATTTGGCAGATATCGTTTCGGATGTAATGGGGTAATAAATGAATTGGTCTGAAAACAAAACAAAATTTTATTTTATTATAATTATTATATTATTTTTGATAATTTTATTTCAAAAATGTGGTGGTGGTAGTATTACTCCATCAGGTAATGATACAATAAGAATTGAATCTGTTACACATGATACTTTTAACCAATTAATTCCTGAATATATTCCTAAATGGAAAACTAAAAAAGAATATATCCATGACACTACCAAAATTATAGATACAGCATATGTTATTGGAGATTATTATTCTACTTATTATTATGAAGATTCTATAAAAGGAGATTCCTTAAAACTATACATCAAAGATTCAATATCTGAAAATAAAATTAAATCTCGCTCAATAAAATATCAATTTATTCTCCCAACAGTGAATATAACAAATACTGTGGTAAAAAATAAAGTAGAATTTTATGCCGGAGTAGGTTTAGTAGGTGGAAAAAATGGAATAAATTATTTTGGCCCTGAATTACTTCTTAGAACTAAAAAACACCAATCATACGGATTAGGTATAGGGATAGATGGTAACTTACAACCTAATTTAAGTCTTAGAACTTATTGGAAATTAGGAAAAAAATAATATGGTAGGGATTTATAAAATAGTTAATTCTAAAGGAAAAATATATATAGGACAAAGTATTAATATATCTAGAAGATTCAATGAATATAAAAGATTAAATTGTAAAAAACAACCAAAATTGTATAATTCATTAATTAAATATGGTTTTGAAAATCATATTTTTGAAATATTAGAAGAATGTTCTTTAGAACAATTAAATGAAAGAGAAATATATTATAAAATATATTTTAATTCAATAAATGAAGGTTTAAATTGTGAATTATATGATAATGGAATAGGACCTAGAAATAAAAAAATAAGAGATAAAATTTCAAAATCTCAAATGGGAAATATTTATAATTTAGGTAAAAAAAGAACTCAAATTACCAAAAATAAACAATCTGAAATAGCAAAATCCCAAAAGTGGAGAAAAAATATTGGATTAAAACAAAAAAATATAAAAAAACATTCTCAAGAACACATTAATAAAATGTGTAAAAAAATTATAGATAATAATACAAATAAAATATACAATAGTTGTAGTGAAGCTAGTCATTATTTAATGATTTCTCCTTCAATAATAACTAATTCTCTTCAAAAAAGATATAAAGTATCCAAATGGAATTTTTCATATTATGAGTAATAATCAAGACTTAAAACAAATAATAAGAGATGAATATATCCTTTGTGCAAAAGATCCAGCGCACTTTATGCGTAAATACTGTAATATACAACACCCCCAAAGAGGTAGAGTAATATTTAATTTATATCCATTTCAAGCAACAGTATTAAATTTATGGAAAGAAAATCCATATTCTATTGTATTAAAATCCCGCCAATTAGGTATTTCCACATTAGCCGCAGGTTATTCCCTATGGTTAATGATTTTTCATAAAGACAAAAATGTTCTTTGTTTAGCTACAAAACAAGAAACAGCCAAAAACATGGTAACCAAGGTAAAATTCATGTATGAAAATTTACCATCATGGTTAAAAGTACCAGCTGACGAAAATAACAAATTAACTCTAAGATTAAGTAATGGTTCTCAAATCAAAGCTGTTTCAGCTGCTGGTGATGCAGGTCGTTCAGAAGCTGTATCTTTATTAATAGTGGATGAGGCTGCATTTATTGAAAATATAGGTGAAATATGGGCTTCAGCTCAACAAACATTAGCAACTGGAGGGGGTGCTATAGTATTATCAACTCCATTTGGTACAGGTAATTGGTTCCATCAAACCTGGGTAAAAGCAGAAGCTCAAGAAAACGATTTCTTACCTATAAAATTACCTTGGTATGTTCATCCTGAAAGAGATGAAGCTTGGAGAAAAAGACAAGATGAATTATTAGGAGACCCAAGATTAGCATCTCAAGAATGTGATTGTGACTTTACCACTTCTGGTGAGGTAGTTTATTATCCTGAACATTTAGAATATTATTTATCTACATATGTGTCTGAACCTATGGAAAGAAGAGGAGTAGATAAAAATTTATGGATATGGGAAGCAGCAGATTATACTAAAAATTATATGGTAGTTGCCGATGTTGCTAGAGGAGACGGAAAAGATTATTCAGCATTTCATGTATTTGATTTAGAAACAAACACACAAGTAGCTGAATATAAAGGACAAATACCCCCAAAGGAATTTGGTTATTTATTATGTGGTATAGCTACAGAATATAATGAAGCAATGTTGGTAGTTGAAAATGCAACTATTGGATGGTCTACACTTGATGCCATTATAGAAAGAAACTATAGAAATTTATATTATTCACCTAAGAGTGACAACCTAACCTCAGATTCGTACTTTAGCCAATATGAAGATATATCTAAAATGACTCCTGGTTTTACAATGTCTTTAAGAACTAGACCATTAGTAATTAATAAAGGAAGAGAATATTTAGGTGATCATAGCGTTATTATCCGTTCAAAACGTTTGATAGAAGAGATGAAAATTTTCATATGGAAGAATGGAAGAGCAGAAGCTCAATCAGGATATAACGATGATTTAGTTATGTCTTACAATACTGCAATGTATGTGAGGGACACAGCTTTAAAAAATAAACAACAAGGAATAGAATTAACTAAAGCAGTTTTAAATAATATTTCAAAACCAACACCATATCAAGGAGCATATTTCGCATCTGGAAGAGATAACCCATATTCTATGAATACAGGTAATAATAATTCCGAAGATATTAGATGGTTAATTTAACAAAACAACAAAATGGCAGATACAAGTGTATTTATTAGATTAAAAAGATTATTTTCTACTGATGTGATTATTCGTAATCAAGGAGGAAATCAAATCAAAGTAATGGATGTTGATTCTATCCAAAGAAGTGGTAAATATGAAACCAATTCTTTAATAGATAGATATAGTAGAATTTACTCATCTAATGCAACTTCATTATTTGGACAACAATTAAATCTAAATTATCAATATTTAAGACCCCAACTATATTCAGATTATGATGTGATGGATACAGATGCTATTGTAGCATCAGTTTTAGACATAGTTTCAGATGAATGTTCATTGAAAAATGAAATGGGAGAAGTATTACAGATTAGAAGTTCAGATGAAGATGTACAAAAAATATTATATAATTTATTTTATGATGTTTTAAATATTGAATTTAATCTTTGGTCATGGGTTAGACAAATGTGTAAATATGGAGATTTTTTCCTAAAACTAGATATCTCAGAACAGTTTGGAGTATATAATGTAATTCCTTATACAGCATATCATATTATGCGTCAAGAAGGATATGATCCAAAAGCCCCATCATCAGTAAGATTCCAATTTAGCCCAGATGGATATACTGGAGGTGGAACAGGATATGTAGTTCCTAATCAAAACAATGCAAACACAGGAATATTTTTTGAAAATTATGAGATGGCTCATTTTAGATTATTAACAGATGTTAATTATCTTCCTTATGGTCGTTCATATATAGAACCAGCTCGTAAATTATTTAAACAATATACGTTAATGGAAGATGCTATGTTAATACATAGAATATCTAGAGCCCCAGAAAAACGTGTATTCTATATAAATGTAGGTGCTATTCCACCAAATGAAGTGGAAAGCTTTATGCAAAAAACAATTGCAACTATGAAAAAAACACCGTATATAGATCAAACCACAGGTGAATATAATCTTAAATATAATATGCAAAACATGTTAGAAGATTTTTATATCCCAGTTCGTGGTAATGATACTACAACTAAAATTGATACTACTAAAGGTTTAGATTATGATGGGATTAAAGATGTTGAATATTTAAGAGATAAATTATTCGCAGCCCTTAAAGTACCTAAAGCATTTATGGGTTATGAAAAAGATTTAACTGGTAAAGCTACATTAGCAGCAGAAGATATTCGTTTTGCTCGTACAATAGATAGAATCCAAAGAATTATCCTCTCAGAATTATATAAAATAGCTTTAGTTCATTTATATACTCAAGGATATAGAGGAGAAACATTAACTAATTTTGAAATATCATTAACTACCCCATCAATTATATATGATCAAGAACGCATATTGTTGATGAAAGAAAAAGTAGAATTAGCTAAAACCATTATGGAAGCTCAATTATTACCAACAGATTGGATTTACCACAATATATTCCACTTTAGTGAAGATCAATTTGATGAATACAGAGATCTTATTTTACAAGATGCTAAACGTAGATTCAGATTAGCTCAGGTTACTGAAGAAGGAAATGACCCTCAAGAAACAGGAAAATCATATGGAACACCTCACGATTTAGCTGCTTTATATGGTAAAGGAAGAACAATATCTGACCCAGCAAATACACCAACAGGATATAATAGTGATTTAGACCTAGGTCGTCCAGTAACAAAGTCATCTAATATAGATACTCAACAAGATCCTTTAGGAAGAGATAGACTAGGTAAAAAAGTAATGAAACATGATGATCAACCAGATTATAATTCAAGATCACTTAATGAAAATACTCAAAATGTATATTTAAAAAACAAACAATTTCTTAATGAAATTGAAAAAAAATTAGTATATCAAACTGATAAGTCAAAAGAATCATTACTTGATGAGACTAAATTGCGAGATTAAAATTTCCTTATATATTTATAACAAAAATACAAACTTAGATGTTGATTAAACATTCAAAATTTAAAAACACTGGTATATTATTTGAACTTTTAGTAAGACAAATAACCACAGATACTTTATCCGGTAAAACTTCTGAAGCAACTAATATTCTAAAAAAATATTTTAGTAAAACAGAATTAGGTCGTGAATATAAATTATATGAAAGTTTATTAAAAAGAACTAACCTTACAGAAGGTAAAGCTGAATTAGTAATCAATGCTGTACTAGAAAGTGCTAGACAACTAAATCGCTCATTACTTAAAAGACAAAAATATAATTTAATTAATGAAATAAAAAATCATTATAATTTAGAGGAATTTTTCAAAACCAAACTCCCTCAATATAAATACCAAGCTTCAATATATACTTTAATTGAATCTTATAGTAATGATAAAAAACTTATCCACGAACAAATCATTAATAATAAATTAGTCTTATTAGAATACTTAACTTCTAATACAACTAAACCCTCATTATCAGAAAACTCAATCTCAGAATTTTCCAAACATGATAAAGATACTCGTTTTTTAGCTTATAAAATATTATTAGAAAAATTTAATTCAAAATACGCTGAGTTCAGTTCTAATAAAAAATTAATTCTAAAAGAATATATAAACATTGCTGATAATGTAGTTAGATTGAAAGAATTTTATAATGGTAAAATTGTTGAATTTAAGAAAGAAATTACTTCATTAAATAATAAAACATCCAACCCAGTTACTAAAATTAAAATAAATGAGATTACTAATTTTTTAGTTGAATTGGATAAAAACGATAAAATAACTAATGAACATATAGTAAATTTACTACAGTATTGTGATTTAGTAGAAGAATTAACTAAAATGAATAATGGAAAGTAAAACTAATAGTGGAGGGTTTGATACTAAACAATCTGGGGTAAATCCTGAAACAGGAGAAATCACATGGGATGTTTCATATAAGGCTAATTATTCATTATTATATAAAATGTTTAAAAATCTTAACAAGACATTTAAGGATTTTATAACAGATGAAGAAATAAGAAAAGATCCCAAATTCAAAGAAATACATAAAGGATTTACTTATTTATGGAATCAATTCAAATCTCATTTACGAGCAAATTATCCAAAACAATATAAACAACTTCAATTGATGAATGAGAATGAGATTAAAGAACTCATTAAAAATCATTTAAAAGAAGAAAGCTCAACAGGAGCTGGTGGTGAAGCAGGTCACTTTGAACCAGGAGAAGGAGCCCAATACGCAACTCCAAATGCATATAATCCTGATAAATCAGCTGAAGGAGCTCAAAATGTTTATTATTATAAATTAGGATGGAAAGCTGTTAATAAAAATAAACTTAGAAAATCAGCAAAAGGAATAGAAGTAAAAGATTTATGGACTGAGAATCAAGATTCACAATCATATGTTGATTCATTAAATCTACAAGACCCAGCATTAAAACAATTTGTTAATACTAGAATAACTGATTTTGATAAAATTGAAGATAAATTAAATACATTATTACCATTGTTGAAAAAAGCAAAAACAGAAACAATGGATTATTACAAAACCAACCCCAATTTTGAAGTTAAGTTTGGTACAGATTTAGCCTCAGATTATTTAGACGATTTAATAACATTATTTAAAGATAAAACTATAAATGAAAACCCTACAGGAACACTATAATTCAATTCAAAATGGTAAAGGAAATAAATCACAATTCCTAAAACAAGCCCGTCAATTGTTTCCTCAACACATTACTCAATATTTAGACTTTGATACTTCAGTAAGAGTATTAAAATCTAAACAAATTATTAATGAAGCAGTAGGTGGTGTTGTTTCTAAAGGATTTGACATTTGGGATTGGAAAAAGATTTTAAATGAAGAAGTTAAAGCTGAAGAAAAAGAAACATCTAAAGAAGTTAAAGACGCTAACAAAAATGCCTTCCAACCATCAGACATGAAAAATGCTGATAATATTAATTTCAATGAAATTATGAAAGGTTTTTATGCTGAATTAAAAGATGAAAAAAATCATGATAAAACAGCAGAAGAAATTAAAGCTATAGTTGTTAAAAATTTAGCTAAAGATCCTTTATATTATACTAAAGATGGGGAATTTGGGACTAAAGGTGTAGGATACACAACTGAAGCTCCAGGTTTGGGTGAACCAAAACCAGCTAAAGGTCCTCATAAATCAAGTGGATATGGTGATTTGGATACTGATAAAAAAGTTGAAAAGGTAAAAGCCAATGTTCAAGATTCATTGGGTGAAAAAGAAGCTAAAACTTCTAATCCATCTAAAGTAAAAGAAATGGATGTAACACCTCAAAATTCACCTGGTGTTAAAAAAATGAAAATGCCTGGTGCTGAGAAAAAAATTAAATTACAAGAAGGCTTTAAAGCGTCACAATATGATAATATGTCTGATAAGGACCTTATCAATTGGGCTAAAGAAGATGGAATGGAAGATTTTATTGAATATAATGAAGTTGGAGAACTTAATCGTGAAGGATTACTAAAATATCTTTTAGGAAAAGAAATAGACCCAGAAGATTTAGGTGACTTTGATTATGATACAAGAAAAGATGAAATAGAATGGTTTTATGATGATCTAGATCCAGCAGGAGGAAGAGGTTTATCTAGTCATTTAGAAGAAGCTATTAATAAAAAATACACCCACTTTGCTGTTCGTAAATCAGATAATGCAATTGTAAATGGTTGGGAATATAAAAATTTAGATAATGAAAGTATCAAAGAATACTCTAAAATGGATCTTAAAGACCAATTCCCAGAATCAAAACCATCTGAATTTACCATTATTACTAAAGCAGCTATAGAAAGAAAAGGAATTGATCCATTCGATACTAAAAATTGGTATAAAGAAGGGATTGCTGAAAATGATATTTATAATGTAGCAGGTAATCCTGATGAAGAAGCAAATTATAAAAAATCCCGCATAACTATCTTAGATCCAATTACAGCTCAAATAGCAGATTTAGAACAAGAATTAATTAGTACAATTGATCCTGAACGTAAAGCTGAACTTGAAATGAAAATTAAAGAATTACAAGCTGGATTACAAGAAGAAAAAGTTCGTAATATAATAAAAGAAATTATCCAAGAAGAATTAAATAAAAGATAATATGAGACCATTACTTATAGAAACAACCCCATTTAACATCTCTCCAAAAATGTTAAATGAATCTCGTGATAGAGTATCTGGCAATCCAATAGTTGAAGGTATTTTAGCTACTTGTGAAATTAAAAATGGTAATGGGAGATATTATTCTAAAGAATTATGGGAAAGAGAAATAGATAAATACTTAAAATTAGTTAATGAAAATAGAGCATTAGGAGAACTTGACCATCCAGATTCACAAGTAATTAATTTAAAAAACGTATCTCATAATATCAAAAAACTTTGGTGGGATGGTGATAATGTAATTGGAGCGATAGAAATATTACCAACTCCATCAGGAAATATACTAAAATCATTAATTGAAAACAATATTAAAGTAGGTGTTTCATCTAGAGGAATGGGGAGTTTAAAACAAGTAGGAGAAATATTAGAAGTACAAGATGATTTTGAATTATTATGTTGGGATTTTGTTTCAACACCTTCAAATCCAGGCTCATATATGGCTCCAATACATGAAGGACTAAATCCAACAATAAATCCATATGAAAAAATAAATAATATAGTAACAGAAATATTATGTGCTAATGGATCTTGTCCAATAATGTAATACCCCTTTTAATATAGAATATTAAAATCGAAGCGCTTCAAAAAGAAGTGCTTTTCTTTTACCAACTTTTCGACTTTAAATATTTATAATAAAAAATGAAAATTTGTAGTAAATGTAAAATAGAAAAGGATATAAAATATTTTAATAAAGATAAAAAAAGTAAAGATGGTTGTACATATTGGTGTAAAGAATGTTTATATGGTAATAATAATATTTGGGTAAAATCTAATTCTGAATATCATAAGAATTGGTATAAATTAAATCCTGATTATTATAAAGAAAAGTATTTAATACACAAATTATTCCAACCCAAATTTACCCCTAAAACAAAAGATCAAAAACGAGAATATATTAGAAATTATCAAAAAAATAAAAAATTAATAGATCCATTATATAATTTTTCAACAAATCTTAGAGTAAGAATTAATCATGCTTTTAGAAGAACAAAATGGAAAAAAGAAGGTAAAACAGAAAAATTATTAGGATGTAATTTTGAATTTGGGATTAAACATATTGAAAATTTATTTACTGAAGGTATGAATTGGGGAAATTATGGTAAGTGGCATATTGACCATATAATTCCATTATCAAGTGCTAAAAATGAAGAAGAATTAACCAAATTATGTCATTATACTAATTTACAACCATTGTGGGCTTCAGATAATATAATAAAAGGAAAAAAATTTTTTTAATTTTTCAATTTTTGAATATTTTTTACATATGTATATCGGAATGTGCCCAAAAATATGAGGCATTCTACCGCAATAAATTTATTACACTTTGAAGATCCCTTCGTATTGAGTGTATTTCCAATTAAAAAATTAAGGAAAAAATGAAAACAAACAGAGATTTGCTAAGCGAATCAATCGCAGATGCTAAGACTGTAAAAGAAACAGCTTTAGCTAACGCAAAACTTGCTTTGGAAGAACAATTTGCTCCCTACCTAAAAGAAAAATTATTCGCTAAACTTGCAGAAATGGAAGAAGAAGAAGAAAAAGGAGAGGTAAATGAGGAAATGAACGAAGAAGCAGAAGAAGTTTCTTTAGATGAACTTTTAGCTGAACTTGAAGAAGGTGAAACTGAAATCAACGAAGCAGAAAAAGAAGAAACTGAAGAAGAAGAATTTGATGTTGCAGAAATGGACGAAGAAGAACTTAAAGCTACTATTGAAGATGTAATTAAAGACATGATAGCAGCAGGAGAACTTGAAGCCGGAGATGAAGCAACAGAAGATGAAGAAGTAGAAGGTGAAGAAGAAGTAGAAGGTGAAGAAACAGAAGAAGAAGAAGAAGATATTAATATCGAAGAACTTTTATCTGAAACTGAAGATGAAACACCAATTGAAGAAGCAACTATTGAAGAAGGTAAAGGATTAGGTATTTTAAAAGGAATTGGAAGTATGTTCAATCCATTTAAACAACCTGCAGAATTTGTTAAGGAAATGGAGAAAAAATTAAAAGAAACTCCTGAATTAAAGAATGATGCTGAATTTATGGCTCAATATAAGCTTTTAAAAAGTGTTGCAGGTGTTTCTAGTGCTGCTGGTTCGTTTACTAGTGGTGGTGGAGCAGGAGAAAAACAATCACGTCTTGAAGAAGCTGATAAAGAAAAAGAATTAGAAGAACAATTAAATCTAGTTAAAACTCTTAGATCAGAACTTACTGAGACTAATTTGTTAAATGCAAAACTTCTTTACACTAACAAAATCTTCCGTAGTAAAACGTTAACAGAAGCTCAAAAAGTTAAAGTGTTAACGGCATTTGATAAAGCAACATCTAAGAAAGAAGTTGAATTAGTTTATGAAACTTTACAAGAAAGCTTTAAAGTATCTACTTTAACAAAAGCTCCAATTAAAGAATCATTAAGTTCAGCATCAAAAGCATTAGGTACAGCTAAATCAGCTCCTATTATTGAAAATGATGTTTTCTCACGTATGAGAGAATTAGCTTTTGGTAATAAAAAATAATTAAAATAAATTAACTTAAAAAACAAACAATTAATTAAACATGAATTCAATTCAATCATTATTGGAATCAGCTAATCCATGGAAATCACTTCAAAGTGATGCTTCTAAACTAGCTACCAAATGGTCTAAAACAGGTCTTTTGGAAGGATTTGGTTCAGATACTGAGCGTAACAATATGGCTCTTATTCTTGAAAACCAAGCAAAACAATTAGTAGTAGAAACTAGTCAAACTGGTGCTGGTTCATCAGCAGGTTCATTTACAGTAGGTCAATCTGAAAATTGGGCTGGAATTGCATTACCTTTAGTACGTAAAGTATTTGGTCAAATTGCAGCTAAAGAATTTATCTCAGTTCAACCAATGAACTTACCTTCAGGTCTTGTGTTTTTCTTAGATTTCCAATATGGAACTAATGTTAACCCATTCTCTTCAGGTAATTCTTTATATGGTGATCGTAGTGCAAATGGTCGTTTCCCATTCCAAACAACTGATACAAAAGGTGGTTTATATGGTGCAGGACGTTTTGCATATTCTACTAACCAAACATCATCAACAGTTAGTGCTACAGTTGCAACAGCTTCTTGGGCTAGTGTGATGTATGATTCAGCTTTATCAGCTTCTGCTGCTAGAAATGAAATTAAATCATTCACAGTTTCAACAGGTAGTATTCCTAACTTTGATATCGAAGGTATCCGTGCATTCGTATTAACTTCTGGTTCTGCTGCTACAGTAGCTAAATCATTACCTGCATTTACATCATTTGATGGTGCGGCAAGTATTATTTTCTACTTCACAGCTTCAACTGCTGAAACTAATGGAACAGGAACTTCTGCAGGAAGTACACTTTATTACAACAAAGCTACTGCTGATAACAACCGTGGTGATTTTGAAGATACATCAGCTCCTTCATTCTCAGTACCGAATGCTCAAAGTGCAAGCACAATTGTAATTCCAGAAATCAACATCAAGATGCAATCTCAAGCTATCACTGCTAAAACTAAAAAATTAAAAGCAGTATGGACTCCTGAATTTGCTCAAGATTTAAATGCTTACCAAAACATTGATGCTGAAGCGGAATTAACTAACATCATGAGTGAATACATTTCAATGGAAATTGATTTGGAAATCTTAGATATGTTAATTGAAGATGCTGATGCAGCAACTGAATATTGGTCAGTAGTTAACAATACTACTTTAAATGCAGGTGGTACAGATTTCACAGCAAGTTTAGGTTACTACAACACTCAAGGTGGTTGGTTCCAAACACTTGGTACTAAAATGCAAAAAGTAAGTAACAAGATTCACCAATTAACTTTAAGAGGTGGTGCTAATTTCTTAGTATGTTCTCCAACAGTAGCAACAGTTTTAGAATCAATCCCAGGATTTGCTTCTAACTCTAATGGTGATGCTGCTAACATGGAATATGCAATGGGTGTTCAAAAAGTAGGTCAAATCAACAACCGTTACACAGTTTATAAGAACCCATATATGACTGAAAACGTAATCTTGATGGGATTCAGAGGTAAACAATTCCTTGAATCAGGTGCTGTTTTTGCTCCATATATTCCATTGATCATGACACCACTTGTGTACGATCCAACAACTTTCACTCCACGTAAAGGTTTAATGACTCGTTACGCTAAGAAAATGTTAAGACCAGAATTTTATGGTAAGATTTATGTTAGTGGTTTAACAACTCTATAATAAATTAACATAATAGTGTTAAAAGATAAGGCCGAGCTCAGCTCGGCTTTTCTTTTTCTTATATATTTTCAAAAATCCCTTGGAAATACAATATACTTATTATATATTAAATAAAAAATTAATATTATTAACAAAATGAAAGAAACACCATCTCAACTTAACATACCTAGTTATGTAATGAATTTCCCATTCACTCTATCTGCTGCTAACCCAAATAATGTATGGATGGAAGAATTAAAACCAGAAGAGTTAGAAATTAATAAACCTAAAGCATATAAACAATTTATGGATTTATATACTTTTATGGCTGGACAAGGATTAGTTTATATTTTACCTAGTAAAGGTGATTTTCAAGATCAAGTTTATGTTGCCAATTTAGGTTTACATTTACCTCATATTAAAGATCGTAATGTAATGTTATTATCTAATTATACATCTGAACCAAGACGCGGTGAAGAATGGGTTGGAAAAGAATTTTATGATATGATGGGATATGAAACATTTATTTGCCCATATAAATGGGAAGGAGAAGCAGATCTTAAATATTTAAAAGATAACATTTATATTGGAGGATATGGTCAACGCTCAACTCTAGAAGCATATGAATGGATGGAGAAAAATTTTGATATGAAAATTATCAAATTAGAAATGGTTGAACCATATTTATATCATTTAGATTGTTCTATATTTCCTGTAACAAATGATAAAACAATGGTATGTACTTCTTTATATAATGAAAATGAATTAAAAGAACTAAAAAAATATACTAAAATTATAGATATAAATGAAGATGATGCTTTTGGAGGAATCACCAATTCAGTAAGAATGGGTAACATGATTTTATGTTCATCAAATATATCTGAATTATCAAAAGGGGAAGAATTATATGAATTGGAAAAACATAAAATTGACACTTTAGAAAAGATATGTGGAGATGAAGGTATGGAACCAATCATATTCAACTTATCAGAATTTATGAAATCTGGAGCTCTTTTGTCTTGCTGTGTACAACACTTAAATCGTGTTGATATAAACAAAAAACTTATCTAATTTTTAATTTATCTTACATATTTATAACCGTACAGTTAAATATGAAGAATGAAAACAAAAATTTATTTAGTAACTAATATTGATAACAATCCATTTAAAGTTTACATAGGAAAAACTAAAAATTGTAGAAAAAATAATCATGAGTTAACTTATGGAAAACAAATTAATTATGATTATATAGATGAAGTTGATAGTTTAGATTATAAAGATTATGGACCTATAGAATGTTTTTGGATAGAACAATTTAAACAATGGGGATTTGAAGTAATTAATAATAATGAAGGAGGAGGTGGTCCTTCAAAATGGAGTGATGAGTTATTAAATAGTGAAGAGAATAGATTACGAAAAGAAAAAATAAGTAATAATAAAGAAAGAGCTAAAAAAATTAGTAGAGCTACTAAAGGAGTTCCATTAACTGAAGAACGTAAAGCTAAATTAAGAGGACCTAGACCTCATTTAGTAGGTATAAAGAAAAAACCATTAAGTGAAAAAACTAAACAAAAGTTATCTAAGTCATTAAAAGGAAGACCATCTCCAAGAAAAGGAACTGAAGTTGGAGATAAACAAAAACAAGGTATAGTTGAAGCTAATAGTAAACCAATTCTTCAATATGATTTAGAAGATAATTTTATTAAAGAATTTAAATCAAAAGCTGAAGCTAGTAGAGTATTAAATATAAAATTACATTATATTAATAATTGTTTAAAAGAAAAAATAGATAATATAAATGAATTCAAATTTAAATATAAAACAAATGAAAAAAGTATTAATTAAACTAAACCAAATTAGCAAAAATGAGAGAATTTACAAACCTGAAATTCTTGAATCATTTTTAAATAAAGAATATTTTGGAGAAATAAACCATCCTGATAATTCTGTAGTAAATGTAAAAAAAATTTCTCACAAGATAAATAATTTAGAAATTAAAGATAATGAATTATTAGGAGAAGTTGAAATATTAAATACCCCTGAGGGTAATAAATTAAAAGAGATTGGAATTGAAAATGTAGTATTTCGCCCTAGAGGATTTGGAAACATCAATGAAAATAAAGAAGTTGAAAATTACGAATTAATAGCTTTTGATGCTATCCTAAAATATTCAGATCCTTTTTAATATGAGTAAACCACTAGAACAATGGCTTGATGAAGATGTTGCTAAATGCGACAAAATGTCTATTAATAAATTATCACATGAATATTTCTTTAGAGACCCAGCTCGCCCAAATTATATAGACAACGAACATTTTTATTCACCAGCAGATGGGGTAATTTTATATCAAAAATTTGTTCAACCAACTGAGAAGATTGTTGAAATTAAAGGTATAAATTATACTTTACAAGATGTAATGGGGGATAAAGAATATAATAAACCATCTTTAGTTATAGGTATATTTATGTCATTTTATGATGTACATATTAACAGGATTCCTTATGGTGGTGTATTAAAATATAAAAAATTAGAACCAATTGAGTCTACTAATAGACCAATGTTATCAATTGAAAAAGACATTTTAAATGCGGCTATTAATCCTGATAATATGGATTATGTAAAATACAATGAACGCATGTTAAACGATGTTTATGCGACTTCAATCGATTATAAATACCATATAATACAACTTGGAGATGAAGATGTAGATGTTATTGTTCCATTTACAATTAATCAAAATAATTTATTTACTCAAAATCAAAGATTTAGTCTAATAAGATGGGGAAGCCAATGTGAATTAGTTTTACCTTTAGATGATAGATTTGAATTTGATTTATGTCAAAAAGATACTTATCATGTTGAAGCTGGAGTTGATCCTTTAGTAAAGATTAAATTTAAATAAAATATTAATATTTATTAATAAAAATTATATGTCTCAAAATAATAATGAAGATGTTTTCAAAGAAAAAAGAAAACCAAAAGGAGAAATTAATTTTCATATGTCTCTTAACGAAGAACAAAAAGTTGCAAAACAAATAATTTTAGACAATCCTGTTACATTATTAAAAGGAATGGCAGGTTCAGGAAAAACATTATTAGCATGTCAAATAGCTTTAGATTTAGTATTTAAAAGAGAAATGGATAAAATAGTAATTACTCGTCCAACTGTATCTAAAGAAGAAATTGGTTTTTTACCTGGTGATTTAAAAGAAAAAATGGATCCATGGTTAGCCCCTATATATGCTAACTTATATTTACTATATAATAAAGAAAAAATAGATAAAATGGTTCAAGAAAATCAAATTGAAATTGTACCATTTGCATTTATGAGAGGAAGAACGTTTCCTAATAGTTTTATTATAGTTGATGAATGTCAAAATATTACACATACCCAAACTGAAATGATGTTAGGTCGTTTAGGTAGAGGAGGTAAAATGGTATTTTGTGGAGATTTAGCTCAAGTAGATTTAAAAAGCAAAAAAGATTCAGGTATTGGATTCTTCCCTCGTTTAGAAGAAAGAATTAAAGGAGTAAAAATAGTTAATTTAAAGAAAAATCATAGACATGAAATTGTAGAGGATATATTAAAAACATATGAAGAATTTCGAGATTAATCATTGGTTTAATCGTACATTATTAATTCTGCAAAATTAGTAATGTTGAAAGTTATCCTAACCACGGATAACTTTTTTTCTCTCTTATAATATTTATAACAAAATATATTTTATGGCTGCAGGTAGATATTCTTTCGTAATAGAACAAGGTTCAACTTTAAATTTAGAATTACAATATAAAGATGCATCTGGAAATCCCATAGATCTTTCATCATACGGTGGTAGAATGCAAATTCGTCCAACACAACCATCTTCTACAGTATATATTACCTTAAGTAGTTCTCTTCAACCTGATGGAACTGGATTAAATTTTAGTGGTTCAAATAATGCAACCCCTCCTACATCTGGTTCTATAGGAATATTCATTTCAGCTATATCATCATCATTACTAGATTTTGATTCAGGAGTATATGATTTAGAAATCCATTCAGGAAGTATAGTAACAAGAATTTTAGAAGGACAAATAAAATTATCTAAAGAAGTAACAAGATAATGGTAGACAATAATTGTATAGGGCCAACAAATATTATTCCAAACAACAACCAAGTAATTCTACAGGATAATAATAATTCTATCACTGTAACTAATAATAATTGTTGTACTGAGGTTAATATTACTGAACCCATAACTTCTGTTATTCAAGTATTAACAGGTCCTATTGGAGGAGGTGGTGATCCTGGTCTATCTGGTAGTCAAGGTCCATCTGGATCTTCAGCCCCATTTACATATGTTGGTGGAACCACTTGGAATACTACTAGTAGTATTGAAATAACAGGATCTTTAACAATAAGTGGTTCTAATACTTTTAAAAATATAGGTCCTACTCAATTCACAGGATCAGTAGATATAACAGGTTCAGGAACATTAAATGGATATGATTTATTAACAAGTAATAATACTAGTTCATTTGTTTTAATATCCCAAACAAGTTCTTTTATCCAAAATTCACAGACTAGTTCAATGTCTGTAATGAGTAGTTCTTTCTCAATTTCATCTAGTTATTATGGAGGAAGTGTTGTAAGTTCTTCATATAGTTTAACTTCATCTATAAGTAATCAATCACTAAGTAGTAGTTATTCATTAACTGCATCATACGTAGCAAATGCATCTTCATTTCCATATACTGGAAGTGCAATTATAACTGGAAGTTTAGAAGTAACGGGTTCTATTTCTATTACTGGAAGTTTGATTTTAAATGAAAATGATTTAGAAACCCAAATTACAGATTTACAATCATCTATGAATTTATTTAATTATTATAATTTTATGTAACATGAAATACACAGCAGAAGATAATCATATAATAATATCTGAAAAAGATACAATAACCAAATACTCTTGTCCTAGTATATATCTAGATGGAGTATATGAAAGTTTTGAAACCACATCTAGTAATAATGAATTAGGAATACAACAAATAAAAATAACAAGAAATATTTCAAATGGAATTTGTAATTATGAAATAATTGAAAGTACTATTGAAGAATTACAAAATTATTTAAATGAAATAAAAATAAATAATATATAATGGCAATAAATAATAAACCGATTTTTATTAATCAAGGAAATGTAAAGCCTGGAAGAATTTCATCAGCAAATACAGCATCAGATGGTTCTGGTTCATTAATTACAATAGTAACATCAGACGTTGATGGTACTAGGGTTGATGGAGTTCGATTTAGAAATTCACAAGCAACCAATGCTGCTTCCTCAGCTATGGTTCATAGAATATTTTTATCAGATACTAATGGAACTAACTATAGATTAGTTGGAGAGATAGTAACAGCAGCAGCCACAAGAAGTGCTTTTGCTATTGGCGCAACAAGTATTTATACTTTCGATCAACCAATAGTGATATTATCAGGACAAATTTTAGCAGTTTGTCAATCAGTTTATGCTGGAGTTCAAGACCAATTTGATGCTTGTCCATTCGCAGGTGATTACTAAAATTTAAAAAGTTATGCCAACAAGAACGTGGACGGGTGCAACAAACAATGATTGGAATACTGCTACAAATTGGGTAGAAGGATTTATTCCTACTAATGTTGATGATGTTGTTTTTAGTACAAATGTTAATTGTACTATATCTTCTGCATCAGTATGTAAAACAATAACCTTTGGCTCTTACTCAGGAACTTTTACAAATACAGGAGGATTAACCGTTAGTGGTAATGTTACTTTAGGTTCCAGTGTTAATTGGGGAACATTCAGTTCAAACTTAGCTGTAAATGCAACAGCAACATTAACAAGTAATGGAAAAGATATTCCAGGATTACAGTTTTCAAATACAATAACAGTAACTCTTGCAGATAATTGGACTGTTACTTCAAGATTGTTTTTTACAAATGCTGTTATAACAGTAACTTTAAACTCTAATAATATATATGTTAGTGGTGGAACCATTACTCATTCAAATGGATGTATAATTAATGGAACAGCTACAATAAATATTACTGGAAATGTAAATTGGACATCTGGTTCAGCATTTATATCAAATCCAATAACAGTAAATACATCAGGAACCTTTACTCTTTCTAATAATTTCAATTTAAGTAATAACACATTAACATGGATAGCTGGAACAATTACTAGTACAGGTAGTGCTACTAATTTAGTTGGAAATGTAACTTTTACAGGAACAGGATTAATTCTCAACAATCTTACAGCATTAAGTAATACTACATTAACTCTTTCTAATGATATTACAATATTAGGAAATTTAACTTCTAATACTTCAGCTGCAACATTTACAATTGATGGTAATACCTTATATGTAGGAGGAGGATTAGATACATTAGTAAATACAACAGTATCTGGAACCACAAATATTGTTTTAAATGGAACAGGTGTTATAAGAACTACAGCTTCAACAGGAAATTTTAGAATTAATATTGAAATAAATACTTCTGGAACTATTACATTTGGTAGTAATTTTAGATATGGAATAGGAACATTTAAATACACATCAGGAAATACAAATACAACTTCAAGTAATTTCATTGCAGTTACTACTTGCACAATTGACGTGAACGGCTCTATAAATAGCAACGGAAGTCCAACGAGCGAAAATAATTTAAACTTTTTTAATTTTGTTCACAATGGATTATTTACCGTAACACTAACAACACCAATTTGTGTTACCAATTTACTAACAATATCTACAAGCTCATTTAGCGGTGAAATCGTTTATTGCCAAGGCAGTTTAGTTACAACAAACAACACGGGTGGAGGTAATTTAATTTTAAATGGGTCTGGTTTTATTAGTTGCTCTGCAATGTTACGAATGAGTACAACTATAAACACTATTGGCAAATATACTTTTCCCATAAATTTTAATAACACTAAGGTTTTTAGTTTTAATTCTGCAATACTAACATATATAAAAGGAAACCTTGATACGAGAGATGTAACTTTTTTATGTCAAGCAACTTCAACTCTAATCGGTGTACACAAATTAAGGTTTAGAAGAGTTGTTCTGTCAAATCAAATTACAATGGATGAGTTTTTTCAAGGAAGTGCAAGTCAAATATGTCAAGTAGTTTCCAATACTGCAGGAATTGCTTATGTAATTGTGTTTACAAATGGGTTTCAAAAAATAAGCAACTATACTTCTGTGCAAGATATGACCTTAACAAATAGTAATGTAGTTAGAGACTCTTTATTATTAACTTATTCAAAAGCTAATAGAGGTAGAAATGTAGGAAATATAACTTACATAAACAATAAACCAAACGGAATAATAGATTATCAAGATACAGTTAAATCTTTAGAATCAATGGTAGGCGTTCAATTACAAGGCGATCCTGTTTATAATTAAATTTATTATCTTTACCCTCCAATTCAATATTTATAATAAAACATAAATAATGAATATCCCTATATATCCAGGTTCAAGCTCATTCTTTCCAGGAAATACTCCTTTTGGATTTTACGATAATGATTATCAATTCCAAGTAGATGCAGATAAAGTTACTACTTTTTGTGCTAGAAGATTAGGATTTCCTATAATGGATGTTGAACTTCAAGATATAAATTTTTATGCTGCATTCGAAGAAGCTATTACTACATATGGAAATGAATTGTATGCTTTTCAGGTAAGAGATAATATGTTAAATGTGATGGGGGCATCAACTTCATCTAATTTAAATCATGCTATTGTTACACCTACAATGGCTAATATAATTAAAATTTCCCAACAATATGGAGCAGAAGCAGGAGTAGGAGGAAATATAACATGGTATAGTGGATCAGTAACAACTACATCTTCCATTCAAGATTATGATTTAGCTCAATGGGCTTTAAATAGTAATATAACTGGAGGTATAGAAATAAAAAGAATATTCTACCAACCAATCCCAGCTGTAAATCAAGTTTATCAATTAAATTTATTTTCAGGTTTAGGAGGAGTTCCATCTGTTGGTTCATATGGATTGTTTGGTTCTACTGGATTTATGATGTATCCAACTAGTTTATTAATTCAATCAACTCAAGCAGTTGAGATGCAAAACGATGTTTCATTACCTTCATATTCATTTGAATTAATTGATAATAAATTAAAAATATTCCCTATTCCAACCAGTGATGGAGATAGTATATGGTTCCAATATATAAGTTTAGAAGAAAGAATTAATAGTGCAATCACATCTGCTCCAAGTTCTGTAACTAATGTTTCAAATGTTAATTTTACAAATCCAACATATTCTCAAATTAATTCAATAGGAAGACAATGGATATTTGAATATACATTAGCTTTAAGTAAAGAAATATTAGGATATGTAAGAGGTAAATATCAAAATACCATCCCAATCCCCGGAAGAGAAATATCTATGAACCAATCAGATTTAATAACTGCTGCAACAACAGAAAAGCAAAATTTAATTGAAAGATTGAGAGCATATTTAGATGAAACTTCTCGTAAAGCATTATTAGAAAGAAAAAAAGATGAAGGTGATTCAACAATGAATGAACTTTCAAAAAGTCCAATGCAAATTTATATAGGATAATATTATGGCATTATTTGGCTCAGCAAGAGATTCATCATTTGTTAGAAGAATCAGTCGTGAACTGATGGGAAATATTATTTCTCAACAATGTGCCTTCTACAAATATAAGTTGAATGAAACAAAAACTAATATATATGGTGAAGCATCTCAAGGAAAATTTTTTGATGGACCAACATTATTTAATGCTTTAATTACAGTTGGAGACAATTCAAGTCCCGTAAGTGATATAGGAGTAGATTTTAGTTGGCCTGTTAGTTTTGCATTTTTAAGAGATGATTTAGTAGATGCTAATTTACACCCTGAAGTAGGAGATATTATATTATATCAAGAAAGTTATTTTGAAGTAGATAATACAAATACAAACCAATATTTTGCAGGTAAAGACCCTGACTACCCATATAGTACAAATCCAATCAATCCAGGATTAGAAAACTTTGGATATAATGTATCAGTAATATGTGAATGTCATTATATTCCTGCAGATAGAGTTAATATTATTAAAACAAGATTATAATGGCTAAAAATAGTAGAACTCCAATTCCTAAATCCCAAAAAGAAATAAGTATTGAACAACATCAAGCTTTTGATTCTGAAGTAGGAAATCCAAATTATTCTAATAACATTAATAGAGGAAATCAAATTTCATTTAATGGGGATTCTACTAAACCATTTTCAATAGGAATCCAAGATATAGATGAATCATTATTGTATTATTTTCAAAATATTATAAAACCATTTGTAATACAAAATGACCAAAGAATATCCGTTCCAATTATATATGGTTCTCCTGAAAAATGGAAATCATTTCAAAAGGATGGATATTATAGAGATGCTCAAGGAAAGATAATGATGCCTATTATTATGTTTAAAAGAGACAATATTGAAAAGGTTAGATCTATTACTAATAAATTAGACGCTAATAATCCTCACAATGTTTCTATCCATAGAAAAAAATATAGTCCTAAAAACTCATATGATAATTTCAATGTATTAAATGGGATAGTTCCAGAAAGAGTTAATTATGCTGTAGTAGTACCAGATTATATTACATTAACATATAGCTGTGCTGTCAATACTTATTACATGGATCAATTAAATAAAATTGTTGAAGCAATTGAATATGCATCTGATTCATATTGGGGCGATCCATCAAAATTCCAATTTAGAGCAATGATTGATTCATTTTCTATAAAAGCAGAATTAGCAGAAAAAGACGAAAGATTAGTAAGTAGCACTTTTAATATAAAGTTAAATGGTTATATTATCCCAGATGTAATTCAGAAAGATATGACTGCATTAAAGAAAATTCCAGATGTAGTTAAAATAGTAGTAGAAGAGAAAATAGTAAAAAATATAAATGATTTAAATAGTTAAATTAAATAAAATTTATGACAACAAAAGTTTTAACACAAGAAGAAATCCAATTATTAAAATTAATCCAAGAAAAACGTTTTTCATTAACTGGAAAATTTGGAGCAATTGAATTAAATATTCAAGAACTTAAACTACAAAAAGAAAAACTCCATTCAGAATTATCTCAATTAATTCAAGAAGAAACTCAAATAGGTCAATCCCTCCAACAAAAATATGGTGATGGAACTATAAATCTTGAAAAAGGAGAGTTTACTAGTAACTAATATCTTTGATAAGTTCTGCCATATTTATAATAAAATTAAATAAAAATAACAATGGCAGAAACTTTAATATCACCTGGCGTTTTAGCAAGAGAGAATGATTCTTCTTTTATTACTAAAAGACCTGTTACTGTAGGAGCAGCAATTATTGGACCAACTGTTAAAGGTCCAGTTGAAACCCCAACAGTAGTAACCACATACAATGAATATGTTAATTTATTTGGTACTACTTTTATAAGTGGAAGTACTAATGATAGTAGAACATATTCATATTTTACTTCCATAGCTGCTTACAATTATTTTGTAAATGGTGGAACATCTTTATTAGTATCAAGAGTAGTAACAGGGTCTTATTCATCTGCTACTAGTTCTTTAATCCCAACAGGTTCAGGAGGTCCTACAACAGGATTATCTCCATTTGTATTAGAAACACTTTCTGAAGGTATTATAATGAATAGTACTTCTACCGAAATTTCTAATAATGCTTTACCTAGTGGTTCAGCAGATAATGTTAGATGGCAGATAGTTAACCAAAACACTTCATCTGGAACATTTGATTTATTAGTTAGAAGAGGAGATGATACTTCCCTTCAACCTGTAGTATTAGAAACTTGGTCAGGATTAAACTTAGACCCAAATTCACAAAATTATATAGCTCGTGTAATAGGAGATCAAGTTGAAAATTATAACTCAACTAATATCCAAATGGAAATTAGTGGTTCATATGCTAATAGATCTAATTTTATTAGAATTAAACAAGTAAATTACACAACACCAAATTATTTTGATAATAATGGAGTTGCCAAAAATCAATATACAGGTTCTCTTCCTGTTAATTCTAGTGGGTCATTCGGTGGCGCATCAGGAACTGTAAAAGGAGGAGCTAAATTTTATAATGAAATTTCAACAACAGATTCTCAAGGATTAACTGGTGGATGTTATGATAACATGATTGATTTATTATCTAATAAAGATGATTATCAATTCAATATCCTATTAACTCCTGGATTGGTAGATTCATTTGCAGGTCATGTAAGTCAAATAACTGAACTTATCACTAATACTCAAAATAGAGGAGACAATATTTTCATTATAGATCCAGTAGGATATGGTTCAACTGTTTCAAATGTTGTTTCTCAAGCAGCATCTAGAAATACTTCATATGGAGCAGCATATTGGCCATGGTGTCAAATAATAGAACCTTCAACAGGTGATTTAGTTTGGGTTCCAGCTTCTACTATGGTAGCAGGAGTATATGCATATAATGATTCTGTTTCAGAACCTTGGTTTGCACCAGCAGGTATTAATAGAGGTGGATTATCTACTGTAGTAAGACCTGAACAAAAATTATCTCAAGCAAATAGAGATACTTTATATACTGGAAAAGTAAATCCAATAGCTACATTCCCAGGAACTGGTGTTGTAGTATACGGACAAAAAACATTACAAACTAGAGCATCAGCATTAGATAGAGTAAATGTTAGACGTTTATTAATTTCATTGAAATCATATATTTCTCAAATTTCTAACAATTTGGTATTTGAACAAAATACTATTGCAACTAGAAATCAATTCTTATCACAAGTTAATCCATATTTAACAAGTGTTCAACAACGTCAAGGATTATATGCATTTAAAGTGGTAATGGATGATACAAACAACACTCCAGATGTAATTGATAGAAATGAATTAAGAGGTCAGATATATTTACAACCAACAAAAACAGCTGAATTTATATATTTAGATTTTAATGTTACTCCAACTGGTGCAACATTCCCAGCATAATAAATTAAAAAGAACTTCCCTATAAAAAATAGGGGAGTTTTTTAAAAATTTAAATATTTATAAATAAATAAAACAAGAATAAAAAAATGGCAATATTAGATCCAAACGAAATATTTTTTACAGCTTTTGAACCAAAAGTTAAAAATCGTTTCATTATGTATGTAGATGGGATTCCTTCATATACAATAAAGAAAATTAGCTCTGTAGGAGTAACTATGGATGAAATTAAATTAAATCATATCAATGTTTATCGTAAAATTAAAGGTAAAGCCGTATGGGATGATATTGAAATGACTTTATTTGATCCTATCACTCCATCAGGTGCTCAATCAGTAATGGAATGGGTACGTTTACACCATGAATCTGTTACTGGTCGTGATGGTTATTCAGATTTCTATAAGAAAGATGTTACTATCAACGTTTTAGGTCCAGTAGGTGATATAGTATCAGAATGGATTATTAAAGGTGCATTTATTAAATCTGCTAAATTTGGCGATTACAGTTGGGATGATGAAAATGCTGCTCAGGAATTAACAGTTAATTTAGGAATGGATTATTGCATCCTCAATTTTTGAGAATACAGTCGTTTACCCCACAATTTTACAAGAATGTCCGATATTTATTATCGGACATTTTTATTTAATATTATGAAAAATGAAGAAAAATTAATTCAAGAAAAATACAATGGGACTCACCCAATCTGTGGATGTGGTTGTGGAGAAAAAACAGTTTATGATTATAACTCAAAAGATTTTGGAAAATTTAAACGAGGTCATCAAACTCGAGTAAATAAAAATTACTTTGGAGATCCTAAAAACCCAAAAAGGGTAGAAAAAATTAAATCAACACGTAAAGCTAAATTTATCTCTGGTGAATATAATCATGTATTGAATGCTATAAGAGAAAATAGAAAAAATCCCGAATTAGGTAAGAATATATCTAAAGGTGCTAAAGGTATTCCCAAACCAAAACCAAAAGGATTTGGATTAGGAAGAAAACACTCAAAAAACACTAAAGAAAAAATGAGTGAATCTGCTATTGAAAGAATATTAGAAACAGATCAAAACCACACTTCTAAATTAGAAAAAGAATTTACTTTAATACTGAATAATTTAAAAATAGAATATATCCAATGGTTTTATGCTAAAGATATTAAAGCTTTCTATGATTTTTATATACCATTAAAAAATACTATAATAGAAGTAGATGGGGATTTTTGGCATTGCAACCCAGATGGTAAATTCCCAGAACCAAAATATGATAGTCAAAATAAAAACCTTAAACGCGATAAAATTAAAAATCAATGGGCTCAAGATAATGGTTTTAAATTACTTAGATTTTGGGAAACAGATATTATTAAAAACCCACAACAAATTATAGAAACACTTAAAAAAGAGCTCACCTAAATTTGGTGAGCTCCTTTATCCTCATTATATTTATATTTGATAATAATAAGTTACATCAATAAAATTTATGGAAAACAAAACCCCAACCGAAATTATAGAATTACCCTCAAAAGGACTAATTTATCCAGATTCAAATCCATTATCTAGTGGTACAATCGAAATGAAATATATGACTGCTAGAGAAGAAGATATTCTTACTAATCAATCTTATATACAAAAAGGTATAGTATTAGATAAATTATTACAATCACTTATTATTTCTAAAATTAATTATAACGACTTAATAGTTGGAGATAAAAATGCAATAATGGTTGCTGCAAGAATTTTAGGATATGGTAAAGATTATAGTTTTACTTATGATGGAAATGAATATAATATAGATTTAACTACATTAGATAATAAACCATTTAGTATTAAAAATAAAGGAGTTAACGAGTTTAATTTTACCTTACCATCTATAAATACAAACATCACTTATAAAATTTTAACTCATGGAGATGAGCAAAACATTCAAACAGAATTGGAAGGCCTTAAAAAAATTAATAAAAATTCATCTGCAGAACTTTCCACGCGTTTAAAATACATGATAACTTCAGTTGAAGGAAATAGGGAAATTAAATATATTCGAGAATTTGTGGATAATAATTTACTCGCCCGAGATTCAAGAGAATTAAGAAAACACATAAAAGAAAATCAACCAGATGTAGATTTAACTTTTTTTCCCGAAGGAAATTCAACAAGCGTTGACATTCCTATCGGCATAAAATTCTTCTGGCCAGATTTTTAATTTATAATGAATAATATTTATATTATAGGAATTTATAAAATCATATCCCCCTCAGGTAAAATTTATATAGGACAAAGTAAAAATATTTTATCCAATAGGTTAAATCATTATATAAATGGTAATTGTTCAACTCAAACTAAATTATATAATTCCCTTAAAAAATATGGTTTTGAAAATCATATATTTGAAATAGTTGAAGAATGTTCTTTGGAACAATTAAATGAAAGAGAAATATATTGGGGAACACATTTTGATGTTTTAAATCCTAAAACTGGATTAAATCTGAAACTAGGAGAGAAAAGAGGAATATACAGTGAAGAAAGTAAAAAGAAAATGAGTAAATCTTCTCTAGGTAAATGTAAATCCCAATCTCATAAAATAAATATAAGTAAAGCAAGATTGGGCATGAAATTCTCTCAGGAACATACTGATAATATGAGTAATAGTAGATTTAAATATTCTATAATATGTCTAGAAAATAATATAATATATAAAAGTACTCATCAAGCTTCAAAAAAATTAAATATTGCTCCTTCTTCAATTATAAAAGTATGTAGAGGAATATATAAACAAATTAAGGGATATACATTTAAATTTGTTAATGATGGAAATTAATGAAAAACTTAGAAACCAATTAGCATTTTTTGGAATATCTCCTGAAATAGCCCCAATAGTAAGAGCTAATTTATTTACTCAAATCCACGAAATAGTATTTCATGGTAAAGGAGGATATGATTGGAATACTATATATAACATGCCTAGATGGCTTAGATTATTTACTTTTAATAAAATAAATGAACATTATTTAAAAGAAAAAGAAGCCAATGATTCTAATAATTTAACAGGTAATAATAAATCTACTTTAATAGACCCATCTGGTAATGTTAACAAAGAAAATTGGAGAAGTGTTTCTCCAAAATCTGCTCCCACCAAACGAAAAATTTCCAACTATAAATAAAATTATAGATTATTAATATTTATAATATATAATATTTATAATGGCTGAAGATCCTAAGAAAAGAATAGAAGACGTAAATAAAGAATTAAGTTTCTTAGAAGAACAACTTATCAGTATAGCTGATAGGTTATCTTCTTCTATTAAAGATACTATTGAAGATATAAAAGATGAATCTGAAGGTGTTTCTAAAATATTTTCAAAAAATCTAACCAGAAGTATATCTAATATTGCAAAAGATTCATCTACTTTCTTAAAAAATACTCAAAAAATATATGACGGAACTGCTAAAGTAAGAGATATTCAAAGAGATATTGAAAAATTAGCCAACAAAAGATTAGCAGTAGAAAGAAATCTTGATATTTTATCAAGACAAGGTTTAATAACTGAAATTGAAAAGGAAAAAGCAGTCTCTGAATTAAATGAAGCATATACGGTACAAAATAGTTTATTAACTAATCAATTAGATCTTGCATCTCAAATCGAGAAAAAATATAAAGATATAGATAATAAATTAGGAATATTCAGTGGAGTATTAAAAGGTATAGGTAAAATTCCAATAATAGGAGATTTAATTAATACTAAAGATGCATTAGAAGCAGCTCAAAATGCTACTACTCAAACAAATAGTGGATTAAAAGGATTACAAGCTGGATTATCTAATCTAAAAACCCAATTTTTTACATCTGTCCTTAACCCAGCAAATATAGCATTATTTCTCTTTACTCAATTCGTTTCAATTATAAGAGATGTAGATAAATCTGTTGGTGATTTAGCTAAAAATTTCAATATAACTTATGAGGAAGCAGCAAATTTAAGAGGAGAACTAACTGATATAGCTAATTTAACTGGAGATACTGCTGTAAATACAAAAGGTTTACAAGAATCTATGGTTGCGGTAGGTCAAGCTTTAGGTTCTAATGCTAGATTAAATAAAGAAGATTTAGTTACTTTTACTAAATTAAGAGAACAAGCCGGATTTACAAATGAAGAATTAGTTGGAATACAAAAACTAACCCTAGCAACTGGAGGAAATCTAAAAGACAATACTAAACAATTTTTAGGTACAGTAGCAGCATTAAATTCCCAAAATAAACTCTCAGTAAATTCAAAACAATTATTAAAAGAAGTTTCCAATACTGCAGCCGCAATTAAATTATCAATTGGTGGAACAACAGATCAATTAGCTAAATCAGCTTTCCAAGCTAAACAATTTGGTATTAATTTAGAACAAGCTGACAAAATTTCAGAAAGTTTATTAGATTTTGAATCTTCAATTTCAAATGAATTATCAGCAGAATTAATCACTGGAAGAAATTTAAATTTAGAAAAAGCAAGATTACTAGCATTAAATGGTAATATAGCTGGTGCCTCAGCAGAAATTTTACAACAAGTAGGTGGAACAGCTGAATTCACTAAAATGAATCGTATTCAACAAGAAGCTTTAGCAAAAGCTGTTGGTATGAGTAGAGATGAATTAGCTAAATCATTAATTGAAAGAGAATCTTTGGCTAAATTAGGAGGACAAGAAGGAACAGCCCAAGAACAATATAATAAATTAAAAGCACAAGGATTATCCCAAGAACAAATAGCAGCCAAATTAGGAGATGATGAATTAGCTAAACAATTCCAACAACAATCTGTTCAAGAACAATTAAATCAATCTATTGAAAAAATGAAAGAATTATTTGTTGGAGTAGCCGAATCAGTACTACCAATATTTAATACAATAGCTGGAGTATTTGATATAATAGGATTTATTATGAAACCTTTAGGAGCTATGATGAGTTGGGCTGGTTCTATATCTCCTGGATTAAAAACCGTAGTATCACTCCTTACAGCAGCTGGAGCTGCAGCTTTATTTATGAGTGGTTCATTAACTATGGGGTTAGGAGTTGCAGCCATATTAGCAGCAGTTGCAGGTGGAATGGCTTGGTATGATTCAACCATGTCAAAACACTCATCTATCAAAGATGGTATGATTGATTCTAAAGGAGGACTAGTTGTATCAGGAGAAAAAGGATCTTATCAATTAGACCCAAATGACTCAGTAATAGCAGGAACAGATTTAAATAAACCAAACTCATCAAAATCTCCTTCCAACAGTGGAGGTGGAGGAATGGATATTTCTCCATTAGTAAATGAATTACAACAAGTTAAATCAATTCTAAATCAAATTTTATCAAAAGAAGGAGTTGTTACATTAGATAGTACAAAAGTAGGTACAGCAATGACAGTTGGAACTTATAAAACTCAATAATTTATAATATTTATAATAAAAAATCAACATGGGACTTATCGATAAACTTACAGCTCAAGGTTCTAACCTTTCATACGGTAATGGACAAACTCCAACAGTAAATCCGGGTGCAACTCAACTATCTAAACTTCATACTAATGGTAACCAACCAGGATATTCATTGAATGGTTCGGATTTTGGTGATGTAAATACTGCTTTTCAAGCTTATAATGATGGAGTAAATAATATATTACCTTTACCATCTCAATTAGATATAAACGGAGTAACTCCAAACCAATATATTAATAATTTACCTCAATAAATGGGATTAATTAATCTCCAAACAGATCTCAAATCTCTTAGATTTGGAAATGACAGGATACATGGGGGTAATAGTGGTCAACCATACATTACATCTCCTATACCTGATGGGGATACATCTCTTTTACCTAATCAAGATTTTATTTTAAGAGGTGGTTTATATTCTGCTAAGAATACCACTGAAGATATAATAAGATTAACAAAATATTTTAACGATGTAAGAAATCCAAGTGGATTATTATTTACTGTTAAACAAAATTTGCTTTCAAGAACAGCAGTTCGTACTCAATCTAGTACAGGACTTTTAAATGAAGGAATATATACACCATTAAGCACATTAGCACAAACTAGTGTTAGTGCTTTTGGTTTACATTTTAATAAACAAGGTCTTAACCCAATCCCAGGAACACCTGGCTCGTTAAAAACATATTCTGATGTAATTAATTTTCAACAACCACAAGATGAAAATAGATTGATTAGATTAACCAAATCTAAAATCACAGACGAATTATCATATAATCCTACAACAACAGGAATTTCCCCACTTCCAACTAATATTTTAACTTATATTGGGGGACCTAATTCTATTTTAGGAATTGGAAATACTAATATTAGATTTGCAGATCAAAGAACAGTATATGAAACCATAGAAAGTAATAGGTTAAATCAAAACAATGTTTTAACTTATACTAATAAAGAATTATCTAATATAAATAAAGATCCATCTTTTGTAGAAACAGGTGAATCATTTCTTATATCAAAATTTAATTCAACATCTAAAATAGGAGATTTTAGAAAATTATTAAGAAATAAAACAGAAAATAATCCAACTCAATTTCAAAATCAAATTAAATTAGGTGTAGCTCCAATAGCTCCTAATTATTATGAAAAAAATATAGAAAAAAGAGTTAACCTAGGAACCCCTGGAGATACCAAATTTAAAAATTTAGAATCATATACCGCTGGAGTTGGAGGAAATAATTTTGGAGCAGCCAGTGAAACATCTTTCGATAAAATTAATGCTATTCCTATTTATCAAAGTGGAGGACCTTCATCCAAATTAAACCCAGATGATAATTCTATAGTAAATGATTTAATCAAATTTAGAATAGGAGTAATTAATAATAATGATCCATCAATAAAAACTTATATACATTTTAGAGCATTTCTGAATAACATCTCAGATCAATATTCATCTGAGTGGAACTCTACCCAATATATAGGAAGAGGAGAAAAATTCTATAACTACTCTGGATTTGATAGAAAAGTTTCATTATCTTGGACAGTAGCAGCACAGTCAAAAGTAGAATTAATTCCTATGTATAAAAAATTAAACTACTTAGCTTCTGTTTGCGCCCCAGATTATAGTGGATTTGGATATATGAGAGGAAATATAGTTACATTAACTATAGGAGGATATTTTTACGAACAACCAGGTATAATAACAGGATTTAATTATGATATGAATGATGATAATTCAACCTGGGAAATAGGAATAAATGATGAAGGAAAATCAGATAATACAGTTAAAGAATTACCTCATCTAATAAAAGTTACAGGATTTAATTTTATTCCTATTCACACATTTGTTCCAAGATTACAACAAAATGACTTATCAGGAGGTATTAATTCTGATAACATATTAAGAGATAATAATGTATATGGAAATGAAAGATTTATAGCATTATCAAAAGGATTTGGTATAAATGATAACAATTATGTAAAATAAATGAATAGATATCAACCAATACCAATTATTACCATAGATAAAAAACCAGTATATCAAACAACTAGATATCCTGAAATTCCTTTATCTGATAATGATATATATGTGTATTCATCCCAAGGAGATAGATTTGATACTATCTCAAATCAATATTATGGAGATGATTCATTATGGTGGATTATATCTATAGCTAATACTGCTGTGGCTGGTACATCTTTACCTTCTGACTTACCTCAAGATTCATTAATGATACCTGAAGGTATTCAAATTCGAATCCCTTCAAATTATGCTGAAATATTAACTAGTTTTAAATTATTAAATAACCTGTAAATGAATTTATTAGGAGAAGGTTTCCCAGAAGAAATTGTTGGACAAGTAGACCAAAGACAAAAAATACATGGATCTGGTTATGCTAAAGGAATCCCTAGAACTAATGAAGAAATAGTTTATTTAAACTCAAATACTTCTTGGTGTAAACTTATCTCATCAGTAAATATAACTGATTTAGATATAATCCAAAAAACCTCATTCAAAAGCATCCCAGATATTGATGGAAGTAAATTAGCTAGAAAATTTGTTTTATTTAATGGAACAGATGATTCAACTAGTGATTATTTACGTTCAGGAATAGACACAACTAAATCCCTTTCAGGAAATAATAATGTTTATGGAATAGGGGGAGTAGATTTTGGTCTTCGTCCAATGATGGGGATAAAATCAGCAAATATAAAACATGAAAATAGAGGTTCATTAAGAAGATCTACTGTTCAAATTAAAGCATGGAACAAAGTTCAATTTGATATAATAGATACATTATATTTAAGATTAGGATTTAATGTTTTATTAGAATGGGGTCACTCAATGTACTATAATAATAATGGAGATTTCATTAATGGTTCCGAAATCAATAATAGTTTATCTTCTGAATTTTTAACTGGAGTAGGTAAAGTTAATAATGAAAATAAGTTTCTTTCTTATCAAGATTTTTTAAAAATAATAGATGAGAAAAGAAAATCATCTCATGGTAATTACGATGCTATGTTTGCTAAAGTTACTAATTTTCATTGGTCGTTTATGCCTGATGGAAGTTATGATATAACTTTAGATTTAGTTAGTATAGGAGATATAATAGAATCATTTAAAATCAATACATTAGTTGAAAATTCATCTAATGTAGTATCTTCTAATGATGAAGACTCAAAAGGTGATTCACCACCTCAAGATAAATCTAATCTATCCTCAAATTCTTTAATTAATTTATTTTCAAATAAAAATACAATGGGGGATTTCTTTTTTAAATTGAAAACCCAATTAAATAATAAAACAACTCCAAACGCTCAAATTAAATCTCTTTCATTTTCTGAAAAATTAAGATTTGCCCAAAGTTTTGGATTTTATTACTTTAAATTAGATAAAACATTTGTTTCTGAAAATGCAATATCATTAGATGATATCCCAGATTATGGTTTATTACCTACAGGGAAACGAGATGCAGTAAAAATAGATTGGACTGGAGATAATGCAGAATATTTCTATTATATAAGATTAGGAGCATTATTACAATTTATTGAACAAAAATTAATGTATTTAGTTAGCCCATCAAATTCTTCCGATTTCACCCCAAACTTAAAATTTGATTATGATACAGAATCTAACTTAATATATTTAGATAATTTACAAGTTAGTACAGACCCATCAATTTGTATGGTTAATAGAGAATTAATTGCATCTGGAGATACACTAAAATTTATCCCTGATGGAGAACAATTTGAAAGCTCATTAGGATCAGAATATGGATTGGTAATGAATATATATTTGAATATGAAGTATATATTGTTAAAAATGGATGAATTAAAAGATGATAAAAATAAATTATCACTAATAGATTTTCTAAATGGAATACTCTCAGGAATAAATGGCTCTATGGGAGGAATTAATTCATTAGAAACATTTATAGATGAAACAAATAATACTGTTAAAATTATAGACAAAAATCCACTTCCGGGAATAAATAAATTAATTACATCTTTAAATAAAGATTTAACAGAAAAAATCCCAGATAAATATGTTGAATTTAATTTATATGGATACAACAGTAAAGATAATAAAGCAGGATTTATTAAAAATTTTAATTTCAAAACTGAAATCTCCCCAGAACTATCAACAATGTTAACTGTAGGAGCTGCTGCAAATGGAAATGTAGTAGGAGAAAATGCTACTGCATTATCCAAGTTAAATAATGGATTAACTGATAGATTTAAGGAAAAAATATCTTATGTAAATAATAGTGTTTCATCTACTGTTGTAAAAGATAAATTAGAAGAAGAATATATAGAAATAAGAAATAAATATGTAGATATATATGTTGATTACATTGGATATTTAAGAAGATTAAATAATAAAATATATAACAGAGACGAAGCAAATATATATAAAGAAACTTTAGTTAATTTTATAAATGTTAAACAACAACTTAATTATAAAATAAATGAAAAAATATCTAAACAAAACAAATCAACCTCAGCAATTTTTATTCCATCAACAGGATTTATCCCATTCAATCTTTCCTTAACAATGGATGGACTTTCAGGGATGAAAATTAATAGTAAGTTTTTAGTTGACACTGCATATTTACCTTCAAATTATCCTAAAAATGTAGATTTCTTAATAAAAAATTTATCTCACACTATAGAAAATAATAAATGGAGTACTACTTTAGAATCTTATTGTATATCTCAAGGGGAATTGGTTAAATCTAAAGTAAATGATATTGATCCTAAAGGACAAAATGAAAATACACCTCCAACACCATTATCTCCTCATCAAGATCCTAGTACTATATCTTCTAATGGAAAATGGGCTAATAAATTAAGAGAAGTAATATCTAAATTAGGTTATACTGAAAAAGGAAAAGAACTAGATAGTGGAGGTGATATTAGTGAAAATATATATAAAGTAACTTCTTTAATATTAGCTACTATTAAAAAAGAATTACCAACATTACAAGTAAAAGTAACAGGTGGAAATGATAAATATCATCAAACCCTTATATATCCTAGTAGACATAAAAGATCTAATGCAATTGATTTTACAATTATCCCTTCAACTCAGGATAATTTAAATAAAGTAACTAATATATTACAACGATATGCAGCCGGAAACAATCCTAATTTTAGATTTATAGATGAATACAGAAATTTAACTAGTGCTGGTACAGCAAATCATTTCCATATATCATGGGGTGATGGAAGTGAATCTAAAAAAGAATTAGAAAAATCAATAGAATTAGCTTCTCAAGGAAAAATAACTCCAATTAAAATATCATAGATGTATTACCCATTATCTCAAATAATAACTAATTTATATACTAATGGTGATGAATATGCCTTAATTTCATCTAATAAACCATATATTGGGTATTATTGGAAAACATCTCAAGGAAAATCTTACTCAGGTAAAACTCCACAAGATTTACCTAATGAAGAACTTATCCCATTTACCCCAGAGAATGGTCCTTCAAAAAATGAAATAGTTAATTCATATTATAATAAAGATGAATCTTCTAATGTAAGATATTTAAATTTAATAAATCCCCCACCACCAAGTTTAATTCCATATTATTCTCCAAACATCCCAACATCAAAAGATTATCAAATAGGAGAATATAGAAGATATTTTTGTAAAAAAACAAATGAAATTGTATATTTAGAAATTAATTTTGATATTTATGAAAAATTACTTAATCAAGATCCAAAAATATTATTTCAATTATATCAACCATTTAATTTATCTTGGATATTAACTGGAAATAAAGAACAAGTATATAAAATAAACAAAAATACCACAGAATTAATTTCAGTTAAACAAAATTTACCAATGTTATCTAAATATTTGAAAGAAGATTATACTAAATATTATAAATAAAGACATACGGATTAGGACCGTTATAGCTTCGGCTATTAGAAAACATCTAAGATTCGCTATCTGGATGTTTTCTTTATCTAAGATTGTATTTAAAAAATTTTTTACTTATATTAAATTAAAATAAAAGGTTATGTTATTTTATATTGTTGAAACAAAAGAACAATTAGATATATTATTAAATAAAAAATATAAAGAGGTATTTATAGAACCTATATATTTTAATGATAATATCCACCCAGCACTTAATGATTTATCTCTTTTATATTTAAAACCATTAAATAATGATAAAGGATATATATTATGTATAAATCATACTGAATCATTATCGTTGAGTAAAATTGATATAAATGAATTACTTCTTTCATATGGAAAAATCTATGTTCGTGATAGAAAATCATTTATATACGATTTTCCCATTAGAAATATCATAGATATATCGTTCACCATACCTGAATATAGTGAACCTACTACAAAATCTCATGATTTTTTCTATCAAAAACATTCAAATTTATTTAATATAAATCAACTAATTCCACTTGTTAAACATTATGAAAAATGTGAATTAATTTTTTCTCTTATTAAAGATTATTGCACTAAACTTGACAATTCAGAATTTTATAATAAATTAACCAGTGTATTTTTTGCAATTGAAAAAAACGGCATAAAAATTAATCAAAATATTTTTTCTAATTATTTTAATTTACAACATGAAGCAAATTCATTATTTAATAACAAAATTTATACCCAATATAATTTACATACTACAACCGGACGCCCTTCAAATAGTTTTAACGGGATTAATTTTGCAGCATTAAAAAAAGATGATGGATGTAGAGAATCATTTATACCTGAGAATAATTCTTTTATAGAAATAGATATAAATTCCTATCATCCAACTCTAGCAGCTCAATTAGTCGGTTATAATTTTGGAGAAGAAACACCATATCAATATTTTGCAAAACAAGCTAATATAGAAATATCTGAAGCAAAAATATTAATGTTTAAACAATTATATGGAGGAATATATAAAGAATATAAACACATTAATTATTTCCAGTTAATACAAAAGTATGTAGATGAAATGTGGGAAAAATTTAAAAATGATGGATTCATAAAATGTAATCTTTCAGGTCATAAATTTATTTATAATCCTAGTATTTTTACTCCTCAAAAACTTTTTAATTACGTACTCCAAAATTTGGAAACTTCAACAAATGTTTTTATATTATGGGATATTATTAAAATTTTATCTAATAAAAAATCCAAAATAGTATTATACACATACGATTCAATTCTGATAGACCATAATGAATCAGATAATATTTTACCTCTAATAAAACAAGTATTTGATAAGTATGGATTAAAAATCAAATTAACCAAAGGAACTACATATCAGAATATGATAAATATATGTTAACATTATGAAACAAATCGAATTTGAACCTCTCATTGATATTTATAATCAGTATGATTTTATAACTGAAAATGAATTTATGAATAACAGATTATTTGCTACTTTTACTCAGCAAAACACTTTAGATGAATTAATATATGATTTATCTAATACATATAGTATAATGTATAAAAAAATGTTTGTACTGTTTGTTAAAAGTACTAATGAATATGTTATTACATACAATGTTGAACAAGGAAATGTCAACACCATCCCAAAAAACACTATATTAGTTCATAGAAAAAAAGAATCAAATACTTTATATACTATTAATGCTCTAAATGATTTAATAAAAAATTTAAATGGAGGAATAGTGGATTCTAATTTTCGAATAGAGTGGCAAAACTATAAAAACTGTATACTTCTTACTCAACATGGAGATATTAAACAGTTAAATACAAAAATTTTCAAAATCGTAGATCTATAATATTTATAATAGATCCCAAATATAATATATTAGGAAATAACTCACTACAAAAGAAAGGCATTCATAAACTTTATAAGTTAAATTTGGCCTAAATAATAAAAAGTAGTACATTTAATAAGTAACCTAAAAAACCAAATAAAAAATGGATTTAAAATCAATCAAATCAAAACTGAATGCCCTACAAACTTCTGGGCAGAAAAAAGAAAAAGTAGACTATTCAAAGTATTTATGGAAACCTAAACAAGAAGGTAAATACCAAATTAGAATTGTCCCATCAAAAAATAATAGTAAAGATCCTTTTAAAGAAGTATTTTTACATTATGGGTTTTCAAAATTCCCTATCTATGCTCTTACCAATTGGGGAGAAAAAGATCCTATCGTAGAATTTTCAAAACAACTTCGTTTAACTAATGACAAAGAAAGTTGGAAATTATCTAAAAAATTAGAACCAAAAATGCGCGTATTCGCTCCAGTAATTGTTAGGGGTGAAGAAGATAAAGGTGTACGCCTTTGGGAATTTGGTAAAGAAATTTACATGCAATTATTAGGAATCGCTGATGATGAAGATTATGGTGATTATACTGATATTAATGAAGGAAGAGATTTTACTCTTGAAACAGTAATGGGAGAAGTAGCAGGTCGTAAAGGTTTAAAATCATCAATTCGTATTAAACCAAAAACATCTCCATTAAGTGCTAATGCAGATCAAATATCATTGTGGTTATCTGAACAACCAGATATTTTAGAAATTCAACAAACATACAAAATGAGTTTTGATAAATTAAAAGAAACTCTACAAAACTTCTTAGATCCTGAAAGTGAAGACGAATCAGAAATAGAAGCAGTTGATGAAGAAATAGTTGGAAAAGATGATTTACCTTGGAAAGATGAAGAAGTAAAATCACCAGCTAAACCATCTGTGAAAAAATCAAAAGCTGATACTTTTGATGCTTTATTTGAAGAAGAAAATCATTAAAATTTTATAAAAAATGACAAAAACAAGTGATAAAAATTCACTAATGGAAGCAGTCTCTAAAGAAATTAAATCTAAATTCGATTTAAATAAATTTAAAGAAAAAAAATCATTAGGTGGAAATGTAAAATTTAAAGAACAAACTTGGATTCCTTTTTCCCCTGCATTGCAAGAAGCACTTTCTATTCCTGGAATAGCTGCAGGTCATATAAATATAGTACGTGGAGCTAGTAATACTGGTAAAACTACTACATCTATTGAAGCAGCAGTTTCAGCCCAAAAAATGGGAATACTACCTGTTCTCATCATTACAGAGATGAAACATAGTTGGGACCATTGGAAAACTATGGGATTTGAAATTAATGAAATAAAAGACGAAAAAGGAAATGTAGTTGATTATGATGGGTTTTTTATCTATAAGGATAGAGGTAAATTATCTTCAATAGAAGATGTTGCTGATTTTATTATTGATATTTTAGATGAACAAGCCAAAGGTAATTTACCATATGACTTATTATTTCTTTGGGATTCAGTAGGTTCTATTGCATGTAGAATGAGTATAGAACAAGGTAAAAATAATCCAATGTGGAATGCAGGAGCAATTGCTACTCAATTTGGAAATTTTATTAATCAAAGAATTATTTTATCTAGAAAAGAAGAAAGTAAATATACTAACACTTTTCTTATTATTAATAAAACTGGTGTATCCCCAGCAGAAGGTCCAATGGCTCGTCCTAGAATGACTAATAAAGGTGGAAATACATTTTATTATGATGCTTCATTATGTATTACTTTTGGTAATATTACTAATAGTGGTACTTCAAAAATAAAAGCAACAAAAGATAAGAAAGATGTTGAATTTGCTTTAAGAACCAAAGTAGCTTGTGATAAAAACCATGTAAATGGAATCACAACAAAAAATACAGTTATTAGTACAGTCCATGGTTTTATTTCTGATGACCCTAAAGAAGTAAATAAATATAAAAAAGAACATTCACATGAATGGGCTGATATATTAGGAAAAGGAGAATATAAAACAGTTGAGGACAACTCAGAATGGGATGAAAAAGCTGATATAACTGATATTGTAGAATCTGAAGATTAAAATGAATTATGGACAGCAAAGATTTACTTAAATTACTCAATAATATTAAGGAAGTAGATGATACACCTACTCCAATTAATGAAAATGGAGAAAGGATTCTAATAATAGATGGGTTAAATCTATTCCTAAGAAATTTTGCAGTACTTAATTATATCAATGATAAAGGTGTTCATATAGGAGGATTAGGTGGATTTTTACGTTCATTAGGTTCTTTGGTTAAACAAACACAACCAACTTCAATTTATATTGTATTTGATGGGGTAGGTTCTTCTATAAACAGAAAGAATCTACTCCCCGAATACAAATCTGGAAGAAATATTAAACGAGTTAATAAAACCTCATTTAATGATATAGATAAAGAAAATGAATCTAAAACAGATCAAATCATCCACTTAATTTATTACTTAAAATGTCTCCCAGTTAAAATATTATCTGTGGATGGTTTAGAAGCAGATGATATAATAGCATTTTTGAGTACTGAAACAACCAAAACTAAAAAGAATAAAGCCTTTATTGTATCTTCGGATAAAGATTTTCTCCAATTAACAAATGATAATATCATGTTATATGCAGCTATGGAAAAAATTTTTTACACCCCAGAAAAGGTTAAAGAAAAATTTAATGTCCATTCATATAATTTTCTTATCTATAAAACATTGATGGGAGATGACTCAGATAAAGTAGGTGGAGTTAAAGGATTAGGACAGAAAAAATTAGAAAAATACTTCCCAGAATTATTAGGAAATGAAAAATTATCAATGGATCATATATATGATATATGTGCTAGTAGATATAAAGAACATATTATATACTGTAGAGCCTTAGAAAATTTTGATAATTTAAGAAAAGCTAATAAGATTATGGATTTAAGTAATCCAATGATGGATGAATCTGAAAAAGAATTTATTTTAGAACAAATTGCTTCTCCATCTTATAATTTAGATATACCCACATTTACTAAATTGTATAATCAAGACGGATTAGGAAATGTATTAAAAAATATAGATTATTGGTTAAGAGACAATTGGGTAACAATTGATAGATACAATAAAACAAAAAAATAGATTATGACACCCAAAGAAAAAGCAGAAGAACTATATAAAAAAATGCTTGGAAATGATAGTTCAACCCATCCAAAAGTATTTGGTGAAGCAAAAAAATGTGCATTAATTGCGGTTAATGAAATAATTAAAGAACTCACATCAAATGATGTTTATGCAGATTATTGGTATGCTGTGGAAATTGAACTGAAAAAAATATAATGGTTACCATACTTAACCATATTTATGATAAATAACATCAATATGGAATATAAAAAAATATACAATCAAATTATAGAACGTGCTAAAACACGTAAATTAGAAGGTTATAAAGAAAAACATCATATAATACCTAAATGTATTGGGGGTTTAGATATAAAAGAAAATTTAGTAGAATTAACAGCTCGAGAACATTTTTTATGCCACTTGTTACTTTGTGAAATATATCCAAAAGAATATAAACTTAAACATGCTGTATTTTTAATGGCTATAGGTAAACAAAAACTAAAAAAAAATACATATGTTGTATGTTCACGGGTGTATGAACGATTAAAACAAGAACATTCTCAAATATTAATTGGAAAAAAACAAAGTGAAGAAACTAAGAATAAAAGAAGTAAAAGTAAAATTGGTTTTAAATACTCTGATGAAAGTAAACAAAAAATGAGTAATTCCAAAAAAGGGAAAAAATACTCAGAAGAACACAAGAAAAATATTAGTAATTCCAAAAAAGGAAAAAATCGAAATATTACTTGGGGTGAAAAAATAAGTAACTCCAAAAAAGGAAAAAATAAAAAAGGTAAACCAATAATGAAAATAGATATTAATACAAATGAAATAATAGAAATCTACTCTTCATTAAATGAAGCTATTAAGATGACAGGAATTAAAACAATATCTTTTAATATTAGTGGAAAAACCAAAAAATCAGGTGGATTTATTTGGAAATATAAAAATAATTAATCATAATATATGGCAGCATTAAACTCTTTAGAAAATTACGGAATTGTTTTCCAAACCAAAGTCATTTCAGCATTATTAACTGATAAACCATTTCTCCAAACAGTTAATGATATTTTAGTAGAAGATGATTTTTCAAATTCTGCTCAAAAATGGATTGTTGGGGAAATAAATAAATACTACCAAAAATATAATTGTTCTCCAACAATGGAAGTTCTTAAAGTAGAAATGAAAAAAATTGGAAATGATGTATTACAACTATCTATTAAAGAACAATTAAGAGAAGCATACCGATCCTCAGATGAATCAGATTTAACATATGTTAAAGAAGAATTTACTAATTTTTGTAAAAATCAACAATTAAAAAAAGCGCTTTTAAATTCGGTTGATTTATTAAAAGCAGGCGACTATGATTCCATTAGATCATTAGTTGATAATGCTTTACGCTCTGGACAAAATAGAGATATTGGTACGGAATACGAAAAAGATATTGAAACTCGATATAGAGAAGATAATAGAACTCCAATTGCATTTCCTTGGAAAACATTTAATAATATAACTCAAGGTGGATATGGTAAAGGAGATTTAGTTTTAATTTTTGGTAATCCAAAAGGAGGAAAATCTTGGGCTATTATAGCTATGGCTGCAGAAGCAGCTAGACAAGGATTTAATGTAGTTTATTATGCCTTAGAATTAGGAGAATCATATGTTGGTAAACGTTTTGATGCTTATTTTACAGGTATTCCTGTAGACCAATTAGACAAACATAGAGATAAAGTAGAAGAAATATTAGCAACAATCCCTGGAAAAATTATTATTAAAGGATACCCTCCAAAAAGAGCTTCATTAACTAATATTGAACACCATTTAGACCAACTTCAAAATCAAAATGATTTAAAAATAGATGCTGTATTTATTGATTACTTAGATTTATTAAAAAATAGAAATAAAAATAGAGTTGAAAGAAAAGATGATACAGATGATATCTTTACAGATGCTAAAGGATTAGCTAAGGAAAGAGATATTCCAATCATTTCCCCATCACAAGCTAATCGTTCCGGAGCTGAAAAAGAAATTTTAGAAAGTAGTCATATTGCTGGTTCATTTGATAAATTAATGATAGGTGATATAGTAGTTTCATTAGCTAGAGGAAGAGTTGATAGATTAAATGGAACTGGAAGATGGCATTTTATGGGAAATAGATATGGTTCTGATGGAGTTACATATTTTTCAAAGATAGATACATCTACTGGACATATCGAAATAGAAGAAGAAGAATTTGATGTTCAATCTGCACCTGAAAATAGACCAAAACCAAGTGGAGAATTTGTAGATACAGATGAAAGAAATTTTTTAAAGAGAAAATTCTTTGAATTGGATAAAGTATAAGATTTTTTAGATATTTATATAAGTTCAATTACACTAAAAAATTATTTATGATCACATATCCCCGCATATTTTACAAACCCTTTGAATACCAACAAGCATTTGATTTTTATAAAGACCAACACAGAGCCCACTGGTTAGCTGATGAAGTACCTTTAGCCTCAGATTTAAATGATTGGAAATTAAAATTAAATGAATCCGAAAAAAATCTTATTGGAAATATTTTAAAATCTTTTGCTCAAACAGAAGTTCACGTAAATGATTATTGGTCAACCAAAGTTTCATTATGGTTTCCAAAACCTGAAATACAAGCTATGGCTCGTGTTTTTGCTGATTTTGAAAGTATCCATGCCGAAGCATATGCTCGTTTAAATGAAGAATTAGGTTTAGATGATTTCGCAGCATTTATGGAAGATGAAACTTCCAAAAATAAAATTGAAAGATTAATCGAAGTACCTGGTGATTCATTAGAGGAAAAAGCAATTTCATTAGCTATATTTTCAGCATTTACTGAAGGAGTTAATTTATTTTCTTCATTTGCTATATTAATGTCTTTTCAATTAAGAAATTTAATGAAAGGAACAGGACAAGTAGTAGAATGGAGTGTTAGAGATGAATCTTTACATTCAAAAGCTGGATGTTGGTTATTTAAAACATTAATAAAAGAAAACCCATCATTAGATAATGACCATTTGCGTATTAAAATAATGGAAGCTTGCGAATTATCAGTTCAATTAGAATTTGATTTTATTGATAAAGCATTTGAGATGGGAGATATTGAAGGGTTAAAAAAAGAGCAGTTAAAAGCATTTATTAAAGCAAGAGCTAATGAAAAAATGATTGAATTAGGTTATAATTCAATTTACAATGATATAGATCCTTCATTATTAAAACAAATGGAATGGTTTGGACATTTAACAAGTGGTAAAACCCACCAAGATTTCTTTGCTGGAAGAGTAACAAATTATTCAAAATCCACTTCAGATTGGAGTGATTTATAAAATTAAAAAACAAATAAAATGAGTAGTATAAATATAGATACAAGTAAATGGATAAAAGGTAAAAATTATCCTGAATGGTTAGATGAAATTGGGGTGAATATGATTTCTAAAGGATACTTACTCCCAGATGAAGATGTATTTGATGCATATAAAAGAGTAAGTAAAGCAGCTGCACGAAGATTAAAGAGAAAAGATTTACAACCATATTTTTTAGAAGCAATTGAAAAAAATTGGTTATGTCCTGCATCTCCAGTATTATCAAATATGGGAACTGAAAGAGGAATGCCTATTTCATGTTTTGGAATTGATGTAGGAGATTCAATTGAAGGAATAGCAGATGCAAATTCAGAATTGATGAGATTATCATCTCAAGGTGGTGGAGTTGGAATTGGTTTATCTAGAATCAGAGGTAGAGGTAAATCTATTAAAGATAATGGGGTAAGTGAAGGAGTAGTTCCTTGGGCAAAAATTTATGATTCAACCATCTTAGCAACCAACCAAGGTTCAGTTCGTAGAGGAGCAGCTTCAGTTAATTTAGATATAAATCATCCTGATATTGAAGAATTTTTAGGAATTAGAAGACCTAAAGGTGATGTAAATCGTCAATGTTTAAATTTAAATCAATGTGTTGTAATTGATGATGAATTTATGGATAAGCTTGAAAATAAAGATCCTAAATCATTAAAACTTTGGGGAGAAATCCTTAAAACTAGATTAGAAACAGGTCAACCATATATAATGTATAAGGATAACATAAATAAAGCAAATCCTTTAGCATATAAAAATAATAATCTCCAAGTATCAATGACCAACATTTGTACTGAGATCGCTTTATATACCGATGAATTACATTCATTTATATGTTGTTTATCATCATTAAATTTATCTAGATGGGATGAATGGAAAGATTATAAATTTGAAAATGGTATGACTTTACCTGAATTATCAACTTGGTTTTTGGAAGGTGTACTTCAAGAATTTATTGATAGAGCTAAAAATATTAAATTTTTTGAAAATACAGTTCGTTCTGCTACAAAAGGTAGAGCCATTGGATTAGGAGTATTAGGATGGCACACATTTTTACAATCGAAAGGGTTACCATTTGTGGGTATTCAAGCTTCTTCTTATACTAGAATTATTTTTGAATTTATAGAAAAAGAAACATTAAAAGCATCTAAAGATCAAGCCATATTATATGGAGAACCAGAATGGTGTAAAGGTACAGGTTTAAGACATACACATCATTTAGCACCTGCTCCAACAGTTTCTAATGCTCATATTTCTGGTGGAGTTTCTCCATCAATAGAACCAATTCCAGCAAATGTTTATAATTTAAAAACAGCAAAAGGAACATTTATTAAACGTAATAAAATTTTAGAAGAATTACTTGAAAAGAAAGGTTATAATATTGATAGTGTTTGGGAACAAATTTTAAAAGATCAAGGGTCGGTTTTTGGTTTACCTGATTATATTTTAACTGATGAAGAAAAAGAAATATTCTTAACTTTCAAAGAAATTAATCAATTAGAAATTGTTCGTCAAAATGCTATTCGTCAAAAATATGTTGACCAAGCTATTTCATTAAATTTATGTTTTGATCCAAATGATACTCCTAAATGGATTAGTCAAGTTCATAAAGAAGCTCACAAATTAGGTATCAAAACATTATATTATTTAAGAACAGAGAGTGTTTTAAGAGGAGATAATTTACAAAGATTATCAGAATGCATCAGTTGTGAAGGATAAGTAATTTTAAGATTTTTACAAAAAGATTTGAATTTAAAAAATTTTTTTCTTATATTTATATTATGGAAAAAAGTTTAATAGTAGATAAATTTGATAAAAATCATAAATTTATTAAAACTAGAACAATCCCCAATGGTCATGATTGTTGGGGAAACTATGAATATTATGATGAATATTATGTTTCCATTAAAGAAGGAAATTCATTCAAAAATGAACATGTTTTTGAAAAAATGTTTATAATTCATAATAATAGAGAAGTAATAGCAACAGCTTTTGATTTTAATCTAGATAGAATATTAAAAGAATTAAACGAGTTATGATTAAAATTTCACACGAAGTACCATTAGTTTTATTAAAAAGAAGTAGAGAATTTAACGATTATGATTATTGCCTCCCTCATTTGATGGATCAATATGAAGAATATCAAGATTTCTTTTTAGAATCTAGAGATAAAGGTCGCCACGTAATGATGGATAATTCATTACACGAATTAGGAGTTCCTTATCATGAAGAAAGATTATTTTATTGGTTAGATGAATTAAAACCTGCCGAATTTTTTATCCCTGATTATTGGGAAGAAAAAAACAGATCTATTGTATCAGCTAAAAAATGGATACAATATCAATATTTATATCCTAATACTACTTTTATAGCAGTAGTTCAAGGAAAATCATTCCAAGATGCTGCTGAATGTTATATAGCATATAAGGATTTTGGCTATCAAAAAATAGCTTTTTCATATGGAGCTTCTTATTATAATGATGTAAGTGCTCATCCTAATAAAGCTCTTGGAAAAGCCTTAGGAAGAATCCAAACAATCTCTAATTTAACATATGCTAATATAATTGATAAGAATGATAGAATACACCTTTTAGGTTGTTCAGTACCTCAAGAATTTGGATGGTATAAAGATCTTCCATATATTGAATCAATAGATACCTCAAATCCAGTAATGGCAGGTATTGAAGGATTAGAATATTCAACAAGTGGTTTATATACAAAACCTACAGTAAACATGAATACTGTTTTTGAAAATAAAAGAGTAAATGTTGACTTGATTAAATACAATGTTAAAATGTTTAAACAAATAAATAATTTATAATATGGAAAACGAAAACTTTATTTCACTGTATGACTTTCTAGGAAGAGCTGCAGGTGGAGAATTAGGAAAAGAAGTATTTGCAAAAGCAAAAGAACAAAAACAACAATTTAAATCCAGAGATGTATCTAATAAAAAATACACTGGAAAAATCATATTATATAGAAGAGAATTTTTAAATTCATATTTTAATGGAAAATAAAAAATATGCCGTAATATCATTAAGTGGAGGTATGGATAGTTCTACTTTATTACTTCGTTTATTAAGTGAAGGTTATGAAGTAACTGCTTTATCATTTGATTATGGTCAAAAACACAAAGTTGAATTAGAAAGAGCAACTGAATTAGTATATTTTATAAATAATAGACAGGCTGTAGTTTCAGATAAAAATGGAATTGGAGTAAATTATTATTTTATTAAACACCAAATCATTAAATTGGATGGTTTGTCAAATTTACTAGTGAGTGGATTAGTAGATAATAATTCTATGGAAATGAAAACAGGACATTACGCCCATGAAAATGCCCTTACAACTGTTGTTCCTAATCGAAACGCAATATTTTCAGCTATTACATATGCTGTTGCTTTATCTGTAGTGAAAAGAACAGGAAGATCATGTAATATAGCTTTAGGAACCCACATGGGTGATTTTGATAATAAAAAGCAAAGTGGGATTTACCCTGATTGTTCTGAAGAATTTAAACAAGCGATTGAACATGCTTTTAAAATAGGAAATTGGGATTCTGATAAAGTAGATTATTACGCTCCATATAATATAACTGATAAAACAGGAGTATTAAAAGACGGAATTGAATGTTGTGAAAAATTAGGTTTAGATTATAAAGAAATTTATAAACGAACTAATACTAGTTATGCTCCTATTAGAGTAATCCTCCCAAGTTTAAAATCCCCAGATCCTAATGAAGAAATAGAATCTGGAGAAAGAGAAATATGGTACTCAGACTATAAATCAGGTTCAAGTATTGAACGTATAGAATCATTTATTAAGCTAGGATTAGAAGATTCAGTTCAATATGCTGAAGAAGATGGTACTTTAGTATCTTGGGAATTTGTTAAAGAATATGTTGAAAAAATTTGTGAGGAATGGGGGAAAAGTAAAGGAGACCATTGATTTTAATAAATTGTCCCCATATTTATAATAAAATATAATTATGGAAAATCAAAAATGTTCAATTTGTAAAAATGAATTTCCTGCTACCTTAGAATATTTTGGTAAACACGGACGTAGAGGATTAGATACTTATTGTAAGGATTGTAGACATAAAAAAACAAAACAATATTACTATGACAATAAGAAAAAAATGAAATCTCAATCTATAGCTTGGAAAAAATCCCAACGTCAAAAAATTAATGAGTATAAAGATTCTTTAAGTTGTTTAAAATGTAAAGAAAATAAAAATTGGCTTTTGGATTTTCATCATATTGATCCTTCTAAAAAAGATTTTCAAATAAGTCAAGGTGAAGCAAAAGGTTGGGAAAAAATAAAACAAGAAATAAAAAAATGTGTGGTTTTATGTTCAAATTGTCATAGAGATTTTCACTATTTAGAAAAATTAAATAATATAACAATCCAAGAATATTTGGATAACCAAATTTAAAAATATATTATTAACTCATAAAGATTAAAAATCATGATTAACATTAATTGGATATTTGATAGTACTTGGGGTAATGGATTAAACCACGATTGGGAAGCCCTAAAAAAAGAAGGTACAGTAACTGAAACTACCGAAGAAAAAAATGGATTTAAAACCATTATAAAAACTTTTGTTTCATTTGATGGGGAGACAAAAATTACTTCATCCGAATCAATTTCTATAGTTGATGAAACTAAGAGTAAAATAAGTGAAATAAATAAACAAATTGAAACGGCTGTTAGAGATGAAAATTATGAATTAGCTGCTCAATTGAAAAAAGAAAAAGAAACATTATTAAAAAAATAAATATGAAACAAGTATTATACTTCTCAGCAAATTGGTGTTCTGCATGCCAATCAACAACCCCAAGTATTGACCAACTAAAAAAATCAGGTAGAGCTCAAGTAGCTAAAGTAGATACTGATTATGATATATCATTGGTAGAACAATATAGTGTAAAAAGTGTTCCTACTACCATTATTTTAGAAAATGGTAAAGAAATTAATAGACACACTGGAGCATTATCATTAGAACAATTAAATAATCTTATAAAATAATGGCTTACAGATATCTCTCAGCTAAAAATTTTGATAATTTCTCAGTAGCATTAAGACAACACAAAGCTCAACACTCTCATTGTCAATTGTTACATGGATATGCTTTTGAAATAAAAGTATGGTTTGCTTCTAACGAAGAAGAAATTGATAAACAATTAGACGATATGAATTGGATTGTGGATTATGGTTCATTTAAAAAACCACCACAAGGAAATGGATTAAGAGAATGGTTAGACCAACAATTTGATCATACAACTCTTATTGAAAAAGATGACCCATGTTTAGATATATTTCAACAATTAGAACAAATGGGAATTTGTAAATTAATTGTAATGGATAAAATGGGAGCTGAATCAGTTGCCAAATTAGTTTTTGAAAAATTTAATGAAAGATTATCTAAAACTGATGCTGGTCGTTGTAAAGTGGTTAAAGTAGAAGTATTTGAAAATAAAAATAACAGTTCAATTTACGAAGAAATATGAGTAAAATAAAAGAAATGGAATCTAAATTTAATTTTCGATTTAATGAAAATAATAAATTTCATATTTCATTGTTTACGTTTTATAAAAAAACAGGATTTCTAACAGAAAAACAAATTAATAGAATCAAACATCCTTTAGTAGTAGATACTAGTCGAGGTTTTAGTTCTGATTTAGACAGAGAATATCAAACAGCTAATTTTTAATCGATTAATTGAACAAAAATTAAAATCCATAATATGTATAATAAAATACAATTATGAAAGTAAAACATTATGTTTATAAAATTGTTAATTTAAAAAACAATAAGATTTATATTGGAGTTAGGACTCACCCCAATCCTGAATTAGATAATTATATGGGAAGCGGAACTTGTATACAAAATGTAATAGAAATTGAAGGTATAGAAAATTTTAAAAAAGAAATATTAAAATATTTCAATACAAGAGAAGAAGCCGAAAATTATGAATCTTCTTTATTAACAGAGGAATTTTGTAACAGCCCTAAAACCTATAATATTCAACAAACTAGTAGATTTAACGATAAAATGCATGGTTTTAGAAAAGATTTATGGTATGATTATTATAACGAAATTAGAAATAAATATATTAATGGAGAAACATTACCCAATCTTGGAAAACAATATAAATGTGATAAAGGAACAATCAGAATTATATGTTCAGATATAAAAAGAACTAATTCTGAATCACAAAGAATAAGATTTAATAAATGTATAACATCCGGGGCAAGAGATACTGAATTTGATAAACTTCATTTAAAAAAATTATTGGAGTTATATAATGTAGAAAAGTGGAGTGTAAATCGAATTGCCACATATTTTAAGAAAAGTTGTTCTTTTATAGATAGAAGATTAAAAGAACAAAACATAATAAAAAGAGCTAGAAAAGAAAATAACGAAAAACCATTTAAAAACAGAAAACATGGCTAAACTTAATTCAAATACTTTATTAATATCATCAGATTTCTTTTCTTGTCAAGGCGAAGGAAAATCAACAGGTATCCCTTCATATTTTGTTCGTTTAGGGTTGTGTAATTTAAATTGTGGAATGTCACGTTTATTTACTAATAAACTTTTAAAAGAAAAATCATTAGAAGATGGAGAAATATTTAAAGGTGATTTAGAAACAGAAGGTAAAGCAACTTGGACTTGTGATAGTACATCTCAATGGTTATGGAGAGGAGTAGATCAAGATTTTGATTATCTAATTAATCAATGGAAAGAACAAGATATATATGAAGATATTAAAAATGGTATTATTCATATAATTTGGACAGGTGGAGAACCTACTTTACCAAAACATCAAGAAGCAATTTTTGAATTTAGTAAATATTGGGCACACCAAAATGGAGGAATTTTAGAAAATTTAAATATGGATACTACAGATGTTTTACATCATTTTATGGAATCTGTAAAGCCAAAAAATGCTTTTTATGAAATTGAAACCAATGGAACCCAATATATAAATAAATATTTATTTAGAATTCTTGATCAAATAAATTGCTCCCCAAAACTTTCTAACTCAGGAATGAGTACCAAACAACGTATAAATTCTGAAGCCATTAAACGTATAATGGAACATCCAAATTACCAATTCAAATTTGTTATATCAAATGAAGATGATATTAAAGAAATGTTTAAAGATTTTATCGAACCATTTAATATACCACTTAAAAATGTTGTTTGTATGCCTGGAATGGATTCACAAACACAATTTCATGAAAGAACACAATGGTGTTTAGAAATGGCTAAAAAATATAAATTTAGAGGAATGACAAGATTACACATCTCAGCTTGGGATAAAACTTTAAACGTTTAACATGCACGAATTATTTCACATAATAGGTCTTTGCCCAGAAAGTTTGTCTCATCCAAATTTTCTTAATATATTGATTTCAAATTATCAAGAAATTATAAATTTAATAAATAAAGGTTATGAAAAGTATAAAAATTTGGATTAAATGGAAATTTTATAGATGGAAAGCTTATTTAAATAAAAAAGCTTCTAGTAAAAGAAATCTACAAGTCGATGAAAAATTAATAAAAAGTGTAGTGGTAAAAATCTCTTCAAATGAAAAGAATCTAATTTTAATCTCACCACTTTCAAAAACAATTTATCTTCAAACATCTAATAAAGATTATACTATTGTATTAGAAGAACACAAAATAAAAATAACAAATCACCAATTATTTATTGAATCTCAAATTGATGAATTTTTTAGTAGAGAATTATTTAATATAGTATATCACTATGTTGAAAAATTCCGTCTTCAATTGAATAAAGAAATATTCAATAATGAAGTTGATGGATTAAATTATATGTTAAATCAATTAAATAAAAATTAAATTTTATGTTAAAAAAAGCAAACGAAAACCAATTCCGCTCATCAGAAGAAATTGAAAAAATGATAGAGGAAGCAACTAAACATTATGGAAGTTTTTTAAATTCACTAGGATGGGATTATCTAGCTGATAGACAAACAATCGATACTCCTAAACGTGTAGCTAAGGCTTGGTTAAAAGATTTAGTATTAGGTTCAGTAACTAAAGAACCATCAATGACAGTATTTCCAAACGAAGAAAATTATGATGGAGTAGTTATTCAAACAGGTATTCCAGTAGTTAGTTTATGTGCTCACCACAATTTACCTTTTACAGGTTATGCTTCTGTAGCATATGTACCAGGTGAAAAAGTAGTAGGTTTAAGTAAATTAAATCGTGTTGTTGATTGGTTTGCTCGTAGACCACAAATGCAAGAGTCATTAACTCAACAAATTCATGAATTTTTATCTAAAAAATTAGATTGCCCATCAGTAGCAGTTAGTATTGCTTCTAAACATATGTGTTGTTCAAATCGTGGGATTAAACATCCAACATCAACTATGACTACTAATAAATTTAGTGGTGTGTTTATGGAACCAAATAACTTAATTCGTGAAGAATTTTTACAAGCAATAATGAAAAACGGAAAAGATTTTTAATCAAATGATGGAATTAGTAACAACTTACATATGTAAAGTTTCTGACATTGGCGTTCATTCCAATATGTTTGGAGGAACTATTTTAGGATTAGTAGACCAAAGTTCAGGAGCTTATGCTTCTCAAATTTGTGATACACCTAAAATGGTTACCATCAAAATTGATGAATTGGTTTTTAAAAACCCCGTAAAAGAAGGAAACATTATTAAAATATATGCTACTGTAAAAGAATTCGGAAATACATCCGTTACCATGTATACAGAAGTAAGAAAACACAATGTTTATACAGGTAAACAAGAAGTAGTATTACATACCAATATCAAATTTGTAAGAATAGACGAAGAAGGACATCCAATTCCAATTTCGGAACGTGTTAAAAAGCGTTATGAAACAAGAATTGAAAAATATGGTAAAGGTCTTCTAGATTCTGAAGAAAGGAAATTGGAAAATTTTAATGATGTTATAGCCAAATCTAATATATAATGAATCCTGCTGATTTAGTAACTCCATCACTAATAAATTATTGTTCAAATATGAATACAATAGTAGTGTGTGGATTTACAAAAACAGGGAAAATTACATTAGCAAATAAATTAGCCAAAGAATTAAATAGAAAAATATTCTTATCAGATGATTATCAGTTTGTAGATCCTAATGAATCATTATATGCTTTTATGAAAGATATAATTCCATTTCATCAAAATAAAACTCCTATTATTGTAGAAGGAATATTATGTTTTAGATTATTGAGAAAAGGTATTCAAGAAAGTTTATTTTTTCCTGATTTAATATTAAAAACAAATTGTAATGAATCTACTATTCGATATTTTTATAATAAAGATAGAGAAGAACACAAAATAGAAAGAGCCTTATCTTTTAATAAAGGATTAGATAAAATTTGGAATGAATATTTAGATTTATTATCTAAAAATCCATGGATTAGAAAACCTCAATATGTTGAATTAAATACATCTTTATAAAATGAACCAAGACGAAATAATCAAATTACAACAAGAATTAATCGATTTGTATGAACAACAAATTATGGATTTAACCCTAATGTCTAAAATTGAATTAGGTGATGATGTAATTGAAGAAATTAACAGATTAAAAGAATTAATACATGAACAGATTAATTAAAACACAAGAAGAATTTAACCAATATATGGAAGAAATTCGACTTAGAGGAAAAAGTTTTGAACCAAACCCAACAACAGTAAGTTTTACTAATGATTCATGGGATAACTTAGAACCATATGATTTTAATAAAGAATATATAAGAATAGTAAAAGAAAATAATCACGAAACAATAGAGCGAATTATGAAAGAAAAAAAATATGTACCATTTGTTTCTGAAGTAGAAATATTTAACACTACTTTTGGAAAATTAAACAACGAAACACCTACCACAGATATTCCTGAATTTGAGAAGAAATTTATTTATGATTTTATTCTTGAAGAATTAGAAGAATATAAAGAAGCTTATGAAAAAGATGATATCGTAGGTATTGCAGATGCATTTGGTGATATAATGTATGTCCTTTCTGCTGGGATTTTAGTTTATGGATTAAAAGATAAATTCGAAGATATATTTCAAGAAATCCAAGCTTCAAATATGTCTAAATCTTGTTCAACAGAAGAAGAAGCAATTGAAACTGTTAAAGTAAGATCACAAGAAAAAGGTTATGATTGTCACTACGAAAAAGTAGATGATAAATGGATAGTATATCGTTCTAGTGATAGAAAAGCCCAAAAATCAATCAACTATTTTTCTCCAAATCTTAAAAAATTCATCTAAATAATGTATCAGTCAATCTATTACGATTTTCAAACTTATACATATCATTTACGTGATGACAAAATTGGATGGTCTGAATTTAAATATCAACCAACATTTTGGAAACGAGTAAATAATCACCAAGAAGGTGCCCAACCAGTATTAACCGGAGGTTGGGCTGTTCCTACTAAAAAATTTAATAAAGAAGATTCTAATTTATTAGAAAAAGATATAAATAAAGAATTATTAATATTAAGAGAATTATACTACAAATATGATGATGTAGTACCTTCATTTCATAATATAGTTTATTTCGATATTGAGATTGAAATGGGAGGAGCACTAACCCCAGAATATATTAAAGCTGCTCCAATGCCAATTACATCAATTGCTTTAATAGATGTTTCAACCAAAACTAAAATATGTTTTATTACAGATAAAAGTAAAAAAATCAATGAAACAAATGAAAAGGATGAATATGAAAAAATAATTATTCCTTGTGGTTCGGAGAAAGAATTAGTTAATAAATTTTTTAATAAATGGGAAGAATTAGATCCAACTATTATAGTAGGATGGAATAGTGCTTATTTCGATGTTCCTTATTTATATTTTAGAATTCAACAAATAATGGGAGATGAAGTATTAAGACTATCTCCTATAAGAAAAATCAATTATAGAGAATTCATGGGTGAAACCCAAATTACTATAGCTGGGATTAACCATTTAGATTACATGCTTCTTCATAAAAAATATATTATGAAGGAAGAACCATCATATAAATTAGGAGATATAGGAACTAAATATGTTGGATTAGGAAAAATTGAATATGAAGGAAATTTAAATACTCTATTTGAATCAGATATTCATAAATTTATTGAATATAACTTTCGAGATGTTGAAATTATTGAAGCATTAGAAAATAAACTGAAATTCATAGATTTAACAATCATGATTTCACATATTTGTAACATTCCTTATGAAAGTATATATTATAATACTGTAATGAATGAAGGAGCTATATTAAAATATCTCAAACGAGAAGGAATAATTTCTCCTAATAAACCTACAACTCACAATCCAGTTCTAAAAAATGCTAATTCATCTTATGCTGGTGGTTATTTACTAGAACCTATTCCAGGATTGTATTTTGATGTAATAGATTTGGATTTTACCTCATTATATCCATCAATTATAAAATCCCTTAATTTAGGAATTGAAACTCTAGTATGTAGAATTAAAGTGGAAAATAATCCTACCTATGAACAAAATCATTCATTAGAAAAACTAAAAAAAAGAGACCCTAAAGAACTACTTACTATTGAGAAAGTAAACAATATAAATTATACTCTAAAGTCAACTAAAATTAATATTGAAACATTAATTAGACTTATAGAAGAAAATGAATATACCATATCATCATCAGGAGCTATATTTAGAACAGATGAAAAAAGTGTTGTATCTAAAATATTAGAGGGGTGGTTTGAAAAACGTGAACATTATAGAGGATTAAAGAAAAAAGCAGGTAAAGATGAAGATTGGATTAATTACAAATTATATGATTTATTCCAACATGCATTTAAAATCCTTCAAAACGCAATGTATGGTACATTTGCTATTAATGGGTGGAGATATACTGATGGTCATTTAATCTGTAGTTCAGCAATTACTAATTCGGGACAAAGATTAACTTGTGAATCCATAGATTTTGTAAACCACAAAATAAATAAGGAATTAAATTCCAATAAACAACATATTTGTATTTCTGATACAGATTCAATGTATATAGTATTAGGTGATTTATTAAAACATAGATATCCTGATATTAAACCTGAGGAAAAAAACGATAAAATATTAGAATTAGCATTAGAAATACAGAATGAAGCAAATGATGATTTAAATCGTATTTGTAGAAGTTTATTTAATATTAAACCTGATACTCATTATTTTCAATTAAAACAAGAAGTAATTTGTGCTGGTGTATTAACTACTGGTAAAAGAAGATATGCGATGTACGTCACTAACAAAGAAGGTGTACCAGTTGAAGAATTAGATATGAAAGGACTTGAATTGATGAAGTCTAATATGAATAAATTATTTAAACAATTTGGAGAAAATTTTATTAAAAATATACTTTTTGGTAAAGAAAAATCCCTAATAGATAATTCAATAGTAGAATTTTATAAAACTCTAAAAACATTAGATCCAAGACAATTAGGTAAACCTACAGGTGTAAAACAAATTAAAAACTACCAAATCCCAGCTAAAGCTGGAGACATGTTTTCAGGTTTTATTAAAAAGGCTCCATCAAATACAAAAGCAGCAGTTAGATATAATGATTTATTAAAATTTAAAAAATTAGATAAAAAATATGAATCAATTATTGAAGGAGATAAATTATTTATTATTAATTTAAAACAAAATCCTTACCATTTAGAAACTATAGGTTTACCAAATGCTACTACACCTCCAGAAATTGAAGAGTTTGTTAAAACATATATTGATGTAGATGAAATTTTTGATTCTTTATTAGCTAATAAACTTAAAAACTTATATGAAGATTTAAAATGGGATTTCCCACCATTAAACCCAAATGTAAATAAATTTTTCACATTCAACTAAAAATTATATGATATCAAAATTAGAATTACAAAGTGTTATAAATAAATACTATTTAAATGGACTTATTGAATCAGTTAAATGGGATATAAAAGATAATCAACTATCCATTAAATATACAGCTCCAACTAAAGAAATGTTAGGAGAAATTACCCATACCAACTTTAATTTAGAAAATTCTACTGTAGGTATTAGTAATACTTCTCAATTACTAAAATTAATCAACATTACTAGTGGAGAAATAATGTTAAATTATATAAAAAATAATAGAGTATTTTCTAAACTTATTATATCTGATAATCAATTTACTGTTAATTATACATTAGCTGATACATTAACAATATCAAAATCAGGAACATATAATGGGAGTGAAGAGTATGAATTATCTACTCCATTAAATAAAGAAATTATTTCTGCTTTAATCAAAGCAAAATCTGCTCTAGATGAAAGTAAAACAGTAGTAATTAAACCATATATGGGTTTAGATGGAGATTCTCAATTAGAATTTATTTTTGGAGGAGATATAGAATACTCCAATAAAGTTTCATATTATTTAACAAATATTAAAGTTACATCTACTATTCTAGATTTCACATTAGGTTTCAACTCAGATTTATTCAAAGAAATCCTTACAGCTAATAAAGATATAGATGAAGCTAATTTATCTATTAATCTAGATGGTTTAATGAAACTAGAATTCAAATCAAATAACATTAAAAGTGTATATTATTTAGTTAAAAAAGATATTTAAACTTGACTACTAGATAAAAATTTTATATATTAATTAAAATAAAAAATAACCAAAAAAATAATTTATATGTTAAAAGCAGTTTTCAATTCAATTATTGTTAAGCCCCAAGAACAAGATGAAACCACTTATGGTTCAATTATAGTTCCAGATTTAGGTAAAGAAAAAGGATTAAGAGGAACCATAATATCTGTAGGAGAAGGATATCATTCAGCAACTGGAACATTTGTTGAATCAACACTTAAAGTAGGACAACAAGTAATTTTACCTTCAATAGGTCCTACTAAAATAGAAGATGATGGTCAAGAATATTGGTCATGTTCTGAAAACCAAGTATTAGCTATTGTAGAATAATTAAAAAATATAAAACAAATTTATGAATAAAAATACAGAATTCGGCCCAGAAGCACGTAAAAAAATAGTTAAAGGTATTAATAAAGTTGCAGATGCAGTTACATCTACACTTGGACCTAATGGTAGAAATGTTATTTATACTGAGATGGGAGAAGTTAGAAGTACTAAAGATGGTGTTACAGTAGCAAAACAAATTTTTAATGTTGAAGATCCATTAGAAGAAATGGGAGTTCAAATGATAAAACAAGTATCTATTAAAACAGCAAATACTGCTGGTGATGGAACAACAACTTCTACTCTTTTAGCTCAAAAAATGATTAATGAAGGAATCACTTATTTAGATAGAGGTTCCAATGCTGTAGATATTAAAAAAGGAATTGATTCTGCTGTTAAAGAAGTAGTAACTCATCTACGTAAAAAAATATCTAAAGATATATCTTCTGAAACTCAATTAGAACAAGTAGCTACAGTATCAGCAAATAATGATTCATCAGTAGGTAAATTAATTTCATCTGCTATGAAAAAAGTAGGTCGTGAAGGAGTAGTTACTATTGAAGAATCAAAAAGTGGAGAAACATATCTTGAAACAGTTGAAGGGATGCAATTCGACAGAGGATATAAATCACATTATTTTGTTACTAATAACAATGATATGACTTGTACTCTAGAAGATCCTTATATATTAATTGCAGATAGAAAATTTACTGCAGTAAAAGATTTACTTCCAATCTTGGAAAGTGTTTCACAAAGTGGTAAATCCCTACTTATTATTGCTGAGGATATTGAAAGTGAAGCTTTATCTACTCTTATTGTTAATAAAATGAGAGGTATTTTAAAAGTAGCTGCTGTTAAATCTCCAGATTTCGGAGATAGAAGAAAACTTATCTTAGAAGATATTGCTGTAATGACAGGAGGAGAAGTGTTTAGTCCTGATAAAAATATGAAATTGGATAAATTTGATATGAAGTGGTTTGGAAGAGCTCGCTTAGTTACTATCACAAAAGATCAAACAACAATTGTTGATGGAAAAGGAGAATCTGAAAAAATAGATGAACGAGTAAAAAATCTTCAAACACAAATTGAAAAAGCACCTTCCCCATTCGAAAAAGAAAAATTACAAGAGCGTTTAGCTAAATTTATAGGAGGAGTAGCTATTATTCATGTTGGTGGTAATTCGGAATTAGAAATGAAAGAAACCAAAGATAGAGTTGATGATGCACTTCAAGCAACAAAAGCAGCAATTGAAGAAGGTATAGTACCAGGAGGTGGAGCAGCTTTATTATATGCTAGAGAAAGTATTACTAAAGTAGATTCTATTGATGAACAAATTGGTAAACAAATAGTTTATAAAGCTTGTGGTTCTCCATTCTTGAAAATATTATTAAATGCAGGTGTTGAAGAAAGTGAATGTTATGGTTTAATAAATCAAATTAAAACCGAATCCAAAAACAAATATTGGACTGGATATAATTTAAAAACCAAACAATTTACAGATATGGAAAAAGCAGGTATTATTGATCCTACCAAGGTAACAAGAAATGCTATTGAAAATGCTGCATCAATTGCTGGTACAGTATTATTAACAGAAGCTGCAATCGTTGAAATAAACAACGATAAAAAAGAACCTGAAATGGGTGGAATGCCTGGAATGTATTAATTATAAAATAAATGAGAGGAGCAATAGATCTTTTAGGGAAATTCATTCAAATAGATGAAACCCAATACGAAATTACTAATATTAATTTTGTCCCTGAATCAAATGGATTTTACATTGAATTAGAAAACGATGAAGGATTACTTAATATTTCCCTAAAAGATATTCTCATTCATATTAATGAACAATTAAATTTAAAAAGTGGAAAATTTAACAAGAAAATTGTTAATATTTAAATACAAGTTATGTCAAAAAGGTTACACACAATATTAAATGAACGTTATCGTCCTGATACTTTAGAAGGATATATTTGTAAAGATGAAATTAAATTAAAATTCCAAGAATTTATTGATAAACAAGATATCCCTCATCTTTTATTCGCAGGTAAACCTGGTGCAGGTAAAACTACTATTGCTAAAATTTTAATTAAAAATATTGATTGTGATTATTTATATATCAATGCTACAGATGAACGTTCAATTGATGTTATGAGAGATAAAGTAGGAGCATTTGCTTCTGCTGGATCTTTTAAGCCCCTCAAAATAGTAATATTAGATGAAGCAACTCATATCTTACAAGCATCTCAAGTTATATTATTAAATATGATGGAAACTTATAGTTTAACTACAAGATTCATATTAACAGGTAACTTCCCAGAAAGACTAATTGAACCATTAAGAAGCAGATGTCAAGAATTTGATTTATCTCCTCCATCCAAACCCGTTGTAGCAAAACATATTGACGATATTTTAAATAAAGAAAATATTGAACATTCCTCCGAAGATATAGTAACAATTGTAAAAAAATTCTATCCTGATTTTCGTAAGATTATAAATAATTGTCAAAAATATACTGTTGATAATGTTTTAAAACTTGATAATTCAATAAATAATATAGATGATTATTCATTAAATATATTAACTGAATTAAAAACTCCATCATTTAAAACATTTAATAATATTAGACAAATAATAGCTAATGCTGAATTAAATGATTATGAAGATTTATATAGATTTTTATATGACAATTTAAAAGAATATTCTAAAGGAAATGATGGGTATATTATTGTAACAATTGAAGAATATCTTTATCATGCTACATTTAGACTAGATAAAGAAATAAATTTTATGGCTTGCATAAGTAAAATAGTAGAAATAATAAACAATAAAAAAGTTATATAAAATGAACAAACAACCACAACTACAAGTAGATATTACTCAATCTACACCAATCAAATCAGAAGATGGAGGACAAGTCTTTCAAGAAGCAACAATACTAAGAAAAATCAGTAAATTTCTAACTGGTACTAGTGAAGATGCTGTCGTACCTATCCCAGTATTTGTTGATATAAAAACAAATAAAATATTATTAGAAATGCTTCCTAAAGAATTGAGAGCAGAATATGAAGAGTACAACAAAACAGTCTAAACCGTTTTCTATATTTGATTTTTTAAAAGCTATTATTGATATTAAACCATCATGGGATACTTTTACTCTTGAACAACAAAAAATATTTAATGGATACATGATTAATAAATTTTTAAGCATGAATTCTAAATATATTGAAGTTGTAAATTATGTTCAAGGTTTTAACATTAAAGATAGTGAAAAATTATATAATATATATTGTGAAGTTATTCCTCAATCAAAAAATACTTATTCACCGTTTATAAAATCAAATAAAAAATCCCCTATAAATCCTGAATTATCTAAACATATTTCTAATTATTTTGAATGTTCAACTTCTGAAGCAGAAGAATATATAACATTAACAGATAAAGAATTCATTCAGGATATTTTAACTAAACAAGGGATTGATGAAAAAGAAATTAAAAAAATAACAAAAAATGGCTAAAGAAGAAATATCTGTTATCGAACAATTAGAAAAAGAATACCCAACCATAGCGGCTGGATATAAACAAATCATTAAAGAGCAATATGCTTTATTTGCACAAAAGATGCTAGATTATGGAGTTGATAATATATCAATGGGTACTAGATTAGAAAGTCCTGAAGATAAAAAATTATCATTAACAGCAATTTGGATTCGTTGTAATGATAAAATGAATAGATTAAAAAATCTAGTATTGTTTAATAAAAAAAATCAAGTAGAAAATGAACCAACAACCGATTCATATATGGATTTAGTTAATTATAACATCATCGCTCAACTTGTTTCAAAAGATCTTTGGAAAAAATAATAAAAATGTTTTTTAGCAATATTTATAATAAAACATAAATTATGGCAAACAAATATTGGACTAAAGAAAAGCAAAAAGAGTATTATGAACGTAAAGGTAAGGAATTAGCTAAAAAATATTATCAAAATAATAAACAAGATAGAAAAGAATATCAATCTGAATATTATCAAGATAATAAAACGGAACAATATAAAAAGAATAGAGAACGTTTAGCTAAAAATAAAGAAAAATATAATGAAACAATTGATAAATGGAGAGAAAAAAATAAAGAAAAACTAAGAGTTAGACAACGAGAATACATGAAAAAATATCGTAAAAACTCTCCCACTTATCGACTTAGAGAAAACATTGGACATTATATAAGACAAGCTTTAGTAGATTCTATTCCTAAATCTGGTACATATAAAAAATATCTTGGGTGTTCAATAAATGAATATAAACAATATTTGGAAAAATTATTCCAACCCGAGATGACTTGGGAAAATTATGGAATATATTGGGAAATAGATCATATAAAAGCAATTTCAAATTTTGATTTAACTAAAGAAGAAGAAATATTAAAAGCATTCCATTACTTAAATACTCAACCATTATCAATAAAAGAAAATAGACAAAAAAGCAACAAATAATGTCTAAAACTAAACAAACCCCTTCTATAGTAAAACAAATTCGTGATTTTGTTCCACAGGAAATAAATTATGCTTTTCAAAAAAGTATTTCTTATTCCCAATTATCAATGTATTTATCATGTCCTAAAAAATGGGCATTACAATATAGAGATGGTCATAAAATATACAATCAATCTATTAATATGACTTTTGGTACTTCAATTCATGAAACATTACAAAATTATCTTCATGTATTATATACTGAAAGTGGTGTTAAAGCTGATGAAATAGATCTAGAAGATCATTTTGAAGAAAGATTTAAAGAAAACTATTCTAAAGGATATAAAGATAATAAAAATATCCACTTTAGTAATTCTGAAGAAATGAGAGAATTTTTTGATGATGGAATAGCTATTTTAGAATTTATAAAAAAGAAAAGAGGAGAATATTTTAGCATAAGAGATTGGCATTTAGTAGGGATTGAAATCCCTATAGTTCTTTCCCCAGATAAACGATATAATAATATTTTATATAGTGGATTTATAGATTTAGTTTTATACCATGAAGCTACAGAAAAATTTGTTATATATGATATAAAAACTAGTACTAGAGGATGGACAGATAAAGAAAAAAAAGATGAAATAAAACAATTTCAAATTTTACTTTATAAACAATTTTTTAGTGAACAATTTGGAGTACCTGAAGAAAATATAGATGTTGAATTTTTTATAGTTAAAAGAAAAATTTGGGAAGAATGTGAATTTCCTCAAAAACGAGTACAACAATTCTCCCCATCAAATGGAAAAACCAAATTAAAAAAGGCTAGAACTGCGTTAAATAAATTTATTGAAGAAATATTCACCATAGATGGGACTTATAATGCCGCAGATCACCTCCCTACCCCATCCAAATCCACTTGTAAATATTGTCCATATAAAACCAAAAAAGAATTATGTGATAAGGCTATCCTTCACTAATATTATATATTTATATACAAAATAAAGTCATGGAAAATCAAACCCAATTAACATCTGTAAAAGTAGATAAAGAGCTATTTAATACTTTTAAGATAGAATGCGTAAAAAGGAAATTTAGTTTAAATAAGCTTGTGAATCGAACAATGGATTTATACCTTACAGATGAAAATTTTAGAAAACAAGTTTCTAATTACATTAATCCTAAAATTAACGAATAACCCAACCAAAAATTAGTTTTTATGAATTCAAGTTTTGCTTATCTTCCTCCAAATGAGAGGAAAAAAATCCTATTAATTTGTGACGATATAAGAGTACATTCAGGAGTAGCTACAGTTGCTCGAGAAATGGTACTTAACACTGCTCAACATTTTAATTGGGTACAAATTGCTGGAGCTATAAATCATCCAGATAAAGGAAAAAAATTAGATTTATCTCAAGATACTAATACAACTACTGGATTGAAAGATTCTTCAATCCAAATTTACCCAACTGATGGGTATGGTGATCCAAATATTATAAGAAATTTGATTCGTTTGGAAAAACCAGATGCAATATTTTTGATTACTGACCCAAGATATTTTATGTGGTTATTTCAAATCGAAAATGAGATTCGTAGAAAAATTCCTATTGTATATCTTAACATTTGGGATGACTACCCAGCACCAATGTATAATAGACCATATTATGAGGCTTGTGATGCTTTATTAGGAATTTCTAAACAAACAGTTAATATTAATAAATTAGTATTAGGTGATAAAGCAAAAAACAAACTTATTGAATATGTTCCTCACGGATTAAATCATGATATATTTAAACCTATTGATCAAAACGATCCTGAGTTTAAAGCATTTAAAAGTCAAATGTTTAAAGGAAAAGAATATGATTTTGTTTTATTCTTTAACTCAAGAAATATTCGTAGAAAACAAATTCCAGATACTCTTTTAGCATATAAATATTTCATAGATCAATTACCTGAAGAAAAAGCTAAAAAATGTGCCTTTTTACTTCACACCCAAGTCATAGATGATAATGGAACAGATTTAAAAGCAGTATGTGATTTTTTATTTGACAATAATGAAAAATACAACATCATATTCTCAGAAAAACCATTACCACCACAACAAATGAATTATTTGTATAATATGACTAACGTACAAATATTATTAACAAGTAATGAAGGATGGGGATTAAGTTTAACAGAAGCGATTTTAGCAGGAAATCCAATTATAGCAAATGTAACTGGTGGAATGCAAGATCAAATGCGTTTTGTTAAGGATAATAAATGGATTGATTTTGATAAAGATTTTCCTTCAAACCATAATGGTACTACTAAAGAACATGGAGAGTGGGCATTACCAGTTTATCCAAGTAATAGATCAATACAAGGTTCTCCAGTCACACCTTATATTTGGGATGATAGATGTAAAGCAGAAGATGCTGCTGAACAAATCAAATTTGCTTATGAATTAGGTAAAGAAGGATGTAAAAAAAGAGGATTAGCAGGTCGTGAATGGGCTTTAAGTGATGAAGCAGGATTTACAGGAGAAAAAATGGGTAAAAGAATTATAGAAAATTTAGATAATTTATTTAAAACTTGGAAACCCAGAGAAAAATTCGAATTATTAAATACAAAGAATGTTGAAAAAAGAGTTTTAAACCATAAATTATTATACTAAAAATGAGCAAATCATCAACCCAACAAAAAATCAGTTGTTTAATACAAGCATTACCTAGCTTTCAAGCTAGCTATAAAAAATATTTAGCATCAAGAAGACAAGGAACACGTCCTAAAAAACAATCTAAAAATAATTAATTTATGAGTAAAAATACTTGCGTTATTTACGCACCAATAGATACCTTATCAGGTTATGGAGCTAGAGCTCGTGATACAGTTAAATCAATAATTCAACTTAAAAAAGAAGAATGGGATATTAAAATCATTCCTTGTAATTGGGGGAATACACCTACAGGATTTATTGAAGAAAATCCTGAATGGAAATTTCTTGAATCATATATAATTAATGGACAATTAACCACTCAACCAGATATTTTTGTTTGGATAACTGTACCAAATGAATTTCAAAAAGTAGGTAAATACAATATTGGTATTACAGCAGGTTTAGAAACAACTTTAGTACCAGGTGATTGGATTGAAGGAGTAAATAAAATGGATTTAGTACTTGTTTCATCTGAACATTCTAAAAAAGCATTTTTAGATTCTAAGTTTCAAAGAGTAAATGATCAAACAAAACAAGTAGAAGGTATAGTTGAAGTAAAAACTCCCATTGAAGTTATTTTTGAAGGTATTGATACTAATATTTATAAACATTTAGGAGAAATTCCAAAAAATAAAGAAATAGGAAATTTAAAATCAATTCCTGAAAGTATTTGTTATTTGTTTGTAGGACATTGGCTTCCAGGAGATCTAGGAGAAGATAGAAAAAATGTAGGTTTATTAATTAAAGCATTTCTTGAAACATTTAAAAATAAAAAAACAAAACCTGCATTAATTTTAAAAACATCAATTGTTGGTCCATCTTATATGGATAGAGATGAAATCTTAAAACGTATCCAACAAATTAGAGACACAGTTAATTCACCAGATTTACCTAATATTTATTTATTGCATGGTGAATTTACAGATGAAGAAATGAATGAAATATACAATCATCCAAAAGTAAAATTAATGGTATCTCTTACTAAAGGAGAAGGATTTGGACGCCCATTACTTGAATTTACTCAAAGTAAAAAACCAATTCTAACAACTAATTGGAGTGGACATTTAGATTTCTTAAATACTGGATTTACAACACTAATTTCAGGTACATTAACAAATGTTCATCCAAGTGCTGCTAATCAATTTTTAATGAAAGAATCTCAATGGTTTTCTCCCGATTTAGGTAGGGTAGGATATTATTTAAAAGATATATTTGAAAATTATGAAGATTATGTTGATGGAGGAAAACGTCAAGCATATCATTCAAAACAAAATTTCTCATTTGAAAAAATGAATGAAAAAATGGCTGAGTATTTAAAACGTATTCCTGAATTTCCAAAACAAATTCAATTGAAATTACCACAACTTAAAAAAATCGAATTGCCTAAATTACAAAAACTAGAAAAATAAAAATCAAAAAAACAACAAAAAAATGAAAAAACTTATATTTACTTTATTCACATTAATTTCTCTTAGTGTTTTATTCTCATGTCAAAATACTACTAATCCAACATCAACATCACAATATACAGATGTAATCATTAGAAATTCATCTAAATTAGACAGTGTTCAAGTATTTGTTACACTTCAATCTACTGAAAGTATTATTGGAAAATTTGGAATGGATTCAACAAATTTCAATCCTAACAGTAAAAACCCAGATGGTAGTCCCGTTACATGTAAAGGAGTATTTTGGGCATATAAAAATATAGAATACCATTTAGGCGATACAGCTACACTTTATGGTGCTGTAGTTAGTTTTGGAGCAGATAATTATGCTTGTGATGCTGCTATATCACATGGTTGGGAATATGGAGTAAATATCTTTGAATTTACAGTCAACACACCAAGTACAGGTAATGAATCAACTGATTTATCGTGTTTAGATGGTTTAAATTCATTTCTACAATTAACAGTTTCAGATACAGTTAATTGGATTGCTGGCGGGAATGTATTCAAAAACCCAGCAAAAAATAATTGGCCATTAAATACAAATTGTAATATAATTGGTGTGTATCCATATCATTGTGATGTATGTATAGATACATTAACACCACCACATCCAGTATGTTTTCAATTTGAAGGATGTTCATCAAATTCTGTTAATAATTGTCAATTAGATAGAGCAACAGTTCGTGGAGGAAATATTAAATGTGAATTTTTAGGATTCACTCCAGTACCAATGAAATAATTATAAAAAATGATTAAACTTTTAGATTTACTATTTGAAAATAGTACTAGTTCATATAAATATGGGTGTGTAATGTTATATTTTGATTTTCCCCAAATCAATAAAATTCATAATATTATTAACAAAGATGATATATATGAGGAAGATAAAGATAAAACATTTGGTTTGGAAGATGAACCCCACACTACTCTTTTGTATGGGTTACACAAAGAAGTATCAAATGATGATGTAGAAAAAACTTTAAATAAGTACACTTATTTCCCTTGTACAATAAAAAATGCTTCATTATTTGAAAATGAAAAATATGATGTTTTAAAATTTGATGTGGAAGGAAAAAATTTAACAGAAACAAATGAATCTCTTAAAAAATTTCCATTTACTAGTGATTATCCAAAATATCACCCACATCTAACTATAGGATATATAAAACCAGGATTGGGTAAAAAATACACCAAAATTTTACAAGGATTAGAATATAAATTAATTCCTAAATATGCAATTTATTCTCATCCTGATGGAACTAAAACTAAAATAAAAATAAAAACCAATGAATAAAATAGAAGACAACTTAGTTATATGCAACCATTGTGGTTCAGATGCATGTTACATGATAGAAAACTCCCCAGAAGTTAAAACATATTCATGTTTTGGTTGTGGATTTACTACAAACTCTTTAATGAAAGAAGGAGAAGAATTTTATAAACAACAATTAGAAACTCTTCCTGAATTATATAAAGATGTAATGATTAAAGATAATGAAGGATTAATTTGGATGCCTACTACTATTAATAATCCACAAAACGGAATGGTATTTTATAATGGAACTTCTGTTGAAAATGCTAAATGGGCATCAGTGAAAGCTGTTAAAGTTGAAGAAACAGAAAAAGAAAAATACCCAATTAAAGGAAAACCAGGAGAATTCTATGAATGGAGAATGGATATGACTACTATGAAAGCTTTTGAGATGAAAGAATTTATGGATGCCTTGGAATATATAAATATCCTTTAAAATATTGTGATTTCTTTTGTGATCTTTACAAATTTACCAATATTTATAATCGATGGGAAGAATTAAAAAATATCAAACGCCTGATGAAAAACAAAAAGCTAGGGCAAACGCTTCCAAAAAATATTATTGGAAAAATAAAGAACAAGAAGATGAAAAAGCACGACAACGCTATTATAGAAAGAAAAGTTAGTATATACTTTATCCATAAAGGAGACAATATTCCTCTTTATGTAGGTAAAACAAAAACTCCTTTTAGTAAAAGAATATATTCTCATAAATTAAGATTTGGAGAAGATATATTAATGGAAGAGATAGATAAAATTGAAGAAATTAATTGGAAATTTTGGGAAAAACATTATATAAGTTTATTTAGATCTTGGGGTTTTAAACTAGATAATAAAAACAATGGTGGTGGTGGATTGAATTTTCATTCTGAAATATCTAAGGATAAAATAAGAAAAAAATGGGATAATAAAACCAAAAATGAAAAAAATAATATAAATTATAAAAGGGGAAAAGGAAATAAAGGAAAGAAAAAACCCAAATCAGGGAGGAAACAATATACCAAGGAACAACTAGAGTATTCTAAAAAACATAGTCGTTTTAGTCAATCGGATTGGAGTGAAAAATGTAAAAAATCTGTACTTATGTTAGATAAATATAGTGAAAAAGTAATAAAAGAATTCTCCTCTGTTAGTGAAGCTGCTAATTTTATAAAAGTATCCCAATCAACATTATCGGGATGTTTAACTAAACATCAAAAAACTTCTGGGGGTTATAAGTGGAAATTTAAAAATTAAACTTTGATATTATAAAAAGACTTCTTATATTTAAAATATGAAAATTAGTTATGCAATCACTTGCTTTAATGAATTAAATGAAATTCAATATTTACTCCCATTTCTTTTTAAATATAAAAGAGATGAAGATGAAATTGTAGTTTTATTTGATGATAAAGGTCCTAATGAAGTATGGAAATACTTAGAATCATTAGGAGATCAAATCAAACTTCATCCTGCCAATTTCACTAATCATTTTGCTGAATGGAAAAATAAATTAATAAATTTATGTTCAGGTGATTATATATTCCAAATTGATGCAGATGAAATTCCAAATGAATTTTTAATAGAAAATTTACATACAATTTTAGAAACTAACGAATCAGATATAATTTTGGTTCCTAGAGTTAACATTGTAAATGGTATTACTCCACAACATCTACAAGCATGGCAGTGGAAACAAAATGAAAAAGGCTGGGTTCAATGGCCTGACCATCAATGGAGAATACATAAAAATATTCCTGAAATCAGATGGAAAAATAAATTACATGAAATTTTAGATGGTTATAAAACATACGCTAATCTCCCAGAATTGGAAGAATATGCTTTATATCATTTTAAATCAATCGAAAGACAAGAAAAACAAAATAATTATTATAATACGTTATGACAAAATTACACTTAGGTTGTGGAACAAAACATCTAGAAGGATACACTAATATAGATATTAGATATCTTCCAGGTGTAGATGAAGTAAATAACATTCGTTTTTTACGAAATTACAAAGAAAATTCAGTTGATGAAATTTATGCTTGTCATGTTCTAGAACATTTTGGAAGATGGGAATATAAAGATGTACTTAAACGTTGGTTTGAAATCCTAAAACCAGGAGGACAATTACGTTTAGCAATCCCCAATTTTAATTCAATATGTGAATATTATCAAAAAACTTCCGATTTAAAACCATTAATTGGATTACTTTATGGAGGACAAGATTATGATGAAAATTATCATTTTATAACTTTTGATAACAAATCATTAATCCCCGAATTAAAAATAATAGGTTTTACAAAATTTGAATATTGGGATCAAGAAGAATATACCGTAGATGATTTTAGTAAAGCCTACTTACCACATATGGATAAGGAAAATGGAATATTAATGAGTTTAAATATATTAGCAACAAAATAAAACAATGGACAATGGAACATTTTTACAAAACATTGGGAGAAAATTGGTTCACTTACCCAGAACTTTACACATATATGGTAAATAAATTTCCAACTGATTCACACTTCGTAGAAGTTGGTACTTGGAAAGGTATGAGTGCAGCTTATATGGCAGTTGAAATCATTAATTCAGGAAAAAATATTAAATTTGATTGTATTGATACTTGGGATTATGTAGATTCACAAACAGAAATTAGTAAGGAAATGTGTGAAGGATTATACGAAACATTTCTTAAAAATATAGAACCTGTAAAGGATAAAATTACTCCACTCAAAGCCTTATCATGGGATGGAGCAGCATTTTATGAAGATAATTCATTAGATTTTGTGTTTATTGATGCAGCTCATGATTATGAATCAGTAAAAAAAGATATCAATGCTTGGTTTCCTAAAGTTAAAAAAGGAGGAGTAATAGCAGGTCATGATTATACTTGGTGTGCTGATGTTCAAAAAGCAGTTAATGAGTTTTTTAAAGATAAAACAATTTATGAAACTGAAGGATGTTGGGCTTATTTTATTGAGGAGGTATAATGAAAATATTTACTAAATTTTTTAACCCGAAAACATTTGAAGAAAAATTATCACATTTAAAACATGTAGATTTTTCTTTATTTATCGACCAACCACCTTCTTCCCAAGAAGATTTATCTTCAATTAACATAATGGTTCTAGCTGAACCAAATGAATATTTTGGTTTACATGATTGGACTATAAAGAATAAAGATTTATTTCAAGTTATATTAACTTGGGATGATAAAATATTAAATACTTACGATCATTCTACATTTTTCCCATTTGGTCAAACCTGGTTTAAACCAGAACAATATGAAAAAGAACATAATAAAAAATTTGAACTATCTCATTTATGTGGTGTTTTAAATAAAAGTTATGGTCATTCAATGCGTCATGAAATTTTATCAAGAAAAGATGAATTCAAATGTCCTACCAATTTTCATTACACAATAGGAGATAGACACAATGAAGATGATGCTCGTATTGGTAAAGAAATAGTATTTGGTAATTCAATGTTTGGAATAGTTATTGAAAATTTTTCCCATAGAGGATATTTTAGTGAAAAATTAATAGATTGTTTCCTAATGAAAACAATCCCAGTATATTGGGGATGTTCAAATATTGATGATTATTTTAATTATAGAGGTATACTTAAATTTAGTAATATAGATGATTTAATTCACCTTTCAAATTGCTGTATTATTAAAACAGAATATGATATATTACATAATGTTATAGAAGAAAATTATCAAACAGCACTTCAATATGTTAGTTATGAACAAAGTATTATAAATAAATTAGAAGAAATATTTAAATTAAATGGGTTATGATTCAAATAGTTATACATGTTTTGCCTCATGAAATAGATCAATTAGAACAAACTCTAATTAGATTAAAATACAATTCTACTCAATTGGGAGAAGAAGATAAAATATTAGTTGATGTTTTATTAAATCTCAACTTAGTAGAATGGGAAAAATCTCAAATTCCTAAATCTTTCTTTATAAATAAATTCAATCAATTAGAACAATTAACTAAAACATGGGCTGAAACTAAATTTGAAGTTAATGAAGATGGAAATATTCAAGGTTGTGTTTCTCACAGAAGAAAAGCATTAAAAGATACAAAAGCAGATGCATTACTGTTTTTAGACACAGATATATTTTTTGAATCTGATTTAATATCGTATTTAGTATCTGCTAGTAAAATTTTAAAAGAAACTCAAGAATATTATATTGTAACTCCTCAAATTACTCCAATGTGGGATAATAGTTGGGATGTTTTAGTTAATGATAATTTCAAAGATGATGGAATCCATTTCCAAAAAAGAGATCCTTATATAAGAGTTTTAAAATCATTTCCAAATGTTTCTATTAGTCAAATAAGTGAATTTAAATTTGGAGGTGGATGGGCTACATTAATTAGTACCCCTTTACTTAGAAAAATAGGTATTCCTGAATCATTAGGTCATTACGGATTAGAAGATACATTTATAATGTATTGTTCAATTTTAATGAAACAATATGGTATTAGAGTAGATCAATTTATTTTAAATGATGTTGTTATAATCGAAGATCATTTATTCAGATTTAATCCTTACAAAGAATACTTATCAGTTATTAATAAACAGGAAGAGTTTAAAAAAATAGCCAATGAAAATTTTTCAGAAGAAATAATTAAATTTGGGAAGACATTAAAAAATTAATATATTTACTTTAAATGAATAAGTTAGAAAAAATTGTAAATTTTCTTTATGAATATCCTAGTGATATAAATGAACATATACCAACTCTAATAAAGTATGGTTCCGAATGTGAAACTATTACTGAAATGGGAGTTAGATGGATTACCTCAACATGGGCATTTTTAGGATGTGCTCCAAAACAACTCACATCTTATGATATGAGAGATCCTTCAACTTGGGATGTGGGAGGAAATGGAGAAAACCAAAATATAATTAAAAGAGGTTATAATAATTTAAAAGAGGTTTATGATGTTGCTGAAGAATTTAATTTAAATTTTAAATTTATTCAAGCAAATGTACTAGAAGTTGATATTGAACCAACAGATTTATTATTTTTAGATACTTGGCATTCTTATAAACAACTTAAAGCTGAATTAGCAATTCATGCTTCAAAAGTAAATAAATACATTATATTTCACGATACAACAACATATGCTACCACAGATGAGACTAATTATGAAGAATTAGGAGAAGAATGGAAAGCAGAAGGAATTGGTATTTGGAAAGCAATTGAAGAATTTCTTAAAGCTAATCCACAATGGGTTTTAGTTGAAAGATTTACTAATAATAATGGATTAACAATAATTAAAAAAATCTAATTGTGAATAAAATATTGGAATTATTGTGGAATGAATTTGCTTTAAAACAAGTAATAAATTTCTTTGAAGATGATTCTCACAATATTATTTCTAAAAAAGGTTGGATTAAATTAAATAATCACGAATATGAAAAATAAAGGTAGAATTGGAAATCAAGGTGGTTATATTAATAGAACATGTTTTAGATTAGGAGATAGACTAGGTGATGAAGGAATAACATTCTCAGAAAAAGATATTAATGATGAAATTGAAATTAATATAGATCAAATAATATCTACTGAAAATAGTTTTGGTCATGTTAAACTTAGAACTTTCATGAATCAAACAGATTTAAAATTATTTATTGAGTTTTTAAATCAACAATTAATTAAATAAAACTATACGAAATTTTTAAATAATATGGCAAAAGGAGTTTACGCAATAACAGAAGAATTTGAAGAAGCATTAAGTGAATACACAGGTGCTCCTTATGTGGTTACAATAGATAATGCTTGTAATGCATTATTTTTATGTTTATATTATGAAAAAAATATAGTAAAAACAATTACTACAGACACAATAAAAATTCCAGCTCGAACATATCCTGGTGTTCCACCAGAAATTATTCGCAATGGGTTTAAAATTGATTTTCATCCACCAACAGAAAAAACATTAAAAGGTCCATATCTATTAGAAGGATCTAATGTTTGGGATTCAGCTTTAAGATTTACTCATAATATGTACATTCCAGGAAGTTTTATGTGTATATCAATGACTGGAGGATTAAAAAATTTCAAAATGGGTTCTAAAGCAGGAGCTATTCTAACAGATAATGCAGAAGCTGCTGCTTGGTTTAAACGTGCTAGATTTTCAGGACGTAGAGAAATACCTTATATGGAAGATAATTTGGATATGCTTGGATGGAATTTTTACCTAAATCCTGAATTATCAGTTAGAGGTTTAATATTAATGACTGGATTTTATAAAGATGGAAAACCAATTAACGTTCCTGATAAAGAATTACCATATCCTGACTTGTCAAAGTTTGAAGTTTACAAACAACCTAAAAATGTATTTAATAGAGAAGAAGTTGAAAAATTAGTTAAAAAAGCTATTACCTTTGGACATGATGAAAGTACAAATGATATATATTTGTCTAGAGTTAATTTTGATAAATGGATAGGGGAGAATTTATAATTCCTATATAGGGAAAATGATATCATAATATGTATTATCGAATATAAATTGATAAGATGATACAAACTACAAAAATTTACTTAGTAACTAATATAGATAATAACCCAAATAAGGTCTATATAGGTAAAACCAAATCTTCAAGAAAATCTGCTCATAGATGTACATTTGGTTCTCAAATCACTTATAATTATATAGATCAAATAGATTCTTTAGATCAAAAAATTTGGAAACCTTTAGAATCATTTTGGATTGAACAATTTAGAGTATGGGGTTTTGAAGTGGTAAATTTAAATAATGGAGGAAGTGGACCTAGTTTTCATTCTAAAGAAACTAAATCCACCATGAGTAAAATTCGAAAAGGAAAACCTAAACCTAAAGGATTTGGAGAAAGAAATTCACAAGATAAAACTAGAAATATTAAAATAGGTAATTCTATGAGAGGAAGAATTCAAAGTGAAGAAGAAAAACAAAATCGAAGGATACCAAAACCTAAAGAATTTGGGGATAAAATTAGTAAGGCTTTAACTGGAAAATCCAAATCTAAAGAACATATTAATAATATGATGAAAAATAGATTAGGTGTTATAGAAGCCACAATTAAAGCACTTAGTAAACCTATTATTCAAAAAGATCTAGAAGGTAATTTTATTAAAGAATGGCCTTCTACTAAATCAGCAAAAGAATGGTTAGGTAAAGGAGACATAACAGGATGTCTTTTAGGAAAACAAAAAACAGCTGGTGGTTTTATTTGGGAATTTAAATAAAGGTTAGTATATTAAAAATAAAATTTATGAAAACAATAGGAATTATGCAGGGATATTTCTTCCCTTATATAGGTTATTTCCAACTTATAGATGCGGTTGATATTTATGTAAATCTTGATCATGTTTCATTTATGAAAGGAAGTTATATGACTAGAAATACATTAAAAAATAATGTAGGAATAAATATTCCTTGTAAAGGAGGATCTCAAAATAAAACTTGTGATGCTGTAGAAGTTATTTTAGACCGAAAATGGTTTTCTAATTTTAATAAAACTTTAGAATATCTTTATAAAAAAGAAACTAATTTTACTGAAATAATGGAAGTAATTCTAATCCCTTGGTATGATTGTTTAAATCAATATTTTATTTATGATAATTATCCTTGTACTATTTCTAATTTCAATAGAATAATTATCCAACAAATTTGTGAATATTTAGATATAAAAACAAAACTTATTGATACTTCATTTGGAATTACAGGTAAAAAGAAAAATGAAGGTTTACAAGATATTGTAAAATATTATGGGGGAACTCATTATATAAATGCTATTGGAGGACAAAAACTTTATACTAAAGAAGACTTTGCTTCCCAAAATATAGATCTTACATTTATAAAAATGGGAGATGTGGAGTTTGATAACCCATATTCTTCAATACTTGATCTATTATTTAGGTATCCAAAAGAACATATACAAGAACAATTAAAAAAATATACACTTATATAAAAATGTTAGAAGAAATAAATTGCAAAGTAATAAGTTACTGTGATATTCCGGAAGAAATAAGAGAAGATAATTTATCCTTAAATGAAGTATCACCAGATGTTTATGTTAAATATAATATAACATCTAAAATAGAACAGAAAAAATTCGATGATAATTTTGAATTAGATAATTGGATTATTTCCCAACATCCTGAATTAGAAGGAAAAGATATATTAATTCATATAGATTACTAATGGATAACTCATACAAAAAAATTCAAGAAATAAAAGAAAAAGGTTATACAATACTTCCTCAAGTATTAGAACCTAATCAAGTAGAATTTTTGCTTTTTCATACTAAAAAATTATATGAAGAAACCAAAGATAAAATTTCACAAGATGCTCCTTATTTAAATAAAACCTCTCCAAATATATATAATCTACAAAATCATATAGGAGGTATGTTATATTTAGAATTTCTTTTAAGATATGAACCTAAAATAGAAGAAATATTAAAATATTTTTTAAATGATAAATTTTACAAAAAAATTCCCCAACATTCCCCAAATTATATTTTAAGACATTATGGGGCAAGATCAAGCACAGATGCTTTACCATTACATATAGATTCATTTATTCCTTATACTGGAGATGAACCTATAGCAATGCAAGTAGCTATTATGTTGGAAGATAGTAATATTGAAACAGGTTGCACCACTATGATTCCAGGAAGTCATCAAAGTGGAAAATATGCTGATCAAAAAGATATTGATAAAACTATTCCAATTGAAACAAAAGCAGGAGATTATATAATATGGGATAGTAGAGTAATACATGGTACTACTGAAAATAAATCTGGTGGGACTAGATGGGCTTTGGTAAGTACATTTACTCGTTGGTGGATTAAACAAATGTTTGATATTCCTAAGGGATTGAATGATGAAATTTATAATAAATTATCCCAAAAAGAAAAATATATTTTAGGATTTGGAACCATACCATATGAAAATGAATATAAAGGAATTGATTTAAAAAAAGGATACGAAAACATATGAAAAAAGTAATTATATTTGGAAATTTAGACACAGCTCAATTAGCTTATTATTATTTAACAACAGATTATAATTATAATTATGAAATAATTGGGTTTACTTTAAATAGAGAATTTATTAAAGAAACCTATTTTGAAGGATTACCTGTAATCCCTTTTGAAGATATAGAAAAAACCTACCCTCCAAAAGATTATCTATTATTTGCTCCTATTGCTAAAAATAATTTAAGAGAAAAAATTTATAATGAAGGTAAAGAAAAAGGTTATAATTTTATTACTTATATTTCTTCAAAATGTACCAATTTTTCCGAATATATAGGTGAAAATTGTTTTATTTTAGAAGATAATACATTACAACCTTTTACAAAAATAGGAAATAATGTCATTCTTTGGTCTGGTAATCATATTGGACATCATGGTATTATAAAAGATCATGTTTTTTTTACAAGTCATATAGTAATGTCAGGACATTGTTTAATTAATGAAGGAGCTTGGATCGGAGTTAATACTACTATAAGAGATTTTATAACAATAGGAAAAAACAGTATAATAGGGATGGGAAGTCTTATTACTAAAAATATCCCTGATAATGAAACTTGGTATGGTTCACCAGCAAAAAAAATAAAATAAAAATATAATTATGATAGAATTAAAACACCGCCCCGAAACTTTAAAACAAAAAGATGATTTAGTAAAAGAATATGTTGAATCTCTACCTAGTGGAAGTAATTTTTATGACTTAGGAGCATGCGTAGGAACATATTCAATATTAGCTTATTCTAGAGGATTAAATGCTTATGCTTTTGAAGTAGATAAAGTAAACTACCATGCTGCTTCAGAAAATTTCTTTTTTAATTTTGGATATGATGAAAGATTTAAAATTTTTAATACTGGAGTTGCTGATAGGGAAAGAGAAATTGAATTAAGAATAGGACAACCTGAAATAGGAGGTCATCACAAAACTTTAAACCTAGAAGATTTTTGTGGACATCCCGCAACAAAACAACATCACATAATTACAACAGTAATAGTAGATAGTTTAGATAATTTGATTAAAAAACATAATCTCCCATATCCAGATTATATTAAAATAGATATTGATGGTAGTGAATATGCTTTTTTAGAAGGAGCAAAAGAATCACTTAAACATACTAAATCTATTATAATTGAATTATATGAAGAAAGTGAATATTTTCAAAAGATTTTGGATATCTTAGAAAAAAATTATATATTTAAATTAATTAAAAAAGGTAATTATCTTGAACCAGGTTTAAGAGATTATTGGTTTGAAAAATAAACTTATGACTTGGATTAAAAAAGGAATATTATTTAATAAAGAATGGGCACAACTTCCTGTTGTAGATACAAATCCATTAGATCATCATACTTATAGAATTTATTATTCTACCAGAGACAAATTAGGAAGAAGTAAACCTAAATTTATTGATATTCAAAAAAACGGATTTAGAGAATTTATAACTGATCCAAAAGAAATCATACTTCCTTTAGGCAAACCAGGTTCTTTTGATCATTATGGAATAATGCCAACAAAAATAATTACTTTAGAAGATGGAATTAAATACTTTTACTACATAGGTTGGTCCAGAAGACATGATGTTCCATATCATAATTCATTAGGTTTAGCCATTAGTAGAGACAATGGTTTAACTTGGAAAAAATATTCAGAAGGACCTATATTTACAAGTTCTATATTAGAACCAGGCTATATTGGAACAGCATGTGTTATAAAAGAAAATCAACTTTGGATTATGTATTATTTATCATGTAGAGAATGGATAGAAGATAATGGAAAAATGGAACCAATTTATGATATTAAACAAGCAATTTCTAATGATGGAATTGATTGGAAACCATTAAATAAAACAGTTATTGGACTTAAGGAAAATGAAGGAGGTGTAGTGGCTGTTAATAAGATTATAAATAAATTTTATTATTCTAAACGTAATAAAACAGATTATAGAACAAACCCCAAAAACTCATATAAAATTTATTCTTGTGATTTAGATGGTAAAAGTGAACACCTAGAATTATCTCCTTCAGGAGATGAAATAATGTGTGCTTATCCTTATGTAATTGAAGAAGCTGATAAATACATTATGTTTTACAATAGTGATTTTGGCAAATCAGGAATTAGTTATGCAATTGAAATGAAATAAAATGAAAGAACAATTAGAAAAAGATGGTTATATAATTTTAAGAAATTTTTTCCCATCACCTATAATAAGAAGAGTTTTGAATAATGCTAAATTTATTTTTGAAACTCAATTTGAATATTTCAAATACCCTACAAGTAATAATTATGTAGATTTATTCCATTTAAATATTATTCGTTTATTTAATGAACATGAAGAAATATTTAAAAATTGTGGAAAATTAATCCAAACAGGATGTATAGATTTATATAAATTAGCAATTAATGATAGTTTAATTGAAACTATTTCTAAACTAGGAGTACAATCTCCAAATATGTGTACCCGCCCAGTCCTATTTTTTAACCACCCTGAACTGGCTAAATCAAAAGAATATTATATGACTCCTAAACATCAAGATTGGCCTTCAATGGAGGCAAGTCAAAATAGTTTAGTAGTTTGGGTACCTTTAGTTGATGTTAATAAAGATAATGGAAGTATAATTATTTACCCTGGCTCTCATAAAGAAGGAGTATTACCATTTACAACTGAAGGTGGGTTTGCTAAAGTAAATTATGAAGGAGAATCAATTCAACCTGAAATGAAAGTAGGTGATATAGCTATTTTTAGTACTAAATTAGTTCATGAATCAGGTCCTATTCTAAATGATACAATTCGATGGAGTTGCCATTTCAGATATACTGATATGATGGAAGATGATTTTATTGAAAGAGGATATCCATCTCCATATGTCTATAAACCAATAACAAAGATGTAATGAGTAGAAGAAAACTAACAGCTACAACTTTAGAACAAGGAAAAGGAAGACAAGATCATTTTTGGAAAACAATCTCATTTTGTCCTACATGTCATAGACATGGAAGGGCTCCTTTACATGATATAGGATGTAAAGATGAATTTGTGCAAATTTCTCAAGATGCTCAAATTCCAAAAAGAAATTCAAGTAAACGTATTTGGAATTTTTTTAGAAGAAAATTTGTGGATAAAGAATTTAAAAGAAAATTTTATGAAAATAAAAATATTATATAGTCATATTAATACTCCTGAAGGACAAGAAATTAAAAACAGACCAAATTGGTTTAATTATGAAAAATGTTTTATAAATTTCCTAAGTACAATCCCAGGAATGGAACTTCATATAATTTATGATAATACTAGAGGTAGTTTAGAAAATAATTGGATAAATAATTATCAAAATTTTGGAACAATTCATCAAATCCAAGGTGGTTCCATGATGAAGGCTGCCCAAGAAATGTATAAAATAGCTAAAGAATTATCTTCAGATATGGAAGATGGAGATTTATTTTATTTCTTAGAAAACGATTACTTACATACTCCAGATTGGATTAATAAAGTTACCAACTTATATGAAACTTATAAATTAGATGGAGGATATGTAAGTTTATATGACCATCCCGATAAATATTTTGAACAAGTATACCCAAATTTATTTTGTCAATTATTAGCCACTGAAACTCACCATTGGAGAAATACTCCTAGCACATGCGGTTCTTATATTGTTAATAAAAAAACATTCTTAGAAGATTACGATATACATTCAGGATTGGAAGGAGATCATAATAAATGGTTATATTTAACTGAAACAAAACAACGATTCGTATTAACACCAATCCCAAGTTTATCAACTCATTGCATGGAAGGATTATTAGCTCCTACTATTGATTGGAAACGAATAGATAAATAATTATGGAAAGATTTAAATTTAATCCCGGAGTTTTCAATTTTCAAAATGAATTGAGAAATTTATTTGATGTTTATCATTTAGATAAAATAAATGAATTTCAAAAAGTATTTAAACGAGAAGAAGACCAAAGTACCAAATATCATAAATTATATTATGAGTGGGCTCGTACTGATAGTTTTGATAAATTATATACTTCATTCATTAAAAATATAGTACATAGAATATATAAACAAGAACCTATAGTATATCAATCTATTCCAACATTCAGAATAGCCTTCCCAGGAAATATAGCAGTTGGAGAATGGCATAAAGATAAATGGTATAGAAATGGTGAATGGGCTGCTTCTGTAAAAGAAGATAATTTTTATTTACCCATAACTGATGCTTTCGATACAAATACAATTTGGGTTGAATCTGAAGAAGATAAAGGAGATTACCATCCAATGAATTGTACATATGGAGAAATAATAAAATGGGATGGATGTAATTTGATGCATGGAAATAAAATTAATGAAACTGGAAAAACTAGAATATCAATTGATTTTAGAGTTATAAAATATAAAAATTATATTCCTAGTGACCATGGTTCAATAAATATTGGAAGTAAATTCAGAATTGGAGAATATTATAAATTAATGGAATAATATGGGAAAAATAAGTGTAATTATACCAACATATAAAACACCAGAAGCATTAGATTTATGTTTAAAATCAGCTATTGGAGGTCAAACTCAAGAAAACCAAATCATAGTAGTTGTAGATGGTTTTTATGATGTCAATAAAGAAATCCTTGAGAAATACGCAGAATCAATTGATATTTTAAATTTAGAAGAAAACGTCGGCACTTGTAGAGCTACTAATTTAGGAGTTTTTAATGCGAAGAATGAATTAATTTTAATAGTAAATGATGATAATGTATTTCCACAAAATTGGGATTTATTATTAATAAAATCATACCAACCAAATTCAGTTGTATCTCCAAATCAAATAGAACCATATCCAAGTATGTTTCCTCAATTTATAATTAGAGATTTAGGGCGCGAACCCAAAACATTTGATTTAGAATATTTTTGGACAGTTGAAGGAGATGAAATATATCAAGACGAAGCCGATGAAACTGGCTCAACATTTCCATTTTTAATGGCTAAAAAAGATTATATGAGAATAGGTGGATTTGCTGAGGATTATCCATCACAAAGTGGATTTGTGGCTGATGTAGAATTTTTTTACAAATGCTATCTTTCAGGAATGAAAATGTTAAGAACATATAATTGTCATTTCTATCATTTTGTTTCTATCTCGGCTAAATCTCCAGATCAAGTTGAAAAATCAAGAATAGCAGAAATAGATTGTTGGGAATATTTTAAATATAAATGGGGGAAATATGGTATAAGAGATAAAAATAATATTTTATATTTAATTTAAATTTATATTTTCAATCTTTATTCACTCTTTATTCTTTTTAATATTTATAGTAAATGGGACGTTTAAAAAAATATCAAACTGCTGAAGAAAAAGCTAAAGCTAAACGTTTAAGGGCAAATAAATATTACTGGGAAAATAAAGAAAAACAAGATGAGAGAGCAAGAAATTATTATAGGAGAAAAAAGAATAACTAGAATATACCTAGTAACAAATTGTTACGGAGATCCAAATAAAGTTTATATTGGTAAAACTAATAATAGAATAGGTAGAAAAACAAGACATATAAAAACATATGGAGAATATATAACATATGATTATATTGATGAAATACAATCAATAAATAAAAAAGATTGGAAAATTATAGAAGGTTTTTGGATTCAATATTTTAAATTTTTAGGGTTTGATGTTCAAAACATAAATAAATATGGAGGAGGAGGTCCTTCATTTTATAGTGAAGAACAAAAAAATAAAATGAGAAAACCTAAAAACCATGGGGAAAAAGTAAGTAAATCTTTAAAAGGAAGAAAAAATTATTGGGTTGTGAAAGGGAAAAAAGGTAGACTAAAAACTCCAATTATACAATTTGATTTAAAAAATAATTTTGTTAAAGAATGGTCTTCACAAAAACAAGCTGCAACTGAGTTAAATCTAGATTTAGGTACTTTAACAGCGTGTTTAAAAGGAAGACAAAAAACTTGTGGGAGATTTATTTGGAAATATAATCCCATAAATACAAATAATTTAAAATCCTTACTTTAACTAGGAATTTAAGATATTTATTAATATATTTAAAAAAAGAAAAAATTTATGAAAGAAGAGTATAAATATTTCGCATACCACTTCAAAGACGACCCAAATAAAGAAATAATTGATAGAGTTATATCTCTAAATTCAGATACTGCTCTCTGGTATTTTGCAGAGAGAAAGAAAATGAAAGAATGGGTATTTTTAAATTTATTTAAAATCATAGAAGAAGATGGAATTCAAAAATCTTAATAATTTTGGAAAAAAATTACAATTAAAAAGAAGAATAATTGAAGAAAAAGAAATTTCCGAAGAGGAAATTTTTATTGATTTTGTTGATTCTCTTATTGGTTGTTGGGTTAAATCTAATAAAGTATATGATTTATTTAAACTTAATATTTTAGAATATGAAGAAGATTTTTATAGGATAATTGAGGATTTAATTTTTCTCAAATATGGTCATTGGAAAACAGAACTTATTCTATGGTATATTTTTGCTAGAATTGATATTGATGGAAAAGTTCATCCATTAATAAGACAATCTATAGAAAATGAAGATGATTTAGAAGAAATATTATTAACAACCCCAAAAGAACTATGGGATTTTTTAATTGATGTAGAAAGTAAAAGAAACAATATATAAATAAGTTATGGAAAAAATATGTACAGGATGTAATCAACCTATCCATCCAAAAAGATTAGAAATTTTACCAACAGCAACCCAATGTGTAGCCTGCTCCACAACCGGAAAAAAAGCAGGAATTACTGTTACCAAAGGAGAAGGTGACCACACATACAACGAAACAATTATTTTAGAACATGAAGATTTCATTAAATATCAGGAAATTGAGCTTAAAACCAAAGGTAACAGACCTGATGATATTACTCACCCTGATGATTTTGTTGAGGAAGAGGAAATTGAAGAGGAAGAAGATGAAAATTTACCATTTTTAATTGATGAAGAAATAGATATTGATGATGATGAAACTGATATAATTGGATTATAATTACTATGAAAAAATCAGATGGAAGGCCTAGAAAAGATTTAATAAAAGAACAAATAGAAATGGCTATGCGTAACACGAAATCAAATCGTGCCGCAGCTAGATTTCTTAATGTTTCTTATATTCATTATAAAAAATGGGCTAAACATTATCATGAATTTGAAGGTGGAAGATCCTTATTTGAAATTCACAAAAACCAATGTGGGAAAGGTATTCCTAAATTTTTAACTGGAGACCATGCTAAAAATAAAAGTAAATGGAATATATTAGATGTAGTTGAAGGTCGTGTATCTGCTAATCATTTCAAACCTGAAGAAATCAAGAAAAAAATGATTGAAGAAGGTTTATTAAAAGAAGAATGTGAAATATGTGGATTCAATGAACGAAGATTAACAGATTATAAAATCCCACTTATATTAAATTTCAAAGACAATAATTCAAATCATTATAATTTAGGAAATATTCGCTTTTTATGTTATAATCATTATTTCCTATTTCATGGTGATATATTTAATAAACAAGATATTAAACAATTAGAAACACATCTCCCAGTTATAGGTACAAGTGATGCAATTGATTTTCAATTGGATGATTACCAAAAAGAACAATTATCTAAATTAGGTTTATATGAACCTCCAAAACCAGATGATGGTTCTGAATATATTTCGAGAATTTAAGATATTTATAAATAAATGGCAAAGCATAAAAAACATGATAAAATAGTTAAAGACTATGAAACTCAAAAAGCTGAGCATTTAGATAAGTTAGCTTCTCAAATGTTAAAAAATGATGAGAAGATGCAAAAATTAAAGGAGAAAAAAATAAATATAGATTTTCTTAAATTATTCTAAAATTATGAAACCCAAAGAATTTAAAGTAAATACAAAGCAAGAATTTCAAGAATTGTTAGACAAAAAACATTTCAGTATTTCTTCAGCTATTGTAGAATCAATTTTGAAAAATCTAAAAACACGTAAAAAAGTAGTACCATTATTATCTATAAATTGTGTTGAAGAAGAAGAGATATTTGATTTAGAAGTAGAAAAAACACATTTCGCTGATACATTAAAAGATAATTTAGAATATTTTATAAAAAATGAAATGTATGAAGAATGTGGAAAAATAACTGATGCTATTAAATTACTTGATAATAAGAAATAAATCTTATAATATGTATGATAAATAAAAACTCATACATAAAATGGCAGCAAAAGCAAAAGCTCAAACATCAATTCTTTTTATTAAACCTAAAAAATCTCGTCCTGGAGTTCACAGTAAAAAAACCACAAGTGGATTAAAAACTAGCAAAAACTACAGAAAATTATATAGAGGTCAAGGAAAATAAAAATCAATTAAAAAGCTTGGATTACCAAGCTTTCATTCTTATATTTAAGAAAAAATAAAAGTTATGATAGTCATAGAAGATACCTCAGTATTCCCACCACGCAAACATTTTGTAGATGTGGATGAAAAATTTAAACAATTTACTAAAGGCTGTAGAGTCTTACCAGCAGTATATTTTGAAGAACCAAATATTAATTTTATTTTAAAGGCACAATATGCTCCTGGTGATAAACCATCATTTCCTAATGGAGGATTTGAAGTATATGGTCCTGAAGGAAGTACATATAATTATGAATTAGATCAAGTTATAGTACATCCTTATCAATTAAGATTGATGAAATATTTTTCTAAAATGGAAAATATTGATAAGGATAAAGTAGTGAGAGTAGTAGGTAATGGTAAACGAGGAAGACCTTCAATTGATCCAAGTTTAAGAAAAACATTACCTAAATATGTACCTACTGGAGGAAAACGTGGACGTAAACCTATTGATCCTGAGGTGAAAGCAGCAAGAGAAGCTGAAATAGCTGAGAAACGTAAAAATAGCAATGGAAAACGAGGAAGACCAAAGAAACAATCTTCTTAATATATTTATAATATATAATAATACTCCATGAAAAAATCACAATTACGTCAAATAGTTAAAGAAGAAATTAATAAAGTGATTAAAGAAGATGAGAGAAAGATAAAAATGGATAATCTTTTAAAAGAAGGTAAAAGAAAATTAGAAATTCTTAAACAATCTATGAAAAAAGAAGGATATGATATATAATCCGATTTTAGAAGATCATAAAACAATTGAAGGATATATTAAAAACTTAGATTCATTAATTGTTAGATTAAGAAAATTAGATAAACTTACTGATAAAAACAAACAAAACTTAATATCTATATATAATGATATTGTACTTCCTTGGATTGAAGAATATTATTTAAATAATAAAGAACTTCCCCCCAAAGAAGAATCAGAAATGATTGATTTTATTTTAGATCTTACAAATACAGCTTTAAAAATTTTAAACAAATGAAACTTACTAAATTACGTCAAATAGTTAAAGAAGAAATTGAATTAGTATTAACAGAAAATCAATTTGAAGACGAAATTAGTTCGAATCTTCAAGATAAGGTTGGGTTTAAAGCTCCAGATCCATCTGTAAAAAATACTTTCAAACCAATTACTTTAAAAACATTATCTTTACAACATGCTCTTGATGGAAAATTATATATCCCATCTGGAACTGATGAAGTAACAGCTATTGATGTAACTAGTAGTCAAGCACAAAGTCAACTAGACAATGCTAGAAACGAATTAGTTAGAAAATATGGTGAAGAAATATTAAATGCACCAATTATAATTAATCCAAAAGCAGTTTGGTTTGACAAATTTAAAATTGATTTCCCAAAATTAGGTGAAAAAGAAGAAGAATTCATCAAAGGAAAACAAGATTTCTTAAAAGGAGCAAGAAAAGATTAATTTTATTATAAATAAAGGTTATGGAAGAAAAAACTGAACGAAGAGGTCGTCCTACAATATCTAGTACTGACCCAGATCAACAACCACGTAAATTTACTCGTGAATATAAAGACCATTCGGGACATCGTTCTATATGGACATATGATTTAGATAAAAATCCAAATGGTCCAATATGTGTAGAACAAATTTATCCTAAAGGTTATGAAGTTGAAGAATTTGATCCTACTAGTACAGATATCCCCAAAACCAAAAGAATGTATTATAATGAATTAAATGGGAAACTTGTTGGATATACTCGTTATTGTGCTTTATTAAAAAAACAAAACCTCCCTCCCCCAATTTGATTTTAATGGAAAATTAATTAGGTATATATTTATAATAAAAAATAGATGATTTATATATATGTTTTAGAAAAAAATAATATTCCTTTTTATATAGGTAAAACTAAAAATCCAAAAAGTAGATTGAATAAACATAAAAAAATTCATTCGTGTGAAGTGTTTATCATTGATAATATTACTGATGATGAATGGAAATTTTGGGAAAAACATTATATTTCATTATTCAAAAGTTGGGGATTTATCCTTGAAAATAAAAATAATGGTGGGGGTGGTCCTAGTAGTATAAAATTTTCTAAAGAAAGAAATGAAAAAATAAGTAAAGCTACTAAAGGTAAAGTAACTTCCCTAAAAACAAAAGAAGCTGTAAGTAAAGCAAATAAAGGACATAAATATAATTTAGGTAGAATTCAATCTGATGAAACAAAACTTAAAATTAGTCTCGCAACTAAAGGAAAACCCAAACATACTCCCGAATCTATGGAAAAAAGATCTCAAAAAATGAGAGGAAGGAAATTAGATGAAAAGACTAAACAAAAGATGAGTAAATCACATTTAGGTAAGAAAAAATCCCCCCAACATGTATTAAATATGATGATGAATAGAAAGAATGTGATTGAAGGTGTAAAATTATCCAACAGTAAACCTATAATCCAAAAAGATTTGAATGGTAATTTTATAAAAGAATGGTTTAGTATTAGTGAAGCTAAAAAAATATTTGGGGGGAGTATTGGTAGTTGTTGTAATGGAAAACTCAAAACTTCTGGGGGATTTAAGTGGGAATTTAAGTCAAAAAATTAGGATTACAAAATCTTTAAGTGTATATTTATACAAATTAAAAAAATAAAGGTTATGGAAAAAGATCATCAACACAAAACACTAGGTTCGATACTACATTCATTTATGGCAGTACTTATTTATTCAATATTAATATATTGGATAATCGAATGGTTTATTAGTGAATTTAAGAAAATTTTTATAGAAAAAAATTACAGTAGATTATTTTTACATATTATTTTATGGGGAATGGTTTATTTTATTTTAAGTCAAGAAAAAACAATTTAATATACAAATAAAAATAAATTTATGTCGAAAGAGAAAGGTCCCATTACTAAGTTGTGGTTAGAATCTAGAAAATTGATTGAAGAAAAGAATTTTGAAAAAGCAGAAGAAACACTTGATAAGGGAATATATCTAATAGCAAGTACCTCTCAAAAAGATAAAGATTTAATTGAAGGAGTAAAAAAAGAAACATGGTTAGAAAGATATTGGATAAGTTTGGAAAATAATATTTGGCCATTAAGAGAAGATTATGAAGAAAACTGGAAATGTTAAGTTATGAGTAGACCTAGAAAATATGAATATGGAAAAGTGTCATTGAAATTTGATTTTAATGAATCGGATTGTTTAGAGGTTGAATATAAACCTGGAAACTGGACAAGAGTAACAGCGAATGAATTTCGTTCCTATAATAAACCTAGACGCATTCTTATTGGTGAAAAATATAAAGAATATAATGGTCCTATATATTTATTTGGGACGAATATTATAAGTAACAATTCTTCTCAAGGAATACAATTTCCAAATAATATAGATCCAAGAACACAGTGTGGTAGTAAATTAAATGGTAGGGTATAGGAAAGTGTTTTAGTTTTATTAACTATTTAACTTATTTATACCATGATCTTAAAATTTAAATTGTTTATCGCTAAATATGTGAATCCAGATTTAGAAAAAGAATTAAAAAAAGAAACTCTTAGAAGAAAAGAATTAGAAGAAATGTTAGAGAAGATTTTATATAATGAAAAATTAAAACTTCCAACAAAAACTACATTAGATATATTTGAATGTCTTCACAAAGAAGAAAATTAAAAATTAGGATTTTATAAATCCTAAACATATATTAAAATAAAAAATAAAGGTTATGATACAAACAGAAGTAGTAGATGCTGGAAAATATATAGTTACTTTAGAATTTCTTAATAATTTTAAAGGAAACTGTGGTAAAGAAAATTATTGTTTTAAACAAAGAGTTACTTCTAATTGTATGAATCCTGAGGTGGATTTAGCAGGATCTAAAAGTAATGGTCATGGAATATTAACTTTTAATGGTTCGGAATGGTTGAAAAAATGGAGATATGCTACTGAAGCAGAAAAAGTAGAATATGATAGATTAGGTAAACCTTATGATGTAACAACTCTTTTATCTACTTCAAATAATAATTCAAAACCAGGATATTTTGAGAAAGGATCATATGTAGTGAGTTTATTTGATAATGCACTTTGTATTGGAGGTTTTAATAAAGGATGTATAGCAAGAGTCACTAAAAATGGTGGTGGTGGAGGTGGGTTAGAATTTAACAATAAAAATTGGTTTGGAAATAGTGCAGATGATAAAGGAGGTCTTATTAAATGGTTTGCTACGTTAGAAGAAGCTACAAAATTTTCAAATGAATTATTAGGAGTAAAATCCAAGGAACAAAAATTTGATAATAACAAATGGTATAGAGTAGGAGGAACTATTTCTGGAAAATATTATGTTAAAGGAAAAATAGATGATTCTTTTTTGGATAGTTTTGATGAATATATTTATAATGAATCTTATCATGAATGTAGAATAAATCTAGGATCAATAGGTACTTATAATTATAAAGAGGTTAATTTGGTAGAGGTAATGGATTATCTTCCATATAATCATCCTGATAAACTCCTAAAAGCAAAAGAAGAATCAGAATATTTTTATATTAAATACGATGAATCAATTTCAGAACTACAATTTGATCAATTATGTGAAGTTTTAACCAAAAAATATGGGAAATTTACTCCACATTGTGGTTGGCAGATGAATTTTGAAATGTTTAAAATGCAAAAATTCATCAGAACTAAAAATCAAAGTTGGTATCATGAGGTAAATTGGTGTATAGACAATAATGAACAAGGAATAAAAAAACAAAAATCAATTTATGATTTTATTGGTAAAACTACTTACAATCCTCATACATTTGAACCAGTAAGTGGAACCAAACCCAACACCTCTACAGAGAGTTTACCTCAAATGGAAGTTGGAAAATGGTATGAATTAATTTCAACAATTACTGGTGATAGATGGATAATTAAATTTAAGGAAAAAACTTCTACTTTAATTACAGTATTTAAAGCTTCAACTCCTCATGATAATTATAAAGATTTAGGGGGAGGTGGTGGATTTGTTATTACTCAAGTAAAAAATGTAAGACAATTAACTGATTTAAGTGAAGTATTTAGATTATTTCCTGAGGAAAAAATTGATGGAAAGGCTAGTGACTTTGTTGGTGGTGGAGAAGATTGGTTGAATTTCAAAGATTGTATAACTATAAGTGTAAATAATAATAACTATAATTATAGTGTAGATCCAATAAAATCATTACCTCTACCAAAAACATTAAAACATCAGTCTCCTTATATACTGAAAGAAAAAACCAAAAAGTCTAATAAATTTATTAGGATTACAAAATAAGTTAGTGTATATTTAAATCAATAAAGTAAAATAAGAACAATTAATAATTAAAAACAAAAATCAAAAAAACAGTTATGGAAAACAAAGAACCAAAAGCAACAGGATTAAGTAAATTCGTTAAAGCAACAGTAGCATTTTTAACAGGTGATAGTGATACCACTTTAGCTTTGAAAAATGAACGTTTGGCTAAAGCATCTATCAAAGGACAGTTAAGTGCTTTAGAAGGACAACTTGTTACAAATGAAGTAAAAGTTGAAAACGCTAAAGAAGCATTAGAAAAAGCTACACATCCAACAACATTGATCTCAGATCAAGAAAGATATGTAAAAAATATCTTGGATGCTGAGGAAAATTTAAGAGCAGCTAAAGAAACTCTTGAATCAACTCAAAGCACGATTGATTACTTGAATACTCTTTTAGATTCTAAATTCTAAAAAACATCATTACAATCACCCCCATTAATTTTGGGGGTGATTTTACATTTAATTATTCTTATTTAATAAAAGTTATATGATTCTTATAGGAAGCAAAGCAATAAAACATTGGTATCCAGATTTTAACAGAGAACCTAAAGATACAGATTATATTGTTTATAAACCAAATATTTTAGAGAATGAAAAATCAATAGAATATTTGGAAAATCCAATAATTTTTAATAAATATAAAGATACCGATAAATTAGTTTTATCATCAAATGATTTAACTACTTTAAAGGCATCTCACTTAATGTGGAATATTAATTGGGATAAACATATGTTTGATTTACAATTTCTTCTTAAAAAAGGAAATAAAATAGAAGAACCACTATTTTGGGAATTATATGATTATTGGAATGAATATCATGGAAAAAATAAACGTAGTGATTTAAATATGTCTAAAGATGATTTTTTCACTAATGCTATAAATTACGATGTAGCTGAACATGATGATTTACATTTAATCATTAATCCAATTCCTATTTACACTAAAATTTTAAAAGATGGATGTGAGGTAGAATTAGATGTTGAAAAATATAAAGCTTTATCTCATGAAGATAAATTGGATTTAGTTAGAGAAGAAGTGATGGTAATGGCTTTCGAAAGATATAAAAAATTAAATTATAAAATTGCTTATTCTAAAATGTTAAAGAAATTTATCATAAATCATGCTCCTAAATTTACTTTAATTTTTATTTTAGAAAATTATATTGAATTACAAAAACCACCAAAAATTAATTTCATAGAAACAATAAATAATAAAATAAAAAATGAAAAAACAATCAATTAGTATAGAAGTTCTTAACGAACTATTATCAAGCTCAACAAGAAGAAAATATTTAGTAACTAAAGGAGATGGTCATAAAGGAGTTCCTGAAGATTATGATGGATATCAAGGAGAATATAATGAAACTTTTGAATATTATAAACATCCACAACTTCCTGAAAGTTTATTTCTACAAATAACTTACAGAACTGATAGTTATGGAGATAATAACTCCATTCACGAAATGAAATTCGTTGAAGGAAAAGAAAAAACAATCACAATTTACGAACCAATTAACTAATAATTACACATGGAAAAATTAGATTTTAACCAAATTATTGAAATTTTAAAACAAAATTTTGATCAAGTTGATGATTTTGGATATGAAGAAATTCCTTATGATACAGAAAATTTTTCTTCCAAAGCTTTAGATGCCCAAAATAAATTGGATAAATGGCTTTTAGATAATCCTAACCCAGGATATGGAAAACATTATGATAAATGGTATAAAGAATATAATTCTTTACCTACAAAATACTCAGTAGCTAGAGATGAGTGGTTTGAAAAAGTAGGAATTAAATGGGAAGAAGTAGAACAATATGGTGGAGAAGGACAAGGAAGCACTTGGTATTCAGTAAAATATTTCCCAAATCATGATGTTTATATTCGTGTTGATGGATATTATTCTTCATATAATGGAACTGATTTTGATGGGTGGGATGATTGTACTGAGGTTCGTCCTAAAGAAAAAACAATCACAGTTTACGAATCAAAATAATAATAATGAAGTGGGGGATTTAAAACATCCTCCACTTTTAAAAATAAATAAAAATGGCATATATAACACCTGAAGTTGATGATATTTATTTATCACCTGATGATTTTTTTGAGGAAATGAGTGAGAGAGAAAAAGAAGAAATGTATGATATTCTAGTTGAAAATGGTTATGGAGAATCATTTATTGATTATTATCAACACCAACCTTCAAATATAATTGAGTGGGAATTTGATGCTATTATTAAAAAAATAGCTTCAAATAGATTAAGATTAACTAGTGAAGAAGAAGAAATTTTACAAAAAATAGCATCAAGATTTTAAAAAAATGAATAGACAAATAGTACTAAATAGAATTCGTACTCCAGATGGTACAATTTTAATTTCTTATCATCGTCATGATTATAAAACCCACCTAGATAAAAATGGGTTAGAATATATGGTTGATGGAGGAACAGAATATTTGAGAAGAAATATTAATGAAGAAGCACCTTATGAAGAACTTACTTTATATTTAGATGATCCTTTTGAAATATTAAGAGAAAATGTTTGTAGAGGTGGAAGAGGGAAAGATGGTAAACAACCTTTAACATGGGTTCCTCTAAATCAAATGAGCGATGAATGGGTAAAAGCTTGTATTGATTATAACAAAACATTGGGTTTAGATAATAGTACTTCTTCTCAACTATATAGAAAAGAATTAGCTTATCGTATTGAGAATAATATAACTATTTCTGAATAACTTACTAGGATTACAAAATCCTAAGATGTATATTTAAATAAATTAAAATAAAGGTTATGAAAAAATTTAAATTATTTTATTTGAATAGTGAAAATCTTTCACTAAAACCAGTTCCATTATATCACTACTTAACACTCCCAGTAATAGGATTATTATTAGGATTAGGATTGGGAATGGTTTATGATATTAAAGAACATAAATTAAAATTAATAAGTGAAGAAGAAAAACTTATTATTATTAAAGAACACAACAAATTTAGTGAAGAAAAATTAATTTCTAAAATTAAAGAACTTAATATTAAATTCCCACATATAGTATTAGCTCAATCTAAACTCGAAACTGGTAATTTCACCAGTAAAGTATTTAAAGAAGGAAATAACCTATTTGGTATGAGAGAAGCTAAACAACGAATTACTACAGCATTAGGTACTGAAAATAATCATGCTTTTTATGAAACATGGATGGAATCAGTTTATGATTTTTCTTTTCATCAATGTAAATATCTTTCAAATATTACTAATGAAGAACAATACTTCCAGTATTTGGGACAAAATTATGCAGAAGATACAACATATGTATCCAAATTAAGAAATCTTATCAAAAAGGAAAACTTAAAAGATTTATTTAAGTAAACATTTCCCTCCACTCCATTTGAATATTTATAATAAAATATTTATAAATGGCTTTATCATTATCAAAAACCGGTATAACAACCGGAAACACAATCCAATCATGGCACGTAACACAAAGTATTGATGCTTTAACTGGAACAGTAGCATATGATATTAATGTTAGTGGTAGTATCGCTTTAACAGGTTCCCTATCATCTGGACAAAATTCAACCCCTACTGGTAATTATTCTCATGCTGAAGGTTCAGCAACAATAGCTTCAGGTTCTTTTTCTCATTCTGAAGGAACAAGTAATACAGCAAATGGGGATTATTCCCATACAGAAGGAGATGGAACCAATGCAAATGGATATGCTTCTCATGCTGAAGGAGAATCTACAACAACAATTGGAGATGCTTCCCATGCTGAAGGTCAATCAACACAAGCTCTTGGTGAATATTCTCATGCTGAAGGAAGAGAAACAATTGCTTCAGGTTCATATTCACATGCTGAGGGTAATCTTACAATTGCAATTGGTTTTGCATCTCATGCTGAAGGTCAATCAACACAAACTGAAGGTATTTCTTCTCATAGTGAAGGTTTAACTAATTATACATATGGAAATTTTTCCCATGCTGAAGGAAGTTTTAATATTGCAACGGGAGATGGCTCCCATGTAGAAGGTGAATTTTGTAACACATTTGGTGATTCATCCCACGCAGAAGGATATCATACAGATACGTTTGGAATAAGTTCCCATGCCGAAGGAGCATTTTCAACTGCATCAGCAGATTATTCCCATGCCGAAGGAGAAGGATCATTAACATATGGAAGAAGTTCCCATGCCGAAGGATATTACACAACTACATATGGGACATGTTCACATGCTGAAGGTAACACAACAATTGCCTCAGGTTCATATTCACATGCTGAGGGATTTGAGTCTATAAGTAAAGGTAGTTATTCACATACAGAAGGAAATACAACCCAAACAGTTGGATCATTTTCCCATGCTGAGGGTAGTGGTACCATTGCTATTGGGGATGAATCCCATGCTGAAGGGATTGGTACTGTTTCTTTAGGAGGTGGTTCCCATTCAGAAGGTGGATACACTATAGCCTCAGGTAGTGAATCTCATGCTGAAGGTTCTAACACTGTTGCTTTAGGTTTTTATTCACATGCCGAGGGAACTTATACTCAAGCAAAAGGGGAAGGATCCCATGCCGAGGGAGATAATACTATAGCATTGGGAGATAATTCACATGCTGAAGGAGGGCTCACTCAAGCATTGGGTATTGGATCACATGCTGAAGGTCACACAACAATTGCTTCAGGTATTACTTCACATGCTGAAGGTTATTTTACAGAAGCAGAAGGTAATAATTCTCATACAGAGGGACGACAAACCAAAACAATAGGTCAATTCTCTCATGCTGAAGGATATAATACTACATCAAGTGGAGAATCTTCCCATGCTGAAGGAGAAGGAACCCTTTCTTTAGGTTATGCTTCACATGCTGAAGGTTATCATACTCTAGCCTCTGGAGCCCATTCTCATGCTGGAGGATTTTATACCATTGCTTCAGGTTCTTACTCTCATGCTGGGGGACAATCTAGCATATCAATTGGAGATTATTCATGTGCTTTAGGATCGGAAACAATTGCTATTGGGATAGCTTCTCTTGCTATAGGTAGACAAACAATAACCAATGGTAATTATTCATATGCTGGGGGGAATTTAAGTAAAACAGTAGGTTCTTATTCCCATGCCGAGGGCCAACAAGTTATTTCCTCAGGATCATATCAATATACTATAGGTAAATTTAATACTCATGGAGATAACACTTCATTATTTATTGTTGGAAATGGTACAGCAGATGGGGCTAGAAAAGATGCATTCAAAGTTAGAATGTCAGGTTCTATTGTTTTACCAACAACGGCAAGTGCCGCTCCATCTTGGACAGGAACAGATGGAGAAATAGTACCAGCAACAGTAGGAGGTACATTTTATTTATATATGTGGATGAGTGGTGCTTGGAGAAGTGGTTCATTTGTTTAAAAATTATATATCATGGTGGATGAAGAAAAAGCATTCCTGAAGATAGTCAAAGCAAAATGTAAAGAACATAATGTAGAACTCATCTTACAGAGAACTAAAAAAGTTAAATTATCTGATGAAATTAAGGTTGGAGGTTATTTTGAAGAAATTAATAAAAAACAAGGTAGACTTGTTTGTGCTTTAAAAAACCCACAATACTTAAGTATTTTAGTTCATGAATTTTCTCATATGGAACAATGGGTGGAACAAATAGATATTTGGAAAAAACTTTCAAAATGTAATGGTATTGATGATTGGTTGGAAGGAAAAAATGTAAAAAACATTTTTAAACAATTGGATTATATGAAATTATTAGAATTGGATTGTGAGAAAAGAGCAGTTCAAAACATTAAAAAATATAATTTACCCATAGATATTCCATCATACATTCAAAAAGCTAACAGCTATGTATTTTTCTACAATTATATAAAAGAAACTCGTAAATGGAGTAAACCAGGTAATGCCCCATTTTCACCAAAAAACGAATCGTTGTGGGGGTTATGTCCATCAACATTCAAACCAGATTCATATTACGAAACCATACCTAAAAAAATTCACAATAAATTTATAGAATTAGATATATGATAAACCAAACATTAGCTGATATTCGTTTTTTAGAAAAACAATTAGATGAATTAACAATGGATGTTAAACATAAGGCTACTCTATATTCGAAAAATTCTGAAGAAGTAATAGAAGCTTCCAAAATACTCAAAACAAACCTAATTCACCCACATTCAGACCTAAAAGAATGTTATTGGTTTATTTATAAAAGCCCCCTAAATCCAAAAATTTCCATTAGAGTTAAAGGTCCTATAATTTAAATTTGCTTTCATATAAAAATTTTCATATACTAATAGTGTTAAAATAAGTTATAAATAAAAAAATGAAAATTAAAATGAAAAGTAAACAATTAAAGCGAAGAATGAATAGCACTGCTATTTTATCTTTTTACAACAGTCGTGATTTAAAAGGAGATAACACTCGTTTATCAAAAGCTACTGGTTATTCTGAATCTCATATTTCTAATATGAAATCTGGAAAAAGAAGTATCAATGATAGAGTTGCGAATGCTATGTATTCAATTTCTCGTAGACGTGTTAAACAAAGCGTTGAAGCTTAATACAAACACTTCTTATTGATTTCCCAAGGTGGTCCAAAAGACCACCTTTTACATTTTACTTGGATTACAGAAAAAATTTTCTTATATTTAAATAATGGAAAAATTAGAAATCTTTGTTAATCGTATGAAAAAATTAGGGATTGATGTGGAATTAATCCACAATTATCCTTGGATTTACATTTATAAAATAAATGGAAAAAGAGTAACTGAAAGATTCGAAGCAGAATGGGGATTCACAATTGCATTTTTACCAGTAAGGAGAGATTTACCATTCCATTTTACTAACATAAATGAGATATTTAAGTTAATTAGAAAATATATTAAAAAATGAAAATAGAAAAATATTGTATAAATCAACACAAAAATACCAATCATTATTATGATGAGTATTTACCTTATGAATTTCATCTTAGAATGGTTGTGAATGCAGCAGAAAAATATTCATTTCTTTTAGATGATAAAAAAGATTATACTACTGGTAAAAAACAAGAAGAAATTGGCCATTTTGATAGATCTGAGATTATTACATTGCGTGAAGCTTGTATGAGAGCTGCTTGGGGTCATGATTTAATTGAAGATACAAGAACTTCATTTAATGATGTTAAAGAACAATTAGGTGAGGCAGCAGCAGAAATTGTTTTTGCTGTAACTAATGAAAAAGGTAAAACAAGAAAAGATAGAGCAAACAAAAGATATTATGATGGAATCAGAGCTACTCAAGGAGCAGTATTTGTAAAATTATGTGATAGAATAGCTAATGTACAATATTCTAAAATGACTCAATCAAAAATGTTTAAAAAATATAGAGATGAAAATCCAAATTTTATTGAGAGTTTAGGTTTTAAACCTAATCATTCATATAAATTAATGTTTAATGAATTAATAGCACTATTTAATGGATAAAAGAAGTACTCACCCAGTTGATATTAAGAATTGGATTGAAAAGGTAATGGATTCTTGTGAAACAGTTCAACAATTAATTAAAGCTGATCGTTTAAGAGATAATTTTTATAAATTATTAGAAAGAAATATTGTTAAAAGAAAATATTATATATTTGGGGGGGTTAAAAATGAAGAACAATGGTCTAAAGAATATGATAATATGCTTGATTTGATTAGAGACTTAGATACTCATTTTTTAATTAAATTAAATCAACTAGATAAATTTAACAAATAAATATGGAAATACTAATTATTGTTTTAATCGTTTTATTATTATTTTCTAATTCTGAGTTATCTTCTTTTACGAATGAAAATAAAGAATTAACTAAGAAATATGATGAATTACATGAAGAAAATCTTAGATTAAAAAGAGAAATTCGCGAAGAAAAAAATAAAAATATTTTATTACAATCCCTAATAAATAAAAAATGAAACCAGTATTTTGTCCTAAATGTCATAAACGAGTTAACCCACCTACATTCTTAAAAAATATAAAAATAGCAGATGGTGGAGGAATTAAATTAAAATGTGCTGATCCAAAATGTAAAGGTATTGTTAAATATAAATTCCCAAGTAAAGAAGATGAAAATATTTAATATTTTTAAGAAAAAAATTATTATACCACTTGTTCGAAAAGGTGTAGAAACTGGACAATGGATTGAATGTTATAAAAATGATGACATTTATAAAAAATTAGTTATATTATATGGTGAACCACTTCCAAAACAAATAGAAGTAGAACCATTAATCCCAGAAGAAGATCTTAAATAAAAAATTAGGATTTCAAAATTTTCAATCATATATTTAAAAATATAAAAAATAAAGGTTATGTTTACATTTATCGCACAAGATTTTCAAGGAAATTCTTACATTTCAAGACAACGTTTTGAAACTAAAGAACAAGTAGAAGAAAAAGCTTTTGATTTATTAGATTATCACTTTATAGCTTCCATAGAAATTGTAAATTGTAAGGATATGATTTGTTTTAATTCATTAAATCCACAATTAAATTAAAATTAGCGCCCTTAGCTCAGTGGTAGAAGCAATTCCCTCATAAGGAATAGGTCGTAGGTTCAATCCCTACAGGGCGCACTAAAAATAAATAAATGAAACAACGTGATATTTATCAAGAACTTAGAACTATTGGATTAACACATGATCAATGTAGTGAGGTTATGGATTTAATTAATACACTACCAATCCAAATTTTAGAAGGAATAACTGACACAAAAGTAAGTATATTAGATGGTATAATCAAAGTAGAACCTATGAATATAAATGTAAAATTTTAAACAAATGAAACTAAAATTAATTATATTAACATTTTTAGCATTTTTAGCATTAAATGTAAATGCACAACAAAAATCTAAAAAAACACATTCATCTGATAAAGCAGGTATAGGTTTAGTAACCGTTGGAGCTATTTCAATGAGTATTGGATTCCTAATCCCAGATGGTTCAGAATGGACATTTTCAAAAGGATATAATTCACAAGTTATAACAAAACCATTTTATAGAAATCCATCCCGTGTAGCTTGTATTGGGGTAGGTTTAACCTTGAGTATTGGAGGATTAATTTATAATAAAAACCATAGATAAAAATGGAAGAAGAATTAAGAAATGCTTTGTTAGAAGCATCAATATGGGAAGGACAATTAACTGAATACGAAAGAACACAAATAAGTTTTTTAGAAGCAAGAAAATGTGTAGTTGATAGAATATTTGAAAAATATAAAAATAAAATAATCAAAACAAAATGATATCAGAAGATAAATTAGGATTAGCTGAAGTTGCAATTGAAAAACTAGCTGAAGCTTTGAGTATGTCTGAAAGTGATGTGGTTAGAATATTAAGAGAAGGAATGGAAAATATTAGTCCAATATATGGACAATTAGGTAAAACACATCAATATTTTATTGATGAGATGGAAGCAACATTTTGTTAAAATTATTACGTATAACGGTTGGGTATTGTTGTCTGTTGGCGACTTAAACCACAAATGTTAATTTGAAAAACAAAATTATATATGAGTACAAAAGTTAAATCGAAGCACAAAACCGCCAATAGCAACAATACCTTGTTATCGGCTGCCTTTCTTCAAAGTAAGGGCTTCAAATTGGTAGAGGAAAGTCCGTTTGAAAATTTCAATATGCCTTATTATGTGAAGGAAGGTGTAATACTTTTATTTAACACGCCAATAACCGAATGGAATGAAAGTGATTTCCTTGTAGGTAGTGCTGAAATGAGATGCGGGAAGTATTATGCTGTTGCTTTTCGTTGGATAAAAGAGCAAAAAGATATTATTGAAATTTACAAAGCGGTAAAAGGTAAGGATTTAGATGGTGTCGGTTAAGGTTGCCGATAACGGTTGGCAATATGAAACGGTTGCCTTATAGTTCGTTTCAATTTTATTAATAAGCCTGATGGCAACTGTTTTATATTGCTTGTTAGGCACAGTACGGTATTAATTAGTAATTTTTAAAATAATAAAAGTATGAGAAATAGTAAAGAACAAATGCTGTATTCAGCGAAAAAAATGAGAGAAATATTAGCATCTATTGAAGGTATATTAGATGGATATGAAGGAATTGAAGGCAATAAATCATACGTTAGTTACTGTCTTAAAAAAGCAAAATTAGCTAATGAAGATGACTCGAAATTGAAACAGTTGTATGATGATACATTTAACGTAGATATAAATCTACGAAAAGGAATTAATATTGCAACGCTGTTACATATTATTGAAAATTACTTCAAATTACTCGATGATATTGATACAGCAAGTGATATGTTTAAACCAACTTGGTGTAAGATTACAAGTGTTGTAAGTAAGTTAGATAGTTTGCGATGGTTGTATTGCACTGTTGATAGTGATAGAAACGAAGAAGGTAATATGATTGTAAATGGGGATTGTTTCAAAAGAGAAGAACGTATCATTTTATCACTTTCGTAGTATTGTGCCTAACGTTTCTCGGCTTTGCTTTGTTGCGGAAAAGTAAGCCAAAACTTTGAGTTAAAAACAAAATTAACAAATATAAACCGAACATCAAGTTAAGCCTAAAACCGCAATAGAGCAAAACCG